AATTATCGGATACATACATATCACGAATCTTAAATTCTGCTGAACCAATATCATAAGCATCATTTGTATCAGGAATAATATGTCCTTTTAAAGTAGTAGCACCTTGAGTCACACTTCCAGTTACTTCTAAATCAGATTGTATTTTTACTTTATTACCAGAAGCACTTGAAAATAATCTTAAATCTTGTTGAGCTGTTGAAGCACCATAACAATCAATATTCCAAGTATTAGAATCATCACTCATTTTTAAATTAATTTCACCGCCTTCAGTTGAACTATTTACTCTTTCTAAAGTTACTGTACCATCAAAACTAGTAGCTCCATTGACATTTAAACTACTTAAAGTACCAACACTGGTTAAAGAAGAATTAACTACACTACTTCCTAAAGTAGTAGAAGATAAAACTTGTGTTCCATTAATATTATAATCTGTTGTTGCATCAATATCACCGACAACTTCAAATTTTTTTGAAGGATTAGTCACACCAATACCAACATTGCCATCATTTGCAATATAAATTGAATCTTCTAAAGTTAAAAATGAAGACATTTTTTTTTTATATATTTATATAATATTTAATATATATATAATTTTAATATATAATGTATAAAATAAATTTCGATAAAATCATTGGTTTTGGTCATCAAGGAAGTATATATGAGACTAATAAACAATTTGTAACTAAACATCCAGTTTCTGAAAAAGAAATTAAAGCTAGTAAAGAAATGAGTAATATAATTGGGCCTGAAATAATAAAAGTAATAAAAACAAAAACATTTAATGAAACTAAAAAAATATCATTAAATGATAAAGAAATCAAATTAAAAGGTAATTTTATGATAATGGAAAAATTAAATGGTTTAGATTTAAATGATTATATACAAGAAGAAGATGTTTTTATTGAAGATGATGATTTTTGGATACAAGAATTAGTAATAAAAATTAAAAAAATGCATAAATTAGGTTATCATCATAATGATTTAACAACTTCTAATGTATTTATTATATTTAATGAAGTTAATAAAGTTATTGGAGTAAGAATTATAGATTTTGGTAAAGTAAAAAAAATTTCTAAGAAAGGAATGAAAGATGATTATGAAACATTATTGGAATCATTAAACACATTCGGATTTCATATAAGTGATAAAATACAACCATTAGTATATTTATTAGAAGAAGAATTAGAATCAATTTAGAAATTTAGAATAATCAATATTCGGATTAAATTTATCTAAATTTATTTTTTTATTTTTATTATTTTTAAAAAATAAATTATTTTTATTTTTTGTATCTTCTGGAATAAAAATAATATTTTCTTTAGTTTTATTAGGTATTAATCTATCAAATTGAGAATTTTTTTGTTTTTTTTCCTTATTAATTAAAAAAGAATTAATTCTATCAGTATTTTGCATATCTTTATTAATAGTTTGATATTCAGCAAATCTCATATTATTTATTTTATCATCTTTTTTTTCAATTTGAAGAATATTTTCTGAAAATTGATTTCTATCTAAATAATGAGGATTATTTTTTTCATTATATATCATTTTATTATCATTATCTAATAATGAACCTCTAGTATTTATATTAAAGAATTGTCGATCTAAATTAATATTTTTTAACTTAGCTGATATTTTTTTTTTCTCCATTGAATATATATTATATATATTATATTTTTAAAATGACTTTATTTAACTATATATATGTACTCTTCTTTCTTGCTCGTTGTTATGATAATTATACATATGCTTATTATTTTTATAGATTTTGTAAATGGATGGTAAAAAAAAGAGATATTAAAAAAACAAATATCGTTGATGATTATATTGTAATTAATATTCAAAGTGATGATATTTCAAAATATGATACTACAACTGCTGGTGAAACTGCTGGCGAAACTGAAAAAGAAAATGAAATAAATAATTAAATGTATTAAATATTTACTTTTAAATATATATATTACAAAATGGTAAAAGAAGCTACAACAAGACAATTAGTTATTTCAATTGTAAAGAAAAAAATTTATGGAAAATATGTAAAATATACAAATGGAAAATCTGGTAAAGGAGATGATGAATTAATGAGAGATTTTATTAATGAATTAACAGAATTTCAAATTTTAATTCAAGAAACAGATGATGAAAATTTATTTTATAGAAAATTAGTAAGTTTTAGTGGAAAAAATTTTGATGATTATATGGGTCTATTAGTAAAATATAATAAATTATTTTAATTATTTTCCTATAAAATAACGAAAACCATATTTTTCCCAATTATTTAAAGTTTTTATTATATTATTCATAATAAAAGAAAAATTCATTGGCATAGGGACAGTTTGATCATTTTCATAATAAATAGAATAAAGATTTTTATTATCTTCATCTTCAATAAGTTGTTTAATTTCTTTTTGAAAATGTTCTTTTTTGATTATTTGTCTATATAATTTAATCATTTTCATTTGATTAGATTTAGAATCTTTTTTATCTATTGAAATACCTCTATATTTTAATAAAGTATAAGATTGACACAATGTATCATTTTCATTAATTTCCATATTTTGATATCCTTTCTCTACACTACACCATTTTATATATTTTCCTTTTTTATTTTTTTTTCGTAAAACATGATGAAAACTTCCATCAAAATCACTTCCAGCATTTTCTGCGATCATTTCCCAATTATTTTTTTTATATAATTCAGTAATAATTTCTCTTACTGTTAAATCACCAAATATTTGATTAATATAAGTAAAATGATCAAATCCAAAATCTTTTAACATTTCCTTATTAATATTTTTATTCATTTTATTATAAATTTAACAAATAAATTTTATTTTTTATAAACAAATCATTCTACTTTCATCACATTCCAAGCATTCTCTAAAAAAATGAGTACATTCAAAATCTTCACATTCACACATATAGTCACAACATAAAATATTTCTATGAATAATATTTAGACAATCCTTACATTCTAAATATTCAATTATTATATTATTTAATACAGGTATGAAAAAAAAATCTAAAGTATTAAATATATCATTTTTTAAATCACAATTATTTTCTATAATACCACAATAATTACATACACATCCAGTTTCCATATTATATTTTTATATAGTATTTAAATTTTAATTAACAATTAAAATTGAAATTATGAATAATTCAAAACAATGATTAAAAAATTACATATTGATGATTTAGATCATGAATATATTACTTTTGATATAGATACTCATTATATTAATGGATTAAGAAGAATATTATATTCTAAATCTCTTGGCAGTTGTTTTAATCAAAAAGATATCGCTATTGTAGAAAATAATACATTAATGAATAATGAAATTTTAAGACACCGAATATCTTTAATACCTATTAAATCAATATATAATTTGACATGTGAATTAATTATAAAAAATACAACAGAAGAAATTATTGATGTATTTTCTGATGATATAAAAATATTAAAAGGGGATGGTGAAATTAAAAAAAATATTTTAATTATTCAATTAAAACCTAAAGAAAAAATTAATATGAAAATGAATTCTTCTAAATTTTCAGGTAATAAATTAACAAATTATAGACCTTTTTCTATTTGTCATTTTAAAATTATAAAAATAATTTATTTAAAAAAAAAAATTAAAAATTGTAAGTTAAATTTAAATATTTATAAAAATGATTTAGATAAATTTGAAACAATAAAAGATTATGAGATTTATGGTTTTACTAATAATTTAAGAGATAATAATGATCCTTTAATTAAAATTTTAAATAAAGATGATTATATTATAAAAGAAGCTTATTATAATAATAAACCAGTTTATAGTTTTAATATTGAATTTTTTTTTAATGAAGAAAATTTTATAAAAAAGGGTTTATCATTATTAATATATGAAATTGAAGATTTTTTAAATAAAAAAATAGAATTAATTCCTAATAAAAATGATAAAAAAACAATTTTAAAAATTGATAAAGGAGATTATGGTATTTTAAATATATTATCTCAAGAAATTAGAAAAAATGAAATTATTAAATATTGTGCTTATAATAAAGAACATCCTTTAGATGATTTTATCTTTTTAGAATATATTACTTTTAATACTAATAAGGATTATTATAATATTATTCATAATAATGTGAATAATATTGTAAATTATATTAAAAAAATTCAAGTTATTTAAATTTAGAATATTCTAAAACTATTTCTTTATAATGTTCTTCAATATAATCAATAATTTTATTTTCGATTGCCCATTTAAAAAAATTCATTTGTCCCACCGTCGTTATAATGATATTTTTATTATGTTCTAATTCAAATTTATTATTTCTTTTATAAGGATCAAAAAATTTCTTATTAAATGATTTTAATTGATTTTTATATTCATCATTTATATAAAAAAAATCATTATTTGATCTTTTAATTATTATTTGATGTTTTTTTGAATAATTTGTTATAAAATATTCAATTATTATTATTTTTATTTTATTTTCTGTTATTATTTTCATAAATTTATCAATATAAGAAGATTTAGACTCAATTAATGATTGATATAACATTATTAATTGATTATTATTATTTTTCTTCTTTTTTTCTATAACAAATAATTTTTTGACTCTAGGCATCGTTATATAATATATTTTTTTTATATTATTAACTTTAATTTATTTATATAATAATATTTAAATCCTTATAAATATTATTTTATTATTTAATATACATATGGATCATTTTAATAATCAAATAGATGAAGAAATTGATATTTTTATTAAAATAAATACAGATTTAAAAAAAAAAGAAAAAATATTATTTGAAAATATTGAAAATATTATAAAATTACATAAAAAAAATAATAGTTTTTTTTTAGAAAAAAATAATTTTTTTATAAATAATATTAATATTTCTGATGAATTTAAAATATTTTTAAATATTACAAATAATAATAAATATAATTTAAATGAAATTTATAATATGTTTTTTGATTTCTTAAAAAATAATAAAATTTTAATAAAAAAAAATCGAATTTTTTTTGACGAAAGAATTGAAAAATTATTTAATTTAAATAAAAAAGATATTTTAACTTTTAATAATTTAAATTATCACTTACAAAAACATTTTTTATAAATTATTGACATTTATTTCTCTTTGTTACATCTCGGAAATTTCTCATTATATTATAAAAGAAATATATTAATGTTCCTCCGAAAAGTTTATTTATAAATGGTATCATTTGAATAATTTTTAATGCTATTCCTACAAATGGTACAAACATTAAAAATGTATAATAACCAAAATAAAATAACATTGGGATAATTGATGTATATAAACCATCCCAAAATAATTGTTGAAATGAATAACCTAATCCTAAAGCATCTATTTTTGCTTGAGCAGCATCTCTATCTCCTTTACCCTTTTTCATATCTCCTGTTATTTTTTCTAATTCTGCTTTTTTCTTATCTTTTTCTGCTCCACATTTTGTACTTTGTTCCCAATAATATATAAAAACTATGAATAAAATTGTTTGAAGATATTCCATTATTCCTGGTGAACTTAAAAATACTGATAATGCTCCTGCTCCTCCCTTTTGCATATTTTTTAATCTATCTTTTGTTGCTTGTGGTAAATAACTATATTGTTCTTCATTTATTGTTATTTTTGCTCCTGAATCTATTTGATTATTTATTTTTTGATCAAATGCTGCTAAATTTTTAGCAAATGCTGCTTTATTTTTTCTTTCTCTTGCTTTTGCCATCATATATTGAAATGGAAATGGTATAAGTTTTACTAAATATGGTGCAACAATTAAAAATAATGAAAAATTAGTAAATTTAACCATTTTATCTAAATTTGTAAAAATCATCCATAAATCTTTTATGAATTGCCATAATCCCCATAAAATATCAATTGGGTTAAATGCCATTATATAAAATAAATATATTTTTTTTGTTTTAAATATATATATATATATAAAATGGGTAATATCAATTTTGCAGAACTTCCTATGATAATAATTAAATGGAAAATTAATAAATTTTGGCAAACTTTAAATGATTTATGGTTAATTTTTTGGAATTTTGATAAAATGTTTAAGTTTTCACCAATATCTTTATTTTTAATACCTGCTTCGTATACAGTGAAACTTCTTCCTTTACCAATAACATATTTATTATGGACTATGAAAAAAGCAAGAGAAAAAGTACAATTTAATAAAAATAAAAATAATTTTATTAAAAAAATTAATAAAAAAATTGAACTTGGACAAAAAGTTGATATAACTGAAGAACAATATGATTATTTACCACAAGAAACCCAAGATAAATTAAAAAATATGCAAAAAAAAGGAGGAAACTTCTTACTTGATATGTTTAGCACTAAACCAGATATTTTTGAACTTGTATTAACAGCAGGATTAATTATGCTTATATTTTATTTTGAACAAGTTCCAAAATGTTCTAAACATATGGAAGATAAAATAAAAAATTTAAAAAAAGATGTTGCTGAATTAGAAAAAGAAGTTGAAAAAATGGAAGCAAAATCTGGAGATGATAAGAAAAAAGATGATAAGAAAAAAGATGATGAGAAAAAAGATGATAAGAAAAAAGATGATAAGAAAAAAGATAAACCCGAAGAACAAGCTATGACATTAGAAGATGAAGATAAAAAAGATAAGAAAAAGGATGATAATAAAAAGGATGATAAGAAAAAGGATGATAAGAAAAAGGATGATAAGAAAAAGGATGATAAGAAAAAGGATGATAAGAAAAAGGATGATAAGAAAAAAAAGAAAAAAGAAAATTTTAGTGTAAAAGATCTAGATAAAAAACGAGAAATTCTAAACAATAGATCAAAAGAATTAGAAAAATTAGAATCTAATTGGGTTAGTTTTGATTTAACTAAAATATTATGGGATGGTTTTATGCATGTTATTACTCCACTGGGATTTTATATTTTTCTTTGGTATGTAATGCCAATGATAGTTGATCCATTTGGAATTGGACCAATGTTCAAAATATTAACAAGAATACCTGTAATTCCAAATCTTCTTTTTGGTGGAATAATGTGTTTATTATATAATATGATGAGAAATTTAAGAGATATTACAAAAAGAAATTCATGTTTTGATAAAGAGGCAAAAACATTATTATAAATATATTTTTTATTTATATATATTCATGGATAATATTGTAAAATTTACAATCGCTTTATTTATTTTTTCTATTTTCTTATTATTTTTTAAAATAACTAAAAAAGTAAGTTTAAATTATCAAACTGTTAATAAAACTAATAAAACTAATATTAATAATACTCAAAAAAAAGATATTAATAATATTGATGCATCTAAAATAAAATGGAAAATTAATAATTAATCATATAAATCTCCTCTCCAATTCCATTCTCTTCGGAATTGTTCTGCTTCTCTTTTACATTCTTTTACTAAAAAAAAAATTAATGATAAATATAAAATTATCAAAAGGGAAATAATAATAAAAGTCATTTTTATTATTATTTTTTATTAATAAATTTTAATTATTTTTGCCAACTAAACTTTAAATCTTTATGTTCATATATAAAATCTTGATATAAACGATATTTTAATACATAATTATTATTTTTTAAATGTTCTACTATTTTTTTTGATTTTTCTGTTCCTGGGTAATTATCTTCAATACAAATAATATTAATATGAACCTTTTTAAAATCTATTCCTTTTAATACTTCATATTCACTTCCTTCTGTATCAATTGTTATAAAATCTATAACTTTAATATTATTCATATCAAATATTGTTTCTAATCTATATAATTTTGTTTTTATAATTTTATTTATTACTTTATGTTGAGCACATTCTCTATTAATTCTATGAATATGTGGTTGATCATAATCTTTTACTAAACCTGATAATCCTTCTCTTCCACACATATTAAAATCTAATTCTGTTTCTGATGAATATGCTCCTCCAAATATTTTGATACAATTTCTATTTTTTTTTACCTTTTCAAATAAATCTGGTCGTGGTTCGATACAAATTCCAGTCCAATTTAAATGTTTCTCAAAAAAATATGTATTGGACATTGTTATACCATCATATGCTCCAACTTCACAAAAAACTCCATTTTTTTGATTTTTAAAATATTTTTCATTTAATAATTTATCTTGCCCTAATTGCGAATAATATTTGACTTCCATTTATATTTTTATATTATTTATATTTTAGTAAATTTTATAATTTAATATATAATGATTCATTATTAACTATATCTCTTAATATTTTACTATGAATCTCATTTAATTTATTATATAATTCATATTTTTCTAAAATTGTACATAAAACTTCTAATGTACATATCAAATTATCTAATTTCAATATATCTTTGATAAAATTACCACTATAATTATCAAAATATAATTCATGATATTTATATCCTTTACACCATTTATAACAATATTCAATCATATCTAAATTAAGATCCCATTTTGTATTTATGAAAATTTGTAATGTTTCTTCATCTTTTGATAATTTATCATTTAATTCTTCAATTTTTTTAATTTTATTTTTTAATTTATCTTCAATATCTAATACTGATACATCTCTAACTTTCATATCTTCATTTAAACATGATGTATTTGAAAATAATGATAATACTCCACAAATTTCTCCATCATCTAAATCATCAAAATAATTATTTACTAGTAATTCTGTTAATAAAATTTCATTACATTCATTGATTTGACTAGCAATTATCCCTTTTACTTTCACATTCTCATTTGTAATTTCTTTCATTGATACATCTTCAATATAATTATTTTTTTTTAAATATTCCATTACTTTATTCAATGATTGATAAATTACATTATTATAATCAATATTCTCTATTGATTCCTTTAAATATTTTAATTCTGATTTAACTTCATATTGTTCTAAATAATTTTTATATTCTGTTTGATATTCTTCCTTCTCTCTTTTTTTAATATATTTTTTTTCTTTTTTTGTTAATTGATTTTTATTTTGTAAATTATAATAATCATCATAATCTTTTATTGGTCTTTTTAATTTTGGTAAATTTTCTAAATATTCTATTCCTTCTTTATATCGTCTTTTTATTCTTTCACTATCATTATTATTTTGTTTAAACATTAAAGTATTTTGTAAAAAATTATTAAAATCATATTCATTATTTAATAAGATTTTTAAAATGAATTTATAACTCAAATCAAATTTTGATATAATATTATTACTATTTCCACACATTGTTGATCTTAATGATGTTGTTTCTGGTAAATTAAATAAATTTGCCATTAAAATTACTGTACCAATTTTATCAATCCCTCTTCTTCCTGCTCTTCCCGACATTTGTAAATATTCACTTGTATTCAAATATCGAAATTCACTATTTGTATATTTTTGTAAACTTGTGAATATTACTGTCTTTGTTGGCATATTTACTCCAATCGCAAAAGTTTCAGTAGCAAATAAAACTTTGATTAATCCTTTTGAATATAAAATCTCAATAATTTCTTTATATACTGGTCGTAATCCTGAATGATGAATTGCTATTCCTTTAAATAATAATTTTTCTAACTCTTGAAATTCTTCTGATTCTAAATACATTTTTGGATAATCTAATCTATGAATATTCCAATTAATGATTTTTTTAATTTGTGTAACTTGTTCTGGTGTTATCAATGATTTTTCAATACATTTTGCTAATGTTAAACATTTTTTTCTTGAAAATACAAAAAATAAACATGGTAATAATTTTTTCTTTTCTAATACATGTACTAATTTTTGAATCACTATGATATTATTATTATATGAATTATGATATTGATAATCTTGTTTTTTTAATGTTTTTATCTTTTGATAATTTAATTCATTGAAATTTCTATTATTATCCAAAATATGAACCAATTTATTAGAATTCTTACTATGTAATTTACAAAATTCTTGATCTTTTACTCTTTTTGGATATCTTGATGTATAATAAATATAATGATTTAATGGAATAATTCGTTCTTTTTTTGGAATTAAATGACATGGAATATCTTTTACATTTTGTAACCATAAAGCAAATTCTGATGCATTATTAATTGTTGCCGATAATAACACTAAATTAATATGTTTTGGTAATAATACTAAACATTCTTCCCATACCTTTCCGCGATCTTTATCATTAATATAATGAACTTCATCAAAAATAACACATCCTACATCTTTTGTTAAGTCAATATTTAAATCTAATTTATAATCGATTTTTGAATCATCATATTGTTTTTTATATAGTAAATTTCTTAAAATTTCAGTTGTCATAATAAGAACATCTGCTTCAGGGCAAAATTTTACATCTCCTGTTAATATACCAAATGAGATATCTTTAAACTTCTTTTTAAATTCATAAAATTTTTGATTTGATAATGATTTAATTGGAGATGTATAAATTGTTTTTTTACCTTTTTTAAAGGAATGAATCATTCCATACTCCGCCGGAAGTGTTTTTCCTGAACCAGTTGCTGCTGTTATTAATACATTCTCATTTTTAACTATTTTTTCAATTGCGTGTTTTTGAAAATGATCCAATTCAAAAGGATACATTTTAAATTCATTTAATAAAAATTCGTCGTTTGTTTTAAATTCTTGGTCTAAAAGACTCAAAGTATTCATATTATTATTAGTCATATTTATTATATTATTAAAAATCTTATAATAAATAGTTTATCAATTTTATTTATTTTTAAATATCACTAAAATCAGGGGAATATTCTTGATCCCATTCTGCATCTGGTGAGTATGGAGATCCTTCAGGTGATTGTTGTCTTCTTCGTCTTTCAGCTCTTTCTTTAATTATTTTTTGTAATTTTGTTAATTTTTTTGTTTTTTTACCTTTTTTACCTTTTTTTTCTTTTTTTGGATTTTTATAACAACAATCATTTCCGGTAGTTGTATCCCTTTTATGAATATGGTCTGGACTAATATCATTGGGACAATTATTATTTTTTGGTTTTCTTTTTTTGGGACAAAGTCCTTTTCTTGTAGCTCTGACTCTATTTTTTTTATTTGCTGGTCTTTTTCTATGATATTTTTTATCTTTTTTACAAGCTTTAATATTTTTTTCAAAATAAGATTCTGGATTCATTAAAACTTTGCATAAATCTGCTTTTCTTAAATATGATTTATTACCATAATTATATTTACCATTAGCATTTTGATAAGTACCAAAGGGAGAAAGTGCTTTATATGCTGCTGTTTCTTTGAGAGACGGTTTCCCAGATTTATTTTTTTTAACTAATGTATATTTAGACATACATTCTTCAAGAGTTTTTTCTGGTAATTTAGGATAATTTCTTTTATTTGTTTTTTTTGCTTTTTTATTATTTTTATTAATATCGCACATATCTATATTATATATATATATTTAAGAAATTTTTTTTATACAAAGTTTTATACAATTGCCGAATAAACAAATTATAACAAATGAAAAACTTAATAAAAAAAGTAAAAAAAAATAATTACAAAATAAATTAAGAGCAATAACTGAATTTGGCGTTTTCATTATTTTCTATTATAATTTTATAATAAATTTTAATAGAAGGAACTAAATTTCTTCGATAACTTCTTTTTCTTTTTCTTTTTCTTTATTTTTATTTTTCATTGTAAGTTCATAATGATCAATAAAATTATTTGGATAATGTTTTTTCAAATCATTAATATTTATATTATGTCTAATTGAAATATCTTTTAAAATATCAATAAACATTTTATCAACTGCTTTCTCAAAATTTTTAAAATTTTTTTTTAAATTGTTTTTAGTCATGTTTTTATTTATTTTTTATTTAAATTTTATTTAAAAATAATTAACCAAATATATTATATACAATAGAATTGTATGAATAAAATTTGTCCAATATGTTTAGGTAATGTATCTAAAAAAGGCAAAGTAATATTACATTGTAACCATTGTTTACATTTAAAATGTTATATGGAATGTTTAAAATATAATGTAATAGAATGTCCATTATGTAAAAAATCAATAAATGAAAATAAAAGATATTTTAAATTTTTAAATAAAAAATTTAATCATGTAGTAGAAAATTTAAAAAATACTTTTTCTTTAGAAAAATTATTTAAAACTTTAGATTTAGATTTAGATGTATGATTATTTTTTATAAGATATTTTTATTTTTATTTTTAATATTTTTTTTATTAAATATAAAATTAAAATACTTGATGAAATTGCTAAAATTATTTTTATTTTTGGATTAATATGAAAACTTGGTTTATTTTGACTTAAATAATATTGTTTTACTTTATTTTCATTTAACATTTTTTTATTAGTAATTTTATTAACTTCATTATGAATTTTAATAATCCAACTAAATAAAGTATTTCTATTTTTTAAATAATTATCAATTGGAATTTTTTTAATATGATCTAAATAATTCATTGCACATGTTTCACAAGGTAATATATTTTTTATTGAATAAAAAAAGTCTTTATAATTTTGTTTTATTTCTTTATTTGGTTGATTAGGATAAGATAAAGCTACATGTTGTAGAAAAACCCATCCATGATTTCCCCATAATTCAGGATTAAAATTAATTTTATCCATTTATTTTATTAATTATATAATTAAAAAATAAAAAAAATATATAATAGTATAATATGAATTTATATAAAAAGTGGAAAGAAAGAAATAAAAAGATTGCAGAAGGTTCATTTGGAAAAGTTTATAGTCCCAATTATCCTTGTCCTAATTTTCAAAAAAGAAAAAAATATATTTCTAAAATGATGAAATCAGAAAAATGGGCTAAACATGAAATAAAACAATTAAAAATGATAAAAAAGGTTGATCCAGAACAAAAATATTTAGCATCATTAGAAACATCTTGTGCTTCTTCTTCAAGAAAATTTAATACAAATATCATAATGAAAAACTTTGGGAGAGCAATATTACAACAAGGAAAAACAGATTTTCCAGCTCAAAGTGTTGATCATACAAAAAATGTATATTTAAAACAAATGTTGAAAGCAATAATTTTATTACATAAAGCTGGTATATATCATAAAGATATGGCGGCTAGAAATATGGTATATTCTAAAGAAGAAAATAGATATAGATTAATTGATTTTGGATTATCACAACATAAAAAAGAGATAGAAAAAGCATTTAAATCAGTAAATATTAAAAAAACTGATGAAGATATGGAAGATCATTTTGGTGATACATTTAATAGAGGTGATCAAGGTACTGAAACATTTGATTATAATAATGAATATGGTTTTGATAAAATATCTGAAGCTATTGAAGAAAATGATAAAGAAGCAATCTTAAAAATGGATTTAAAAAGAATAGAAAAACGATTACATAAAGAACATAAGATGGCTGATATCAAAGTAATATTGTATACAGCAATGTTTTTACCAGAAAGAAAAGAATGGAAACAAATGGATTACCTTGAAAAATATGTAGATGAAGAAGAAGATGCTCAAAAAATATATAATGATATATTTAAAAAAGGAGGTAACGCAAAAAAAATAAGAAAACATAAAGGAATTAATCAAAAAACAGGAAGATTAAATAAAGGATATAAATATTCTGGTAAAAAACTTAAATCAGGTTTAAAACAAATTATAAAATCATAAATTTATATTAAAATTTGAAATAATAATATAAATTAATTAAAAATTAGATAATCCATTAAAATAAGGATCCATACCCATTAATTGAGTTGGTTGATCAATTCTTTCGGATAATTGATTAGGATTTTGTTGTTGATTTAAATTCATACGAGCACTTCTATTTTGTTGTAAATTTTCTAAATTACGACTTTCATCTAAACGATTAACCATAGGTAGAACAGCTCTTGGTTGTTGTTGAGGCATAACAGGTTGTTGACGAGGATTTTGTTGACCAATTTGTTGTTGAGGAGGTTTATTAGGCATTTGTGGATTAGCATTTCTCATAAAAGGTTGTCCATCAGGTAAATTCATTTGATTTCTTAATTTTTGCATCATTTGTTGTTCTTTCTTTTTTTGATTAATTAAAACTCGTTCTTTATATTTAGTATATAATAAATATAATACTAATGGTGCCATTGCTAATAACCAAGAATAACTTACTAAATCATTTTTATGTAAAATTTTTAAACAAATAATATGTATTAAATGTAAAATTAATAAAATTAAAATGAAAAATATATGTGGTTTATTAATCTTATCATCAGTTATAAAATAATATGATAAAGAATAATATAAATAAACAAAAAGAATAATACTAGAAAATCTTTGGAATATATTACTTTCAAATTCCTCAAAAATATCAAAATCGAGATTCATATTTAGAAATTATATAATTACTAAATATATTTATTTTATATATTATTTTTACCAAAATTTTAAAAATTTTTTTATTGCTTTTTTTCTTTTTTCAAGTTTTGCTTTTTTTTCAGCTTTTTTTCTCATCTTTTCTTGTTTAATTCGTTTTTTTTCTCGTGCAATAATTCGTGCAGCTTTAATTTCAGCTTTTTTTCTTGCTGCCTCTGCTTCGGCTTTTTTCTTTTCTCGAATTATTTTTTGTTTTGCTCTTAATTTTACTTTTAATTCTTCTTCTCTTGCTAATCCAGTTCTTAATACTTCAATAACTTGATTTCCCCATTTTTTATTTTTTCTACTATTCATTAAACGATCAGTTTTCATTAAATCTTCTTTACCGTAACGACCTAATATAAAACCAGCATCTACTAATAATTGAGCCATATCTTTTACTTTTACGACATTTACACTAGTAATAATATCATCAAAGGCGAGTTGTTTTATATATTGAACACCCGTTCCAATATTTGATGCTCCTAAAGCAATTGCTTTTTTCATTTGTCTTATATTTAGATTATTAATACCTATTAAAAGTTTTTGGTTAGGTGTTTTTAGAATTTTATTCACTTTACAACTAAATTTTTCACAAAATGATACAGTTTTATTACTCAATTTATGAAATTCTGGATAATGTAAACCAATTACATCTGATTCTAATGATATATCACCATGAATTTGAATTTCAATATAATTATTATCATATTCATCTATCATATTCGGAACAAGTTTCTTATTTACTTTTTCGTGTATAAAATTAAAAAGTACTTCATCTTTCCAATTTTTAAATAAAATATGATTCATATGATATGGTGTTCCTATATCACTTGCAAAAACTGTTTCGTTTGTAATTTCTTTATGTTCATCATAATCATAATAATCATCTTCATCATCCCAATCAGAATCCCATTCATCTGTATCATAATCTTCGCGTCTTCTGGCAAAAGCTTGTGGATTTTCTTTTTGCCAAGTATTTAATGAATCATTTGGTGTTAATGTAATTCTATTTATTAATTTAGGGGATAATTCTAACCAATATTCTCCATATGATTTTGCACAACCTTCAGAGGTTTTTTTAATATTTAAACAACCATATTTTGGTCTATCAATATGTTTTGTTTGTTTTGTATAGCCAAGTTGTTCTTCTTCGGCTTCAGTCCTTGCATTCATATATTGATCACCTCGTTGTTCTACTTCAGCTATTTCATAAGCAGATTTTATTCTTCCAGATTCTGTTAATTTATCCATAAGATCACCATTAAAATGTAAAGTTAATATCATATTACTTCTTATATATTTTAAAAAATCTTGAAATAATTCTTTATATGATTTTGAACTTATTGGGGGTCCATCTAATACAATATCTTCTATTTCTTCAATAAATTTATTAAATAATAAAGTATCATATTCTTCTGATTGTTCTTCAGCTTTAATTTTTATATCTTTTAAAATTTCTTTTTGTTCAGTTGTTAAACTTCTTGTTTTATATGATCCACCTTTTTTATTATATTTTTTTGTTTTTTTAATTTTTTTAGTTTTTTTAGTTTTTTTAGTTTTTTTAAATTTTTGACATTCTTTCATTAATTTATTATAAACTGGTCCATTTTTTTTAATTTTTCTTCCAGTGATTGGATTAATACTTGGATTAGCTTTAAATTTTTTATAAATTGTATAATTCATTTTATATTTATACTAAATATATTTATTTTATATATACTATAAATATATTTATTTTATATTATTTTTAGCTGCTTTATCGGAATGGTCCATATATTTCTTGTTCATGTTTTTTAATTGCTTGTTTTTTTGCTGCAATTTTTTTATCTTGTCGGTCAATCATTTCTTTTTTCTTTTGTGAATTTGATTTATTTTTTTGTGATTTTAATTTATTATCAAAATCTTTTGCTGGTAATTTTTGAAGTTGTTTTTTAAATTTTTGAATTTTTTTAATATCTGCTTTTAATTTATCTGCTTTTTTATTATATCGTTTTTGTAATTCTTTTCCAAATTCTTGATTTTCTTTAGAATAAATATTAAATTTAGCACCACCACATTGTCCTTTACAATGACATTTACCTTTGCATCCACATCCACCACCTTTTTGTTTTCTTTGGCATTTTTTAGCACATTGTTTTTCAAGATCATCACAACATTTTTTAGCTTTTTTGTAATTACCTCCTTTAATTTCTTTATAAATTGCTTTTGCTTTATTTTGGATTGCTTTATAACCATTAGCTGGTAAATATAAACTATATTTGACTAATTTTTTGGCATCACCAATAAGATCTGGGAAACCACCATGTAATTTATTTTGAATTTCTTCTTTAGCAATATCTTTACCCATATCTTTTAGAGGTTCTTTAAGTGCATTACCAATTTTTGCTCCTTGTTTTTTAATCATATTTAAAGCTAAACTAAATCTACCGGCTCCTCTCATTAATGCTCTTTTATTATTTGAAGTTCTTGCTTCAACATATACTTCATTAGCATCTACATCTTTTGGGACAGCATTTGCTGCTGATAAACTTTGATGAAAAGAAACAAATTCGATTTCTGCTAAATCTTTATGATATTGTTCCTTTACAAATAATTTATTGACTGATGTTTGTACTGGTTTTTTTTTACTGAACATTTTTCCAAACATTCCTTGTTTTTTTTGTTCTCTTTGATTAAATGGTTTTACTTTTTTTCTATTCATTCCATATACTTCTTTTTCATCTAAATCAATACGATATACTTTATCAAAATTTAAAGCAAAATAATTTGATGCTGGTTTTTCTGGCATTTTTTGATGTATTTTTACACCATCATCTTCAATACTTACAACAGCAATATAACCTGATAAAGGTGCTTGAGCTGGTTTTTTTGGTTGTGGAGGAGGTGCTACGACGCCGGCTGGTTTTTGAGGAGGCATTGATTTATTCATAGGTCTCATTATAAGATTTTTATATATTTATAAAAGATTTTATTTTTAAAATATAATAATTAAATAATATAATTGTATTTTTAAATTATAATCAGAATATAATGATTTTTGTAACTTATATAGTTTAATTAAAATTTCACAAAATTTTTTTTTTGTATAGTTTTTTTCTTTTTTTTTCTCAATTAATTGTATTGTTATTTTTTCTATTAAATTTATTAAATTAATATTATTATTATCTATAATTTTCACTAATTGATTATATTTATTGATTATATTATTATTTTCTTTTAATAATATCTTTAAAATCATATCAATTTTATTATTATTTATTATTTTAAAATTTTTAATGAAAATAAGTTCTAAATTATTTAAACATTTTCTAAAATCATTATTAGATTTTTTTATTAATAATTTTTTATTTTTTTCTGTTATTTTAATATTTTCTTTATTTAAAATTAAATTTATTTTATTATTCAAAGAATTATTTGATATTAATTGAAATCTTAATAAAATACATTTATTTATGATCTTTAAATTAATTTTATTAATATAATTACAAATGATTATGAAATTAACATTATTTTTCAAATTAAAAGATTTTTCAATTAATTGAAATAAATAATGTTGTGCATCAATAGTTATATTATCAGCTTCATCTAAAATAATTGTTTTATCTAAATTATTATTATTGCAAATAAAATCATTTATTTCATTTTTAAATATTTTTATACCTCTAAAATTAGAAGCATTTATCTCAAAAATATGATTATTATAATTTTTACCATATAATTCTTTAACATATAAGAAACTAGTAGAAGTTTTACCACAACCTGGTAAACCATAAAAAATATAATTATTATAATATTTTGTTTCTATTGTTTTTTTTAAAAAATCTATAATATTATTTTGTCCTATAATTTCATCTAAATTTTTTGGTTTATATTTCTCCAAAATATTCATACATAAAAAGATATAAAAATATTATATTTTTTTAGTTTTAATTAAATTTTTTTGTTTATTTAAATACCAGTTGCTTTTACAACAATTGTATTTGCTACAAAACCATTAGCGGTAAATAAAGCATTTCTAATAGCATCTGCATTTAATGGATTTTTTCCAGATTGTAAATATCCACTTACCATTAACATAATAAATGGTTTAGCAATATCAGCAATAATTTCTTTAATTTCTGGATCAATTTTTGCTTTATTTAATTTTTCTGCTACAAATACATTATAACATGCGAAACCAGTAATAACAAATGCAATTTGTAACATATATTTTTTATTAATTGGTTTTCTTGCTAATAATGCTTTTGTTAAAAACATAGCACAAGGTCCAATAATATCACCGGCTACTTTTTTACCAATTTTTTCATCAATTTGATTAATTTGTTTTTGTAATTTTTGTGTAGCAAAATCAGCTACAATAAAACCACAAATTGTATAGATTAAATCTACTTGTAATTTAGTATCATTAATATTTTTACCGGATAAAAATGAACTTAATAAAATAACTATAGAAATTTTTAATGCAATTTTTAATTGATTTGGGAACATGATGTCTATTTATAAATTATACAAAGAAAATAAAATTTATTATTTATATATAATAATATAAATTATGTTTACTCGATATTCATATTTTAATAAATATAATGTAACTAATACATTGGATTGGAAATATCTGACTTATTTAATTGATAAAAATGATTTTAGAAATTATAATGATATTAAAAATATTAAATTAGATAAAACTTCTATATATAGTTTAACTCCTCATCATCTTTCTTATCAAATTATTAATATTTTTAAAAAATATTTAGAAGATTTAAAACTTTTCACTATTACTGATGCTTGTGCTTGTATTGGAGGTGATTCTATTAGTTTTATAAAAAATTTTAAATATGTTAATGCGATTGAATTAGATAAGATACGATATAATTTTTTATCTCATAATCTTCAACTTTATAGAGATTATAAAAATTATTCAATATATAATAATGATTGTTTAAAAGTTATTGAAAATACAACACAAGATATTATATATTTTGATTTACCTTGGGATGGTCGTGATTATAAAAAAAAAAAATCTATGAATTTATATTTAAATAATATTGATTCTTCAAAAATTTGTAATAATGCCATTAAATTTTGTAAAATCATATGTTTTAAAATTCCTAATAATTTTAATTTAAAAGATTTTGAAAAAAATACAAATTTTAAATTTTTTAATATTCATGATTTAAAAAAATTTAAAATTTTAATAATGTTTAATAAAATTGATTAATATAATCTAATAAAACATAAAAAAAATGATTGAATATTCCTTTTCATTCTCATTCTCATTATTATTGTTATTTATATTTTCTACATTTTACTATATATACACATTAATGATTACACCGAAAAATAAAATTTTTTTCTTAGATATAGATGATACATTATTAACAGCCAATAACATATTTATTTATTTTAAAAAGAATCTTTCTAAAAATAAAATTTTAAAATTAACACCTAATGAATATAAAAAATATGCATTAAAATATCCAAAAGAACATTTTAATTTCAGTGATTTTGATAATCCAAATATTATTAATGATTCTATTATGAAAGCTAAACCAATATTACATAATTTAGAAATAGTAAAAGAACATATTAAAGATGGCTGGGATTTAGGTATTTTAACAGCAAGAGGTGAAGAAGAAACAATAAAAAGAATTATGCCAATATGGTTAAAAGATCAATTACAAATGGAATTTAATCTTGAACAAGAAAATATTTATGCTGTAGGAGATAGAATTATAAAATATCCTGGAGAAAATGATTCAGATAGAAAATTAAAAGTATTAATTGAATATTGGAAAATTTCTAAATATAATCAAATCAAATTAATTGATGATAATGAAAATACAATAAATTTACTTAAATCATATAAACATCATAAATTTGAATATATACATTGTTAAATTAAATAAATATTATGTAATACTATTATATACTATTTATAATGAATATTTTTAGAACATTAGATGAAGAAAATTTAATCAAAAAAGATTTAGAATTACAAAAAAAATCTAGAAAATTAAATGAATTAAGTAAATTCATTGAAGAAAAAATCATTGAATTTAATTTAAATATTGGGAAAACTAATTTAAAAGAAGTATCTAAACACGCTAAATTAATTGAAATAAAATATCAATATTTAACTGGTTTAATACGAGATATTGAATTAAAAATGGATAAATCAAAAGAAATAGAAAAAAATCTCATCGATAAAGTTAATGAAAAAATTAAATATATCGAAGAATTACAAATTAAATTAAATTCTTCTATTATTTATAGAAGTAATATTTTAAAAAAAAAAGAAAATATGTTAATAAAAAAAGAAAAAGATTTAGAAAAACGAGAAAAAGAATTATTAGAAAAACAAAAATTTCTTTTTAATTAATATTGATTTTCACGATACCATTTATATGCCATATCAATATGTAATGGTTGTTTTTCTTTTAATAAAAACTTTAATTCATCTTTAGTTTTATTTTTATAAATTATTGCTGTTTTTAATTTTTCTTTTTGTTGTAATAAATTTCTTTGTTCAATACTTTTTATTATTTTTATTAAATTATTATTTTTTTCGACTTCTTTTTTTGTTAAAAAACTTTTTATTATTTTTTTTGGATTTTCCCATAAATGAATTATTATTTTTTTTAATTCTTTTATTAATTCTACTTGATGGTCCGTAGTCGGTTTTAATTCACGACATATAATATATTTTTCATTATTCATTTCTCTTGATGTTTTTGGTTTAAATATATTTACTTTTTTATATAATTTATTGATAATAATCATAAAATCTATCATACTTTGACTACATAATTCATATACTTTTAAAATAAATATTCCATTATTTTTTAATAATTTTAATGAAATATATAATTCACATAAAAATAATTGTAAATGATATTGACTTTTATGATTTTCTTTATAACCAGTTAATAACATTCCACCATCTGCTGTTATTAAATCTAATTTATTTTTATGTGAATTTATATAATATTCTATTATTTCTGGATTATATAAATTTCCATCATGATTTTTTTCAGGATCTCCATATATTATTTTATATTTATTAGTTTTTAAACCCCATTTAATATTTTTTTTATTTTCATATAATGAAATGGCTGTTATATTATCATTATAATATCGATTTCTATAATGTATTAATGCTTGTACAAATCCTCCTGGTGCTTCCGCTAAACATCCTATATTAATTTGACTCCTTTTATATAATTCAAATGTTTTCTCATATTTTTTTAATATTTCCCATAATTTATAATAAGCTCTACTAATAATATTATATCTTTTTAATTCTTCTATATTATGTATTCTATTATTACCAATCATTTCATAATCAGTAGAAATACTTCTAATTATTTTCCATTTATCAAAAGGTATATTATCAATACCCAATTTCAATTGTATTGTTTCAAAATATAATTCTTTATTAATTATAATATTTTTATTTAATTTAGATTTTATTCTTTTATCTTCTATATTAAAAAATTTTAAATCCATACTTGTTTATTAAAATTAATAAATTTTAATTTAAAAAATTAACATTTAATTCATCTAACTCAGCAACTTCTTCTTCTAATTCCCCTAATTCTGCTTCTTTTCGATATGATCCTCTTTCTTCTGTTTTTGATACTAAATCTTCTTCTTCTATATCATCTATATCTTTAATTTCAATTTCTTTTATTAATTCTTTATCTTCTAAAACTTCTAATGTTTCTTTTTGTTCATCTTCTACTTGTTGATTTATAAAATTAGCAATATTAGAAGAAAAATGATTTAATATAATTTTAATATTTTCATTTTCTTCTTTATATTTAATCATTTCATTATTTATTTCTATAATCTTATTTTCTTTATTTTTAATAATATTTTTTAATTCATCATTTTTTTCATTAATTTCATTATTTTTTAAATTAATTTCATAAAATTTTTTTTTATTTTCATAACTTAAACCTTCATTTTTTAATTTATTTAATACTTTTTTTAATTCTATATTTTCTCTTTGTAATAATTCAAAATTATTTTTTTCATTTTTTACATGTTTTACTAAGATTAAATTATCCATCTGCATTTTATTAAATTTTTCATATAATTTTTTACTATTACGATTTAATTCTACAAAATTTTTATATTTATATAATTCTTTAATTTTTTTATTTAAATTATCAATCATCCCAGTTAATTTAATATCCTTATTCATTCTTATATATTAATTAATATAATGAGTTTTTTAATTTAATTTAATACTAAAAAATTATATTATCTTTATATATATTTATATTTTAAATGAATTTAAACTTAATAAGATATTATTCTGATTTTCATTCTTATTATTATACTAATAGGAATAAAATATATAAAATATTAAATAAATTAAAAAGAGAAACAGGTGAAATGTTTTTAGATACTCAAAATTCCAATTCTAATATTGATAGTAATAATAATTTCACTGATTTTTATTTTTTTTATATTCAAAATTTTAATACTATTAAAAAAAGATCTAATTTTACTTTTTATAATAATAATGTTATACTTCCAAGAAACTTAGATTTATTAACTGGTTTAAATTTTTCAAATTATGATGTAGGTACTGAATTTAAAATTTTTTTAGAAATTGGTAATACTAAAAAAAAAATTTGTAGAATCATTTTAACTAAAGAAAATAAAAATGATACTTTCTTACCAATTAATAATTTAGATTTTTTCCCTTATTTTTTAGTCAATGAAAATATTAAATTATCTATTATTTCTAATAAAAAATTAGATAAAAATATTAATCTAATTTATTTAAAAATTCATAGAGATATTAGTCATAAATTTAAACAATATGGTAGTTTTTTAATTAATATTCAGAATAATTCTTTTATTAATATTCAAGATTATAATGCTGAAATAAAATTTGTTCGGAAAAAAAATCTTACTGCTGATCAATTCGTTTTTTTTTATAATATCGAAAAATATTATGCTTTAAAAATATATAAATTCTTAAAAAGATGTATTTTATCTAAATTTTTAAAAGAATTTTTAGATGATGAATATAATGTTTATAAAGATATTACTAATATAATTTTAAAATATTGTTAAAATATATATAAATAATTATGAGTGGTGTTGAAATGGCTGTTATTATGACTTTTGTCACTGCTGCTGGTTTAGCTGCTGCATATAGAGCTATTGCTGTAGCTTCTGTTTTTACTTTAAATGATTTACGAGGTAAAATAAAACGAAGAGGTTTTAGAAAAAGGATGAAAAAAGGTATGAAAGAATGTAATTATAAATTGTTTAAAGAAGCAATTTATGATATAAAAAATTATGATATGAAATTTGAAAAAAGTTATTATAATGATATGAAAAAAAAATATAATTTTCATGATGAACATGTTGACTCAAGAAAAGAATTTTATGATAGATTTAATTTTGATAATAAATATAGAAATACACTTGAAGATATTTTAGATTATATTGATGAACAATATGATGGTTTAATTATTCATAATTAATGAATTTTATTTATTTTTTTTTTTAACCAAAAATATACTGAAGAACATACTTTTTGATATATTTTTTGCTTTTTAATATAATTATCATGCAAATTAAATGTTATTTCATTATGTCTTTTTCTAATAGTTTTTATTTCTAACCAATCATAATATTTTAATTGTAAAAAATTTTTTAATTTATATTTTTTATTTGTTAAAAAATAATCTTTATTAAAATTTCCATAATTATCTCGAATAGTTATTTTATATTTATAAAAACTTAATATTTCTTTATCTACTTTTCCTTTATAATATTTTATAAAATATAAAAAATCTGATAACATTAATTTATCATATACTCTAAATACTGTTTCATTATTATACAATTGATAAGTATATTCAAGTGGAGAAAGAGGAGATACAAATGAATCATCATATTTTATTTCAAATAACAATGCAAACATTTTATCATAAGTTTCTAAACATTCATTATAATTATCCAAATCTTTTTTATAATTTAAAATTATATTCCCACAATCTTTTCCAAATTTATCATAAATTATTGTATTCATTTTAATATGAACTTATATTAAATTTTAAAATATTTTTTATTTTTTTTATATTTATTTTAAATTTTTCTAATTTTTTTGTACTTTTTATATAACTAAATAATGGTATTTCTATATTTATTTTATTTATACTTTCTCTCGTTTCTGTTTCTTTTGATAAATAACTTGCTGGTCCTGGCACATTATAATGTTGTAATCCTATATTTTCAAAATAACGCATTTTACGCTGATGCCAATGTCCATATATTACTCCTAAACAATTATCTTTATACTTTTCATATATTTTACCAAATTCTTTTAAATATCTTCGTGGTTTATCATGTCTATCAATTAATTCATCAAAACTTTTTTCAACTTTTGGCATATAATGAGTTACAAATAACCATTTTTTATTTGGATTTAATTTTAAATCATTTTCTAAAAATTCTAATGAACCTGTTGGATCTCCACTTAATAATCTTTCTTGACTTGGCCAAACATTAATAAAAATTATATGTAAATCTCCCATATCTAATGCATAATTACCATATTTATCTTTATTTGTTATAAATCGTCTTTTTTTATTTCTTCTTAATTGCATATTTACTAATGGATTACCTTCAAATAACAAAATATTTTTAAAAAACGCCAACCATCCTTCTTTTTCATTTAAAAAATTTGAATCATAATCATGATTTCCTAATACTTCAAATGATGGTATATTTAATAATCCCTTGTCTTCTGGATTATTATTAAAAGCATATTCATAAGCTCCTACATCATTTTTCCCCGTTATACTACCAATATTATTACCTAATTGTGTACAATCTCCTACATTTATTACACCTTGAATATCTTCTTTTATTATTTTTAAAAATAAATTTTTTTGACTTTCATTTAAATCTATATTCATATTACTAGTATCATTATTTTTAATATTTTCAACAAATTGATTTATTGAATTTATATATAATTCAGTAGCATAAATACGATTATGCCATTTTAAACTATCTTTATCTGTATTTTGATGAACATGATGTAAATTTTGAATATCTCCCAAAGCAAAAAAATTAATATATTCTTTTTGTTTTAAATTTATTATCTTTGGATTACAATAAAAACATAAACCTAAAGGACAATGAGATGGTAATAATACAAATAAACTAAAAGATAATAATATAAAACTAAATAAATAAGTTGTTACATTTTCAATATTATTTATTAGAAGATTTAATAATAATGCTCCTATAAATATGATTGGTAATTTTAAATAATTAATTGAACCATAAGCAAATAATATTTGTTGTATATATGTATCATCAAATGATTTTGTTGATTTTGGTAAATATAATATTATAAATAATATTTCAATTATTAATATTATATTAGAAAAAAATAATGTTTTTCCCATTTTAATATATTATAATATCTTTTTTTTAATTTATATTTTTTTTTATTAAAATTGATAATATAATAATAATAAAAAATCCTTATAATGAGTAATTCAACCGCATTCTGTTATGTTATGTATATTGTTAAACAAAATGAAAGAGAGACAAATACGAGAGCCAATTTTTTTAATTGGAGAAATTGTTTTTTATGGAGAAATATGACTAGACAAAATAGTTTCTTTGGATCTGGTCGATTTGGTACTAATTAATTCTATTTTTAATATATATATTTAAATTAATTAAATTGTTTTAATTAATTTAATAAAAGTAGTTATCGTTTAAATTAATAATTATATTTGTTTAGTATATAAAAAAAAAATGGGAGGCGGTCTTATGCAATTAGTAGCTTACGGAGCTCAAGATATCTATCTTACAGGTAACCCACAAATCACTTTTTTCAAAGTTGTCTATCGTAGACACACAAACTTTTCAATGGAATCAATTGAACAAACCTTCAATGGTACAGCTGATTTCGGAAAAAAAGTATCAGTAACTGTTTCACGAAACGGTGACTTAATCACCAAATGTTACTTAAATGCTGAATTACCAGCACAAGATTCAGGTAACAATTATATCTCAGAAGTAGGTCACTACTTAATGAAATCATGTGAAGTAGAAATTGGCGGTCAAAGAATCGACAAACACTACGGTGCATGGTTAGCAATCTGGTCTTCATTATCTTGCCCAGCAGGAAAATCAGAACAATATCAATCAAAAATGATCGAAGGTGGTGCAGAAGATAACAACGCACGATCATGTATTATTCCTTTACAATTCTGGTTCTGTCGCCATACCGGTTTAGCTTTACCATTAATTGCTTTACAATATCACGAAGTTAAATTCGCAATTGAATTTGAATCATTAGCAAACTTAAACACAGATGCAGGAGCAACAGCAGCATCAGGTTCATTATCATCAGCATCAATGTATGTAGATTATATCTACTTAGATACTGAAGAACGCCGAAGATTCGCACAAATCAGCCACGAATATTTAATTGAACAATTACAATTCACTGGTGATGAATCTTTATCAGGAACATCAAACCGAGTCAAATTAAACTTTAACCATCCAGTTAAAGAATTAATCTGGGTATGTCAATCATCTGACTTCGATGCATCAAACTTCTCAGATGCAGCAGCAGGTGTCAATCCATGTGAAAAAGCAAAATTACAATTAAACGGTCATGATCGTTTCAGTGAAAGAGATGGTTCATACTTCAATGTTGTACAACCTTATCAACATCACTCAAACATCCCAGCAACCGGTATTAACTGTTATTCTTTCGCATTAAAACCAGAAGAACAACAACCATCCGGTTCAGCAAACATGTCTCGTATTGACAACGCAACTTTACAATTAACCATCACATCAGCAATGTCAAATGCAACCAACCCAGTTGTAAAATGTTTCGCAACCAACTATAATGTCCTTAGAATCATGTCAGGAATGGGTGGATTAGCTTATAGTAATTAAGTCCATAATTATTATATTTTACTAATTTTTCAATTCTTAATATATTAATAAAAAAAATAAAAATTTAAAATAACTAAAAATTTTAGTTATTTTAATTATAAATAATAAATATAATGAGGAAAAGGATAATTTTTATGTTTAATTATTGTTCCACTTTTAGTTTTTAATGGGATATAAATTTTTTCTGTTTTTCTTTTATATAATATATCTAATGGAGTTAATGAAATAATAATTCTAAGATTTTTTGATTTTTTGATTTTTTCTGTTACTATATCTTTTAAAATATCATCTTCTATTAATTTTGCTCCTTTATCATTAACTACTCCAAAATATATTATTGTTGCTTCATCTATATCAAAATTTATTAAATTTCCTTGATAATATTTAATACTTCTTCCTTTTTCTATATTCATAGAATTTTTAACTTTAATTGAAACATCAAATAAATCTTTAAAATATTCAATACCAACAACTTTTTTACATATTGTTTCTAAATAAAATTGTGTAGTAACTTTTCCTAATCCACTACCCAAATCATAAAATATATCATTATTATTTATATCGTTTTTTATTTCATTAATTATTTTTGTTATAGTAGTATAACCCATTTCATCATAATTATCATAAATCCCTTGTTTTTCTTCTTCTATATTTTGTTTATTTTCAGTATAATATTCAAGTCTTCTATATTTCATTAATGGATATTTTTCATATAATTTTTCAATATTATTATACATATTTATATATAAAAATATTTTTTATTAATTAATTAATTTTAATAAGTTAAAGCTGTTTTTTTCATATTTGTTGATTTTTGATTCCATGATAAATATTTTACAAATTTACTTACTTTATTAACTTTTTTATAATCATTTAAATTTTGTAAATAAAATTTTAAATAATTAATATAACCTATACAACCTTTTCGATCAAAAGGTTCGTCATCTAATAATAAAGTTGCTAAAAACATATCATTAAATTCTAAATTTTTATATAAATAAATAAACATAATTTCACTAATTTTATTAACATTATTATATTCTTTTTCTAATTGATTTAAATCATTTGCAATAATTGTTGTTTGATATTTAATATAAGAAGAAGACATTTTTAATATAAATATAATATCAATTTTAATAATAAGTTGTATATTTTCCTTGTAATTCTCTTATCATATTTCTTTTATTACAAAATATACAAATATGATGATAATCTATTTTATGAAATTGACAATATAAATTATCACAAGTTATACAAATTTTAGAACATTCAAAACAATAATATTTTCTTGTATCCATTTCACATAATTGACATTCATAAAAATTATATTTAGTATAAAAATCATAAAAATCACAATTATCACATTTTTTATATTTTATATCTAAGGGAATAAATTCATAAATTAAATTTTTAATATCTGTAGGAATAAAGAAATTATTTTGTTCTTCATAAAACTTTAAAGAATTATATATATTTGAATGAGTCATTCATATATATAATTATATATTTATTTTTTTAAAACATGTATAATGTTTTTTTATAAACAAAACGACAAAAATCTGTAAACTTCAATGAAGTTTCTATTCTTTCTGTCAAAATAAGATATAATTGTTGTAAATCATATTGATTTTCTGCGACGAAGTCTTCGTATAATTGTTTAGTCATGATTATTTTTATAAGTAAATTTAAAAAATTATATTAAATCAATTTTAATAATAATTATTATAAAATGTTATATATTTATAAAAAAATAATATTTTATTTAAATTTAAATGAAATAGAAAAAAATAATATTTTATATGATTTAAGATATATTATATTAAGTTATATACATTCAGATTTTAAATTTATTAAATTTAACAATACAGATTACGAAATATTTTTTTATAATGAAAAAATAAAAGAAAATATATTTTTTCAAAATTTATTTAAAAAAAAAAAATTATATATAAAAATTGATAAAAATATAAATGAAAAAAATTTTCATTTTTTACAATCTTATTTTTATACTAATTATTTTGAAGATATAGAAAATTTCATTTCATATTGCTCAGATATGAATTTAATAGAATTTCGAAAATTTACTAAATTATTAACATATTATAAAATAATATTATATCCAGAATTCAATGAATTTTTTTATATTCTTATTAATGATTATAATGATTATAATACAATTGATGTTGAAAATTTAGAATTTAGAATATTATTGCAAAGTTATTTTAATAATTAAGATTTTTGTTTACGAGGAGCAGTTTTTCTAATAGCTGGTGTTTCAGTAACTTTTCTATATTTATTATTATAAAGAAAATCATTTATTTCTTCAAAATTCAATTGATTTTGATCACAATACATTTTCAATCTATTTTGAACATATCCTTTTGTCAATCCTTCTTTAGTTTTTTTAACATAATTTTTTAATTTTGCTCCATTTGGTAATTTTAATGTTTCTACTTTTTTAATAATCATTTTTTGATGAACTTTACCATATAATTCTTTTTTTCTAGTTTCTAATCTTTTTAAAGCACCTTTAAAATCTTTAATTTTTTTTTCTAAACTTAAATATTCTTTAAGATTTTGTACAAATTCTGGATCACTTTGTAATGTCATAATTAAAATATATATATTTATAAATTTTAATTGTTAAATAATTTTAATTATTCTATATTTATACAAAATAACCTAAAGGTTTATCAGGTTTTTCAGCTTCTTTTTTTAAATCTTCAATTGATTTAGAATGTTTTTTTACACCTTCTTCTTGAGCTTTTTTTTCAGCTTTTTCTTGTGCTTTTGTTTTTATATTTAAACCTAAGTAGTATAATAAATCCCAATGTCTTTCAGCATGTTTGATAATTTTATATAGAGCAAATACAATTAAAGTACCATATAATGATAATTTTTCATCAAAACCACCAGCACCTTGCCAAATTAAAACATAAACTAAAAACCATTGTAAAATTGGATATTTATCTACAGCTTTTACAAAAGTTTTAGGTGGTGCAGGCATGCCACCATAAGCACCAATACCAGTTCCTAATAATCCAATTACAATAGCTAAACCTTGTTTATTAAACATATTTGGTAATCCTAATTTTTTAAATATATCTTCCATAATTTTTTATATAATATAATAATATTTTATTATTAAAAATCTTCATCAACTGTAAAATTAATTTTTTTTTCTTTATTTAAAGAATTCATAACACCAGATTTTTGATATTCACTTACTCTTTTTTCAAAGAAATTAGTTTTACCAGTTAAATTAATCATATCCATCCATTCAAAAGGATTTTCTACATTATAAATTTTCGAATGACCTAATTCATATAATAGATGATCAGCAATAAATTCAATATAAGTTGCCATCATTTCAGAATTCATACCAATTAATTTACATGGTAAAGCATCACAAATAAAATTTTTTTCAATTTTTACAGCTTCTTGAACAATTTGATGAACTTCTTTATCTGTTAATTTATTTACTGCCTGTCTATATAATAAACATGCAAAATCAGTATGTAATCCTTCATCGCGACTAATTAATTCATTAGAATAAGTTAAACCTGGCATTAAGCCTCTTTTTTTTAACCAATATATAGCACAAAAAGAACCACTAAAATGAATACCTTCAACACAAGCAAAAGCAACTAATCTTTGTACAAATGGAGCATCTTTATTCATCCATTTGACAGCCCAATTGGCTTTTTGTTGAATACAAGGAATATTATTCATAGCATTAAAAAGATTATTCTTTTCTTTATTATCTTTAATATAAGTATCAATTAATAAACTATATGTTTCAGAATGAATATTTTCCATAGCAGCTTGAAAACCATAAAAACATCTAGCTTCGGGTAATTTAACTTCACATATAAAATTATCAGCTAAATTTTCTAAAACAATACCATCACTTGCAGCAAAAAAAGCAAGTACATATTTAATAAAATGTTTTTCGTTATCTTTTAATTTTTGCCAATCATTTAAATCTTGAGATAAATCAATTTCAGTAGCTACCCAAAAACAAGCTAAATGTTTTTTATACATTTCCCAAATTTCATTATTTTGCAGAGGAAATAAAACAAATCGATTTTTGCTTTCAGTTAAAATTGGTTCTTCTTGTTTGGTAGAAGTCATTTTTTATAATACTTGTAATCATTTTAAATTTTAATAATATTTTTTAATCTTATTAAAATTATAATTAATGAAATTAAATCTTATTCTAAAATATAATCATAAGATTCCATACTATCAAATGCAGCAATATTTGAATTAGGATCTAATTTACCACCATTCATACTACTTTCATTTTCAGATACCCACATATCAGGTTTAAATGATTTATAATCTAAACTAGAATATCTATTTTTATTATTTTCTTCAATTTTTTTTTTTAAATTATCATCTAATGAATTCATACCTTGTTGTTTAAAAGGATGTTCGATTAATGATTCTTGTGAATTTTTATATTCTTTTTGTTGAATATTTGGAATATTTTGTTCTTTTTGATTTTTTTTATGATTAACTTCATTAGATTTATCAAATAAACTATTATCAAACATATTACGAGCACCATTAACATATTTAAGTAAATCCTTTTTTAATAAAGAAAAATCACTTTCAATATCAACTCCTTCATTATCTTCAATTTTTTCCATTTGAAAATTATTATATAATTGTTTATCATCATCAATAAGTTTTTTAGCTTCAGTATTATTAGCTTTGCTAAAATTTAATCGATTTTTAAATAATTCCATTATTTCTTTATTATCTTCTTCCATTTGACTATATCTTTTAACTAATACATGTAAAAATAGTATTATAATTAATGTTGTACTTAATCCGATTATATTCATAATAATTATATATTATATAAATATAAATTATTTTTTAATTAATTTTATAATAATTTCGAATATAAGTTAATATTTCATACATAATTGTACAATCTATTTCATTATATTTTATTAAATTCCAATATTCATCTATATTATTTTTATTATAATAATTTAAAGCTGATATAATAGATTTATCACCACTATCACATTCTAATTTATAATTTAATTTAATCATATTATGTTCGTACATAGATTTTACATAATGTTTTAAACCAAAACCATAAATATTATTTTTAATTAAAATGCAATTTTTTTTTAAAATTTCTAATAAATCAGTAAAATGAATAAAATATTTATAATTATTTTTTCTATTGAAATTTCTTAAAAAACCAACTTCTGCTTTTGACCAACAATAAACCATACTATTACAATTATATTTTTCTTCTAATTCATTAATCTTATCAATAAAATTATCAAATATTTCTTTTTCTGATTCACTATTATCTTTTTTAGCAAAAAAATATTCATATTTTATTTCTTCATCTTTATATTTATAACTCATTCCAATTAAATAAGTTAGATTTTCTTTCCCTAAAAAACTATTTAAAGTTTCAAAATCACAATATATTTCTAAATCATTTTTTTTTAATATCATTTTGGTTTCTTTTGGTAATATTAATGGATAAATTAATTTTTCTGTTTTATTTAATTCTAATATATTTTGAATTATATTACATTTATTTATTCCTAAATTATATTTATCTTTTTTTATATTTTTTAAAAAATTTGGATCTTTCCAACTAAATATTTTATCTTTATTAAATAATTCTTTAGTTTTTTCACCAATACCATATATTAATACTAAATCATTTTTCTTTTCTAATATTGATTTTTTAAAATCTAACCATTCTGATTGTTCATTTGTTGAATAATTTGGTGTATAACTTTTATCATTAAATATAACATATTTATCATCATTATATCTAATCTCTTCTAACCAATTATTATATTTATAAATTAATTTTCTAGTTTCACGATGTGAAAAATTTATTATTCCCAATTTATTAAAATCATTTTCTTCTTCACTTTCTATTTGTTTTTTATCTTCTGTATAATGCCATTTATTACCAATAATATATGATTGATAATTAATATTTCTTTGATTTTTATTTAAGACATAATGATCAAAATTATTTTTTAAAATATAAGATCTATTTATTGAATTATTTGATAAATTTTTTCCAAGATCAATATATTTTAGATTTTTAATAACTCTATTAATTAAAATATAACAATCAGTATTATCTATTATTATATTTGGAAATATTTTTTTAATTGAATGATTTTTTATAATAACTGTTGGATTTGAATATAATCCCATTTTTTCTTCAAAAAAATATGGATTAATAATTACATCTATATTATTTCTCATTTGAATTTTTGTGAATTCTATTAAATATTCATTATATTCATAATGAAAAGGTATTATTACATATGTTAATTTTTTTTGCTGACATATATTTTTAATTTTTTTTAAAAAACTTCTTTTATATTCAATACTTTTATTTAGTATTTCTTTACTAAATTTATTATCAACACAATAATCTTTATAATATTTTTTACCATAATATTTCAACCATACTTCGCATTTATCATTTCTTATATAATGATTTAAATATCCTTTGGATAATAAAAATTTTTTTTTTAATACTCTATTACCATCATTATTTTTTTGATATTTTCTTTTCGGTGATGATAATGGAGTTCCACTACTTATTTCAGAATATTGTCTTTTTCGATTTTTCTTTTTTCTTTTTTGATTTAATTTTATTTCTAAATCTTTATTAAAATCTATTAGATCTTGAATATAATATTCATAAAAAAATTTATCTCTTTTTATAATATTTAAAGATGATTCTTTTAATTTCCAATAAATATTTTTTACTTTATAATATCCCATATTACTTTTATTTTTTGATTTTTTATATTCTAACTTTGTTATTTCTTCTATACTACATTCAAAAAAAATACATTCTTCTATATCAAAAACTTCCATTTGTGTTTGCATTTGACAATAATAATTCAAAGAAGGTATTCCATTGATCTTTCTTTTTAATGGACATTTGATTTCAACTAAACAAATATTATTATTTAAGATTGTTATACCATCTGGTGTTGCTCCTAAAAAATTATATTTTTCACTTAAACCAAAACCAATTTCATCGATTGATATATCTAATTGATTTTCCAATATATTAATTGCTATTTCTTCAAACTTATTCCCATGTTTAGTATAAATATTATCTATTTTATCTAATCCATATATTTTATCATATAATAATTCTTCTTTAGTTTTAAAATTATTAATTCCAATAATAGTACTAACATTAGTGGCTGATATTTTTTTTTCTCGAATATCATACCACTCTTGAGTTTGACTAGCTATAGTATTTTTTTTTTTCATTGCCATTGATCGATTCATTAAGGTTATCAATATATAACTATTCAATTTTATATATTTTAAAATTGAAATGAATATTTTTTTTAAAATAAAATATGAAAAGAAAGTATATAATGACAATTGAAGAAGAAATAGATAATAAAATCAAAAAAAATTCTAATAAATTAGAAGAACATGAAAGAAAATTAAATTATTTGTTAAATCTAATAAATAAACTTAACGACAATTTAAATAATTTTAAAAAAAAAGTTGATGAGAAAATTGAAAAAATTAATAGTAAACAACAAATTTTAAATGAAAAATTAGAATTTGTTGAAAATACTTTACAAATGGATTTAAATTTTATAAACTCAAGATCTAAATCACCTCCTTCTTATATTTGTTAAAATCGGATTTCTTGTTCTGTTCCACCTTGATTATTTACTTCATTCATTATATTATTTTCTTGTTGATTATTTAATGATTCTTTTTCAATTTCAGCAATTATATCTTCGACATTTTCCGATGGTCCTGTTAATCCACTTACTTGTCCTCTTCCTAAATTATCAATTTCATTTTGTACTTGTTTCATTTCTGGAACATTTTTTTCTATTAAATCATTGATTTCATTTTTTAAATTTGGATTTTGTTTTAATAATGCATCAGCATTTGGTATCATTGTTTTTAATAATGTATGTGATAAATGGAATTTTACTGCACTTCCTCCTACCATTGTTATTAATTTTAATTCTGGTCCCATTGATACTTTATCATAATATTTATAATATAATTCTTCCATTACTTCATCATATTCTCCATTTTGTACATCATCATTGATATCTTCTGACCATCCATCTAATACTACATCAAATGGATCAAATTTATTATTCACATATTCTAATAATGAACATATTGATATTAATGCATTTTTTGTAACTTTAGTACCTTGATCTAAATTTGCTTCTCTTTTTAAACTTTCTACTTCTGCTGTTAATTCTCCTAATGATGAATTCATATCATAAAATCTTGATGGTTGATAATTCTTTTTTTGTAATCTTTTTAATTTAAATAATAATAATCTTTTCTTTTTTAATGTTTCTTCTGGTGATAAATCTGAACCAGCATATGATGATACTGAATGATCATCTTTTATTTCATTTTCAAAATTTTCTTGTTGATTAGGTATTTGATGTTGATTATTTTGCATTGCACCAAAATCTGAACTAGATTCTGATAAATTTGTTAAATCATTATCTACCTTTTGATTCCCTTGGTTCATACCCATATTTTGATTTGTTAAATTATATTCCATATTATAATTAATTATATCTTATTATATTTAATTAATTTTAAGAAAAAAAATTATCTAATGATGTATTATTTTTTTTTGTAAATCGATTCGAAATATTTTTATTTAATGTTATATCTTTATTATCTTTTATTAATTCTATTTCTTCTAATTCTGGTATTAATGGTAATATTGGTGGATAAGTTAATTTATATACTTTATTATTTTTTCTAAATTCTTCTATTGTTAATATTCCTCCATATTTTAATAAACATTCTTTTTTTGGGGCTTTTTTTATTTCATAACATAATGGTTCCATTTTATTATATAATAAATTTAATAAACTTCTTCTTTCTTGTTTTATTAAATAATCTAGATTCTCGTTTTCATTATAACTTAACGCACAATTAAAACTACAAAAATATCCTTTCACATGATATTTTTCATTTTCATATTTTATTGGAATTCCACATGCTAAATTATCAAATTGATAAGTACACCACCAACAACTTATTTGTTGTTCCTCTATTATATTTTTTAAATCTATAAAATTTATTAATTTATAAATTTTTTTTTTTATTTTTTTTTTTTTATTATATAAATTAATTTCCTTTACTTCGATTTTTTGAGTTTTTATTGTAATTTTTTCTTCTTGTATTCCATTATTAAAATTATCATCATAAGGTTCTGGTTCTACATCAATTTCTTTTAATTTATTTGTATAATCAAAAAAATGTTTTTCATATACATTATTTTTTTCCTCATTTATTAATGTTATATTTATTGGTAAATGGACTAATAAACTTTTTTTTATTATATTCTTTTTTTCAAATTGTTTTATATTTAATAAATTCTCTTTTTTATTTTTTAATTTTTTATTTGCACTTTTTTTAGGTCTACCTCTTTTCTTTTTTTTAACTATTGTCCCTGACATTTTTTATTTTTATATTTCTATAGTCTTTTCAATTTAATTACTTTATACTTTTATTATAATTTTATTAAAAACAATATTATAATATTATTATATAGAATATGTCTGATTTTGATATTAATATTCTCATTGATGATCAATATAAACAACAACAAAAAAAGTTAGATATTTATAATAAAATTTTAAACAAAATTTATAATAAAATAAAATTAGTTAATAAAAGAAAAAAAACGGACTTAATTTATGAAATTCCTAATTATATTTTTGGATTCCCTTTATATAATAATAGAACTTGTTTAGTATTTATTATTAGTTCTATGAGAAAAAAAGGTTTCCTTGTTAAATTTAATTTCCCTAATATTTTATATATTTCTTGGGATAATTTAGTTAAATCTAATATTAAAAAAGTTACTTCCGATTTAATGAAAACTAATAATAATAATTTAAAAGTCCATAATAAAACGAAAAATATTAATAAACATTTTAATAAATTAAATAAAAATTTAATGAGTGATTTAGATGATCTTATTAATAATGATTCTCCTAATTTAAATTCTAATTTAGATGAGGAAATTAAAAAATTAAATGAATTATCAAATTTTTCCAAATATTATCAAAAATAATTTAATTACTTATAATATATATTTTATAATGATAATATATGATTTTATATCTTTAAGTCCAATTTTATTTTATATTTATTCTTTATTTAATAGAGAATATAAATTAATATCTGGGATGACTATATTAACTATCGTACAAATTTTTATTAAAAAATTTACAAAAGGTTTTTATGAAAAAATTTTTTTAAGACCTGAAGATGCTTGTAATTGTAGTAGTTTTAATAATGGTGGTTTCGTTGGTTTAGAACCTGGTTTTCCTTCTGGTCATGTTACTTTAACTACTTTTTTTGTTAATTATATGTATTTTAAAAAATATCCCAATGATACATTCGCATTAGCTTTTTTAAATTTTATTCCTCTTATTATTGGTATTTCTAGATATGAAAAAAAATGTCATAATATATATCAAATTTTTGCTGGTTATATTTTAGCTGTTATTTCTTTAATTTTCTTTATTTAATCTTTTTCTAGAAATGTATCTAAATTTGAACTTACTCTTTGTGGTCTTCTATAACTTTCTTTATGGTCTTGATACTTCTTTTTTAAATAAAACATAAATACTACTATTATTACTATTATTAATAATATTAAAAAAATTTCTAATATTATTAAAACTTCATTAACTCTCCAATCACTATCATCAATATGAATTGTGGACTCATTTGATAACTGATCTATACTTATTACTAAATTATCTAAATTATTATAAAAATTATTAAACCCATTAATAAAACTTTCATTATTTATTTTACTTAAAAGATCATTGAAATTCGAATAAACTTCAACAATACCATTATCTACATAATCACTATTTAATTTTTTTAATAAAATATTCATTTGTTCTATTAAGTCATTAATATCTCCGGTACTCATTTGTTGGCTAATATAATATTAAAGTAAATTTTAATATTTTAAGTCCATCATTTAAATTAATTTTTAAAAAATTATTTTAAATTTTTTTTATCCATTTATAATATCAACACATTCATAATCTTCCATTATGATTTTTACTTCTTCTTTTTCTGGAATATAATACATAACTTCCTCTAATTCTTCTTCGGGATCGGAATATTGGTCTGTATACCTATGAACCCATAGTTCATAAGTACTTTCTCTCCAATTATTTGCACGATTTAATCCACCATAATATTGGACTCGATATCCTCGAAGTCTATTCATCCCTCTCCATGTATCACCATTATCATGGATTTTAAATTCAATTTGTTGTATTTCTTTTAGTATTTTTTTATTTCTTTCTTGGTGATCTAAAAATTTTTGATGATATAAAATAATATCCTCTAAAACTTTTGGTAGTGTATTCATGTTGTCATAAATATTTTGAAATTCAATTTTATTGAATAATAATACTACTATCAGTATTAATAATTTTTACTTCATTATCTAAAATAGCCATTAATTTAATAAACATATTTCTTGTTGTTGCGTTCGTCATTGTTAAATTACTTATCAAATGTGACATATAAATTCCTCTTGCTTCTGCAACTAATTTTGATTTTTGAGCATTCGCAATTTCTTTGAGTTTTTCTGCTTCTGCTTGTGCTGTTTCAACTAACTCTGTAGCATTAACATTCGCAAATTCAGTTATTTTATTATAATTTGCTTCAGCTTCGGCTACTACAATTGTTTTATTTGCATTAACTAATTCTACTAATCGTGATGTTTCTTGTCTAATCAAATCAGCATCTTGTTCATATTCCATTCTTGCATTAGTTTGTAATTGTACTGCTGCATCTAAATATTTAGTTTTTACGACTTCTGGAAATAATACTTCATGTAATTGTAATTCATCTACATCTATCCAAATATTTTCTAATGTTTTACTTACATTAGTTTTCATTGCTGTTGTAATCATTTCTCGATTTGTTAAATAATCATCAATACTATAAATAATTGCTGTATTCTTTAATGTTGATTGTGATAAACTTAAAATTTTTGAATGATAATTTAATCCAAATTTATTATATAATTTTGTAATATTTTCCTTTTGAATTCTATAAAAATATGTTAATGTAATATAAAATCCTGTACCATCATCATTCGCAACTGATAATGCTGAATCACCAGCAAATTGGACTTTTTGATAATCTCTTTCAAAATATAACATAGTTACACTTGGACCCAATATATATCTTCCATTCTCATATATTTTATCTGTAAATACTGTATTTGTTAATGTATTCTTTTTTAAACTATATTGATTATATTCTACATATTGAAATGATACACATAATAGAATAATACCAGTAATTAAACAACAAATTGTTAAACAAATACCACAACTTAATAAATTTCGATTCATATTTTATATTATTAATCGAAATTCAATTTTATTTTAAATTCGAATTATTGGTTGATTTGCTTGATTTAATACAAGATTATATAAATAATCATATACAAATTCTTCATTTGTCATTCCCATATTATCTCTAATTGTTTCATAATAAATAAATCTTTTTTCCCATAATTCTTGAGTTGAAATAGCCATAGATTCTCCATTAATTAATATAACATTTGCTTCAGCTTCTGCTTTATTTAATATAATTTCAACTTGTGTTTCCGCATCTAAAATAATTTTTTCTGATTCTGTTAATGCTTGAATATTTCTTTTTTCTGCATCTACTTGTGCGATTAATAATTCTGTCTCAACTTTTGTTAAAGCACCTTCTCTTTCATTCGTAGCTGTATCTAAATCTTGTTCACCTCTTTGTTTATCTTTAATTGCATCTGATAATACTTCTGGAAATTCATAATTTTCTAATTGTAAAAATGTTATATCAGCATGAGTGTTTGATGTAATAAAATCATGTGTTAATTGATTTTTAATTTCAGATTCAATTATACTCCTTTCACTATAAAATTGTATTGCTTGATATCTTGATATGACATTTCTCACGGAATCTCTTGAAACAGAAGTAAATAATTCTTTAAGTTTATTTTCTGTTCCAAATTCCCAAAAAATTTTAAATAATTCTGTTTTTCTCAATTGATATTGATATACAATACTTGCATAAATAATAATACCATCTTTACTTAAACATTCTTCATTTTGAAATGCAATTGTTCCTTGAACTTTATTATATTTAAATATTTCTGTTTGTGGTTCAAATACATATTTTCCTTCTTCATAGATTTGATTTACTACTTTTTTTGTTAAACCTTCATAACGAATTCCATAATCTTCATGATTTATATCTCTAATTGATACTGGTACTAAAATTACTGTTAATAATATTCCTATTCCAAATATAATACAACATGCCCATCTACATAAACCATTCGGCATTTCGCATTCTAAATCATTATCATTATTTGTATTAACATTAACATTTCTTTGTCTTTGTCGTGGTACAGGTGCATTTGGTTCATAATGTCCATTAGCCATTACTCGTCTTGGATGTTGCATACTTAATTTATATTATTTATGCAAAATCAATTTTATAATAATATACTCCACAATAATGAAATTATATAAGTATTATTACCCATTATCAAAGCAATATTATCTATAAATGTTGGATTCTTTTTTTCAAAAAAATTAGAATGTAATATTAAAGAATTATTATGATATAAATAATATGTACAAGATAATCCAAATAATATCGAAATATAAAATGCTAATGATGGTATTAAAGAATAACTACTCATATAACACGCAATAGTACATAGAATCATATCATCTATTGAATCTAATAATCCTCCTAATCTTGAAGTTTTTTTGAATTTTCGTGCAACCATTCCATCTAAATTATCACAACCTATTCTAATTAATGTCAATAAAACTATTAATATTTTACTATAATCTTTATAATATAATTTGAAAATAATATAATTTAAAAATATACCAAATAATGAAATCATATTAGGATGAATATGTTTAAATAAAAATAAAAATGGTTCTAATATTTTCTTATTAATTTTTAAATCTGTTTTGTAAATTTTCATAGTTTTCTAATTTAATATTTATAATAAATTTTATTAATATAAATATTATTAATTTCCTCATCAGGGAATCGAACCCTGGTCTCATGGGTGAAAACCATGTATCCTAACCAACTAGACTAATGAGGATTATAGTTTTTTGTCTTTTCGGACAATATTAAAGATATAATAATAATATTAATATCATTAATGTTTTTTAACAATACACCATGAGGGGCTCGAACCCTCGACCCCCGGTACATAAGACCGGTGCTCTACCAACTGAGCCAATGGTGCTGGTTCTTGAATTCATATTCAGAACAAAAGATATTTTTAAAATAACTTTTGTTCTTTTTATTTATTTATTTATTTTTTTTTTTATTTTTATTTATTTTTTTTAATATTTACTCATCATCAGATTCTGATTCTTCATCTTCATCTTCATCATCAGATTCTTCTTCTTCTTGTGCTACTGCTACTGATAATGCTTTTGTTTTTTCAACAACTTTTGATACTTCTTCCTCATCATCACTATCTAAAGCAAAATCTTGTACCATTCCCATAGTACTTGGGAATACTTTTGCTTGAACTAATTTTAATGTTAATCCAAATTTTTTATTAATAAACCAAACAGAAGCTACTTGAAAAACACATTTCATATCTGTTAATTTAGGTAATACTTCGCCATAATTTTGAAAATTAATATCTAATACTTGTTTTTTAGTATTATAAACTTTTGTTCCTACATAAGGTTCTCCATCTTTCCAATTAACTTGTGCTTTTAAATTAAACAAAGCTGGAAATTTATTATCATCATCATCTTTTACTTTGAGTAAATGAGTATATGCTGATTCAATAACTTCACGAGATGCTTTCTTTTTACTAATTTGTTTAGACCACATTTTATCACTACATGTTTGATCAACTACTAATTCATCTAATTTTTCTAATAATGATTTTAAATCAGCAATTTCTGAATTTTCGTCTTCACCTTTAAAAGATAAAGCAACTGAAAATTTATTATTCATTGAAGCAACATTATTAGGATTATAGTTTGTTGCACCAAATGGAGCAAACATTTTTGGAGTTTTGACATAAAGTCTTTTTAAACTTCCATTATCCTTAATATTTACCCATGAAACATAACCTGATTTTTGTCTTTTTAATTCACTGAATGAAACTTTTTTTAAACTTTTTAATAAATCTGATACTGATAATACTTTTGCGGACATATTGATTATTTTTTTAAGATAAATTAGTCAATCAATTTTAAAAAAAAAAAATTAAAAAATTATTTAAATAATAGAAAAAAGATGGATATTATTGTAATAAATATACCTAAATAAATTAATCTATTTTCTTTAAAAAAAATATTTAAAAATAAACTTAAACTTGAATAATTATTTAAATTTGTGATATCAATTAAAATTAATAAAATAGCATCTGAAATATTTTTTATTATAGTTATAAGATCTAAATCAAAAATATCTTTTTTTAATTCTTCTTCAACTTTATCTGTTTTTTTTACTATTTTTGGTTCTAAATCATAAATATTATTATAAATTGGATTATATTGAATATTATTTTGATAAATTTTTTTAGTTTTTTTTTCATCAGAATTTATTATTGAATTAAAAGGAGGAAGACTGAAAACCATAATACAATATATAATTATTAAATATTTTTTTAATTAAATATAATTTTTTAATTTATATTTATAATTAATGTCTTTTAGAAAAAATAAAAAGCCACAACAACAAAAAGTTATAATAAAAGAAAAAAAATTAGAAAAAAAATTAGAAAAAATAGAAGAAATATTAGATGAAAAAAAAGAAAAAACACCAGATGCAAAAGAATTAGAAATTCAAAAATTAATGGTTGCAAATTTAAAAAATTTAAATGGTAAATTATTATTAAAAATAAATGATTATGAAAAAAATCATAAAAAACTTGAAAAAGATAAAAAAAAATTAATAAGAAAAATGGAAAAATTAGAAGAAAATATTGTTAATTTTGATCAAAAAAAAACTGAAGAAATTGAAAAAATCAATTTAGAAAATCAAAATAATATAGATAATTTAATAAAAGAACATAAAGAATATGTATTAAAGTTAGATGAAATAAAAATGAAAGAAAGAGAAGAAATAATTCAAAAATATGAAAGAAAAATAATCAAAAAAAATGATCAACATGAAAAATATAAAGAAAGATATAGAAAAGAAATTAAAGATATAAATCTTCAAAATAAAGAATATAATGATATTATGAAAAAAGAAGAAAAAGAAATTTATGAAAAAAAAATAATGCAAAAAGAACATGATTTGCAAGGAATATATGAGAAAAAAACTAAAATAGAAATAGATAAACTTATTAAACAAAGAGAAAAAAGAAAAATAGAAATAGATAATTCAATAAAAATAACTAAAAAAATTCAAAAAGATATGATGGAAAAATTGATTAGTTTTAAAGAAAAAATTATTAATGGTAAATTTCATGATGAAAAATTTCAAGTTGTATGTTTATGTGATAATGAAAAAGATGATACTAATAAAATTTTAATTCAAAATGAATTAAGTATTTTTTCAGAAGTAGAATATGTACCATATTTTAAATTTCATTCTGAATATGTTACTAGAATTATTTCTATCTTAAAATGTTTAGAAAGTTTTTTAGAAAATGATAAAAAATTTTTAATACTTTTTGAATATGATTTTCAATGGTTATTTAATAGAAATATAATATTAGATAAATTAAATTCTATAAAAGATTACGAAAATATTAATTTATTATTATTAAATTATAATAATTATTTCCTTACATATAAATTTAATAATTATAAAAAAAATTTAATTGGAATACAATGTAATGCAAATAATATTAATTCTTTTATTATTAATAAACAATATGCTCAAAAATTAATAAAAATTTTAGAAATTATTATTAAAGATATTGTTCAAAATAATAATCCAAATAATAAATTATATGAAAAATGCTTTAATAAACTTTTAAAAGATCATAAATGTCATGGTATTATACCTTCTTTAGGTAAACAAAGATTAATATTTAATCAAGAACAAAATATGAATTGTATTTTGGCAATTGTGGATAATAATACTGAAATTAAATATGATACAATACCATATTTTTATAAAATTATTAAAAAATCAACATATAATTTCTCTCATGGTGATTATATATATATTGATGAAAAAGAAGATGTATCATCAGAAATAATCAAATATTGTGTAAAGGAATTTCCAAAATTAGATTATTTATTTGTTTTTAAAAATGGTTATAACTATACTAAAAAACAAATACATTTGATTTTTAAAACAATAGTAGAAAATGAAAGTAATTTAATTTTAGATAAAAATAGTGAAAATTTTTTTATAAAATTAAAAAAAGAAAATTTAGATTTAAAAAATTTGATTCATAATAAGGATTTTAAAATTATTGATTTTAAATTATAAATAATAAAAAAAATAATAATAAACCACCACCAAAAAAAATTAAAGAAAATAAATATTGTAATGTACTATAATTTTTAATTGATCGAAATATTAAATTATAAGAAATTATAAATAATGGAAAAAATAATGATGGGAATGTTAAATATTTTAATATTGATAAATAAAAAGGACTAACTTCTTTTTCTATTATATTACTTACTCCACCTTGATAAGCATAACAATCAAAATAATTTATAAAACCATCTGTTTTATGATACACACTCATTGCACCTCCTTCCCATTGTCCTTTATAAAAAAATATTTGTTTATTTATATTATTATTATAATAATCCATAAAATCATGATGTTCAACTGTAGGTAATAATATAATATTATTAATAGGATCATATTTTAATCCCTTTTCACAATAATCATCTCCAAATCTAAAAAATCTACGATAAATTTTTGGTAATGGATAATAGGCATGACTTTCATTAGCAATATAAACAATAATTCTCCCATCTTCTTTTTCAAAAATTTTTTCATTAAACCATTTACCTCCACTATGAGAACTTAAATATACTTTTGCTATTCTTGGATTAATATATTTATAATTTCCAAATTTATCACCTGTTCTATTATCAATTCTTAATCTTATTATCATACTTTCAATATCTCTAATATGAGGATCTAATGTACCATTATATGCATAAAATAAAGAATATTTAATATTAATAAATTTAAGATTTTTATATTGAATAACATCTGTTATAAATGCTTGTATTTCTGGTTTATCATAATGTCCTTCTTTTTTTATATGTGTTAGTTTCAAATTAAATCTGCCTCGTTCCTGTCTTTTATCAACTTTTAAATTATGTTTTTCACTAACAATTAAATTAATATCTTTTTTTAATTCTTCATTAGTAATAGAAACTTTTTCATTTTCGTATAATGTTGTCATTTTTACAATTTCTTCCCAAGGAGATGGAAAATAAGGTTCATTTGAATGAAAATAAAATATAGGACAATATTTTTTAACTAAATCTTCCCCTAACATTATTATATATTATATTATAATGTTATTTTAATTTAATTTTGAACATAAAATTACAGTAGATAAATCATTTCCTTTTCTTTTCCATTTAATACCACTCATGAATTCTCCTTCTTTACAATGATTCCATTGTCTATCTAAATAATGTAATTTTTCATTTACTGCTTTTTGATATGTTCCTTCTTTCCAATACCAACTTTTTTTCTTATTATTAATACCATTTACTGTTAAAGCTCCACCTACTGCTAAATTTGAATCTACATTTTGACTACCATGTACTTGTAAATGATCCCATACTCCTACTTTTCTTACACCACCTCCAGATTTATTTCCTACAATCATTAATTTTTTATAACTACCTCTATCATTTGCTATTTCAGCTTGATCTTTTACTTTATCAGGATAACCTGTCCATTTATTAGATAATCTTATTTTACTTTTTAAATCAAGATAATTTGCATCTGCTTTTATAGCCATATTATTAACTTTTGCTTCTGTTGATTTTACAGCATCTAATGCTTGAGTAGTTGAAAATTTTTCATACATTTTATTAGAAAGTAATAACATAATTAAACAAACAACAATAATTTTTTTATAATTTTTTTTTAAAAATTTTTTTATATTTTTACAACAATTCATATTATTTATATATTATTTATATATTATGTATTTATAATATTTTTTAAATTATTTGCAATAACACTCCAATCATAAGTTAAAGATTTATTATATAAATCATTTTGGATTTTTTCTAATTTATTATTATTATTTAATAATTCTATTGTCTTTTTAACACAAAATTTTATTAATTTTTCATCTTTTAATTCTTCTGGAATTAAAATACCAATATCTTTAACTAATTCTGGTAAAGCAGAGAAATCTCTAGTTATAACAGCATTTTTATTATTCATTGCTTCTAAACAAGCAATACAAAATGTTTCATGAGAATATTGATTTGGATAAATCCAAATAGATGTTTTTGCTAATTCTTCATTGATTTTTTGATTTGATACTTTTCCATGGAAATTAATATAATCATTATCATCAATATATTTTTGAATTTTTGGATCTTCTATAGACCAAAAATATATATCTAATGTAACTTCTTTATAAATATTATGTAATCTTTTAATAATTTCACATAATAATATTAAACCTCTATCTGGATTAGAACAATATATGAATTTATATTTGTTTTTATTTAGAAATTCATTATTAATATTTGTCAATGTATTAATGCCATTACCAATAATTTTAAAATTTTCAGAATATAAATCTTCTTTAATTAACTTAAAAATTAATTTCAAGTTATTTTTTTGCCATTCAGAAACAAATAAAATATTTTTAAATTTTTTATAATAATTATAAAATAAAGGAATGCCAAATAAAGGAATATATTTATTATAGAATTGATTATGAATACGAGCATCATGTAGAATATAATAAATATTTTCAATATCTAATAAATTAATATCTAAAATACAACTAATAAATCTTGAAATAATTAAATGATCTATTTTATAATAACTTCTTATAATTTCCCAAGTATTATAATGAATATATAAAACACCTTTATGGATTATATTAGATTCAGTTTCACATAAAATAATAACATTGAAATCTTTTGATAATTTTTCACATATACTAATTGCTGCCAATTCACTACCATATACTTCTTTTTTACCATAATTAAATCCATTAAAAGGTCCCGAAAATCCAGTATAATAAACTAATAATTTTTTATTAGGATCAAGTTGAAAATTAATTTTTGCTTTTTTATGATGATAATAAGTTTTTTTAATAACTTTTAGATTATTTAAATTATCCATTTTTTCTTGGATATCTTTATTAATATCACCATATCTTTTTAAAATATTATAATATTTAATAGATCTACCATATAATTTAAATTGATGAAATAAATTAAAAATATATTCATAAGTTGATTGTGTAGGAGACATTCTTTCTAAACGAAAAATATATAAAAATCCCGAGTTATGTTTTTCTAATTTAAAATATATTTGAATTAATTTCATTATATTTTCTTCAGTATCTAAACCTGATTTAATTAAATATAATAAAATAAATTCTGCCTTTTCTAAATCTTCTTTTTTTGTATAATCTAATTGATTTAACTTTTCATATCTTTTTACATTTTCTCTTAATTCATGATTTATTACATATTGTTCACAATATAATAATTTTTTTAATGTTGTATAATTTTCTGGTCGATTTATTACAGCAAATGGTAAATTCTTAATATTCCAATTATCTTTCAATACATTAGTATATTTTGGTATTTCTCTTTCCCATACTTCTTGTTCATATTTTTTATCTTTAAATTTATAACTTGCACTTTCATCATTTAAGGAATTATATAAATATATATAAGTATCTGAACAACTGTAAGTATTTAATTCTTTTCTTAATTGTCCTTCATAAAATGATAAAAAAGCAATATAATCATCATAGAGTTTCATATCTTCACTATATTGAATTGGTATTGTAGTTTCAAATATTTTTCTACTACATAATATAATTCGAGATGGAGTTTTATTATCACCTAATAATCCTATAAAAGGCGAATCCATTTTATGAGTAAGCCACCAATTTTTACTATCTTCAAAAGCACTTATTAATTTATAATTTAAAGCTAAATTTTTATAATTAAAAGATTCATCATTTGAAAAATGTACTCTATCATTTAACATCATATGTAATAAATCCATATCTGGATATTTAGTTAAAAATTTTTCAAATCTTTGAAAAGCACATGGATAATACATATCATCTCCATCAATCATTAATAAATAATCATATTGTTTATTATTTTCAAATATTTTTAAACAAGAATTATGACCTTTACCTGGATATCCATTTGATTCAGTCCGTATAAGAATTAAATTATTATTTTTATATATTTTAGGTATTTCTTCACTAACCTTTTTAAAATATTCTTCATTTTTAGTATTTATATTAATTACTATATCATATTCAAAATTTACTGGATATTGATTAATTACTGTATTAATACATCTTAATAATAATTTATATTTACTAGAAGTTAAGATAATTGACAAAACCTTCATCTTATTTAATTTTAATTAAAAAATAAATTTTAATTGAAATTATTAATTAATGTATATTTAAAATTCTAAATAATCATTACTTACTCGTGATAAAGTAGGACATGAACATGATTCTTTTTCTTGTGATTTTTTCATTAAATTAATTTCATTTTTAATCCAACTTTCTACTGGCATTATAGTATATTTTGCTTGTAATTTTTGTAATTCTTCTGAAGAATATGGTTTGATTTCATCTTTTTCTTCTTCTTTTGCTTGTTCTTGTTGTGGTTGTTCTTCTTGTTGTGGTTCTTCTTGTTGTGGTTCTTCTTGTGCTTGTTCTTCTTGTTGTGGTTCTTCTTGTACTTGTTCTTCTTGTACTTGTTCTTCTTGTTGTGCTTGTTCTTCTGGTTGTGATTCATCTTCTTCACTGATTTCTTCAATAATTTCTTCAACGATTTCTGGAGATTCTTCTTGGTCTGGAGATTCTTCTTGAGGTTGTTCTTCTGATTCACCATCTTCAAAACCTTCAATACCTACTTTTTTAATTAATTTATTAATTGCCATACATGATAATGATGCTAATAAACAATTTTCTAAATTATATTTAATATTATATTTTTCAAAAATAAAATAGCATATTGCAGCCATTAAACAATATCTTATACATTTTTGAGGGATTTGTAATTTCATAATTATTTTATATAATAGTTTAATATAATATTTTAATAAATATCATTATTAAAACATAAAAGTCTAATATAATTTATTATTATAATTCTAAATTCTTTAACTTTAAAATCATGTTGATCAAAAAATTGAGAGAAGAAATGTGGTTTTTCAATATTATCACTAATATATAAACAAATTTTACCCCATTTATTAACTTCATAAGTAATGTCAATTCTATAAGAATTAAATGATATTCTTTTTTCATATATATGAGTTTTAGGAGTTGGTAAATATTTATACCATTTAGTATCATTAATATCTTTATATAAAAACGAGAATAGAATATTATATTTAGTTTTATATTTCCTTTTAGTAATATATTTTTCATAAAAAAAAGTCTGATTTTTCTGTAAATTGAATGAAACCTCTTTTATATTTTGTTGTTTCATAATTAATATTATATTCAAATTCAATATATGATATAGAAATACTAGTTTCTAGTATTTTTGTATATTTAAATGTTTTTTTTTTTAAAAATTTATATCTTAAATATTTAAAAATCTTTTTAAACATTTATTATTCATATATATATACCTAATTATAATATTTTATCAATTTTAATTAAAGAATTATCTAATCCAGAATTATGTTTTATTAAAAGATTTTTAAATTTTTGAATATTATATCTTTTAAAATAATCTTCATTTGTTATTTTAGATATAAAAGTATTAAAAACACTATATTGAATTTTTGTTAATTTTAAACTATTTCTATATTTATATAAAATATACTCCCAACTTTTCCCAATTTGATAAATCATAATTTTTTGATATAATTCTGAAGTTTCTTTTGATTTAATTTTATCAATTTCTTCAAGTAAATAATTATAAATCATTAATTCATATTCATTATTATTATTACCAATTTTATATTTTTTCATTTCTGTATATTGTTTTATATGTTTTTTAATATCGGAATGATAATAACCTTTTTTTAAACCCATACGATGTAATAAAATAGTTAATTCAAAAGGCCAAAAATCATGACAATAGAATTCAAAATTATTTAAATATCTATAAAAATCTTTAATATTTTCAATTAATAATTCACCAGAAAAATCAATAATAACAGATTTATATTGATTATTATCAATTTGACTAAAAAGAAAATTAGTAGGTTTTAAATCAAGTAATAAAATATTATTATCACTTAAAATTTTTATAGAATCAACTAAATTATATAAAGTTTTTAATAATTGTTTAAAATTAAGTTGTAATAAATTAGATTCAAAATCGAAACCTTTTTTCATAATAATATTATAACAATAAGAATCAATTTTTTCAAAAGACGAAGGATAAATAAAATTTTCATATTTTTTATCTAAAATTTTTAATTTTTTAGAAATATTAATTTCTTTTTCAATATATTTTAGGTCTTCATTATGAAGATCTAAAATTTTAGAAATAAAATCATCATTTAAATTTAATTTTTCTAATTTAGAAAAAGAAGGAGAAATTACAACTCCATGAGTTCCCATAGACATTATTTCATATTTTAATTTTAAATTTAAATTTTTTTCTAAACAATGAAATATATATTTTTTTTCAATAATATCTTCATCATCTTTTTTATTTTCTAATTCATGTAATTTTTCTATAGTGAGTGGGATATGTAACATGGTCATTACAATATATATTCTTTTTTATAAAAAATTATAAATTTTATTTAAAAAAAAATTAAATTTAATTTTATAATATAGTAAAGTTTTTTTTATACTATCTGTATATCTGTTTTTTTTTGAATATTTTTTTTTTGTAAATATTTTTTCAAAATTTTAAAAATTTTTTTATAATTAAAAATTAAAAAATAAATAAAAAAATAAAAAAATAAAAAGAAAATACAAAAATATAATTTATCTTGATCTAATTTTTTATAATTATCATCATTATCTGTTTTATTAGTAATACTTTCATAATAATGAAAATCTTCAAGATTATCCATAATGTTTAGTCGTTTAATAATAAAAAATAATCATTTTTAAAAAAAAATATATTTTATAGTTATATAAAAACATAATGAACAAATTTTTAAAACAAGTAAGTAAAGCTGCATTAAAACCTTTAGAATTAATTGAAAATCAATATGTTGCTGGTGGATTAAAATTATTTTTAGTCTTATATGCAGGTATGATTGCACCAAAATTACCAAACTTCATTGCTAAATTATTTAAAAACGCAGTTGTAAAAATGATTGTATTATTTTTAATTATCTATACTGGTATTAAAGATCCAATGATGTCATTAATGATTGCTGTAGGTTTTACTTTAACTATGGTAAGTTTAAATAGATTAGAAACAGCACAAGATGTCCATGATTTATTAGATGCTGTCGTTGATGTACCACAAGATTTATTAAATGAAATCATTGATGGAGCACAAGGATTAGCAAATGAAGCAACCGAACAAGCAGATAAACGAGTATTAGATCATGTAAAATTAGGATATGCAAATGATGCAAATAAATTAGCAGATAAAGCAGTTGATTTTGCTCAAGATTTAGGAAATAAAATTGTAGATGGGGCACAAGGATTAGCTTCAGATATTGTAGGTTTAGCAATACCAAAAAAAGCAAAAAAAGCAGCAGAAGAATTTTCATTAGAAAACCCAGCAGCTAAATTTGATATGAATAAAATGGGTCAATTAGAAGATATATCAGGATATATGGCTGATGCAAAAAATGAAGCACCAGTAGCAGGACCACAACCAGCAGAACCAAAACCAGAAAAAAAAGAATAAATTAAGTCCATAATACATATTTATTTTTAAAAAACTAATTTTTTTTTATATTAAAAATTAAATTAATATAAAAAAAAAAATCAATATATTTATATAAACAATTATGAGTCAACCAAAACAACAAGAACAAAAAGTAACAACTTTTCCACAAGCAATGCAATTATTAGTAGATGGTGTTCAAGTAGCACAAAAACGAGGAGCATATTCATTAGAAGAATCAGCAATGTTATTTCAAGGAATTACTTTCTTAAAACAACAAGCAGAACAATCACAAAAAGCAGCAAAAGCAGCAGAAGCACCAAAAAAATTAGAAAAAATTGAAGAAATGTAAATTTAAATAATAGGTATCCAAGATTTAAAAAAAGAATTATATTTACATTGAATTTTAACATTATTATTATTTTTTAATAGTTTCCTTATAAATAACGATATTTTTAAGGAATTAATACAAGCAATACTATCAAATTCATTATTTAAATTCAATAAATTATAAACTTCAACAGTATTGGTTTTTTGAATAATAAAATCTTTAATTTGATTTTCTAAAAATTGTTTTTTAGTATTTGTATTAAATTTAATAGAAGTTACAAAGATTTTATTATTATAATATTCAGGAACAAACATAATATCACAATCAGAAGTAATAAAATGTAAATGATTAAATAAAAAATAACTTTTAATTTGAATATGACAAACATTAAAAAACGAATCATAAGTATATTCATCTTTTAAAATTATAGATAATGTTTTTAATTTATATGAAAATTTTTGATCTTGCATATAATTTCCTTTATAATATAACAAATCTGATATATAATAAACCCAACATCCTTTTTTATTTTTTACCATTTCACCATTAAATAATGTACCATTGTATAATTCTTCATTAAATCTAAATTTAATATTAAAATAAAATAAATTATTATTTTGATGAAATATAAAAATACAATAATTTTTATTAAACATTTTAGTTAATAATAATTTAAATCTAAATGTATTTTTTTTAATTATAGTTAATAAATATTTACTATTGATTTCTTGAATATTATTTAATTTATAAATATTATTTTCATTAGAGAAATAATATTTATGTAATTGTTGATCAATTTCCTTAATTTCAAAAGATTTTAATTTAATTGATTTTTTTTCACAAAAGTTAATAAAAGAAGACATGTTGATATTTTAGTTATAATGATAATAAAAATCAATTTTAATATTATATTATATTATATATTAAATATGTTTAGACAAAATAGCCTGGATGATATAAGATTTCAAATTATTTATTATTTAAATAATAAAAAACTTACAAAAAGAGATTTATTTGATTGTTTATATAATATTGAAGAAAGTTATTATAAATATTACAAAAATAAAAATAAAAAAGATATTTTTAAATTTTTAATTCAAATATATAGTATTAAAGAAAAAGAGATTACTAATTTTGAAAAAAATCCATTATTAAAAGATATTTTTTTAAATAAACCTAAACATAAAAATAGTATTTATGATTTTTTTAATAATATTTTTCATGGGAAAAAAAAAACTTCAAATCTTATTATTAATAATTATAGTATTTTAATCAAAGGGAAAAGAAAATATATGGAAGATAGAGTTATTTTAAATGATAATAAATTATTTAATTTTTCTTGTATTTTAGATGGACATGGAGGAAAATATTGTTCAGATTTTTTGAAACAAAATTTATATAGATTTTTTACTTCACATTTAAAAAATAATTATGAAATTAAAAAATCTATTTTATTATCTTTTAGAGATATTAATCAAAAATTTTTAACATATCATTTACAATCTGGATCAACATGTAATTTATTAATTATTAATAAAAATATTAATAAATTTTTTTTAGCTAATGTTGGTGATTCTAGATGTATTGCTTATTATAAAAATGGGAAAGTTAAACAAATTTCTATTGATCATAGACCTGAATTAGTTAAAGAAAGAATTAGGATAGAACTTTTAAATGGTCAAATTATTAATAATAGAGTACAAGGGATTTTAGGTCTTACTCGATCTTTTGGTGATAAAAGATTAAAAAAATATGTTAAACCAAATCCTGATATTTTTGAAGGTAAAATTAATAATATTAAATATTTTTTGCAAGGTTCAGATGGTATTTTTGATTATGCATCTAATAAAGAAATTATACAATTTTTTAATAGATGTTTACTTAAAACTAATAATAATTATAAAAAATCAATAGAAATGTTAATGAAATTTATTTATAAAATTAAAAAATCTCAAGATAATATTTCTATTATTATTACAACTGTTCGTTAAATACTTGTTTTTCATATATTAATATATATGCATTTCTTTTATTATTTTTATCAAATAATTGATTATTATTTATTTGATGAATATCTTCATCATCTGCTAAAAACCATTTATCTTGGATTTTATGAAATGATGTATAATGTCCTCCATTAAAATTACTTCCTAAATGATTAATAATTGTATTTAAATTATATATTGTTTTATTATTAATATTTTTATTAATATTATTTTCAATTAAATAATTATCTAAATCAAGATATAATGGATATTCGACGGGCATTGTAATTTTTGAATAATTCATTGTTTCTTGTTGAAATAAAAATCTTTTTAATTGTACAATTAAATATTTTGGTGTATTTAATAATCTACTTGTTTTATAACAATTTGTTTTTTTACATTGATCACATTTATAATCTTCTAATTTTTCTGATTGAAAATATTTATCAAATAATTTATTTAAATTATTATTTTCTTCATCTGTTTCTAAATCTACTGATAATTCTTTATATTTCTCTACTCTATGTACTATATGATCACATTCACTACATTTAATACTATTTGATAAATATGAATAAAATAAATTAAATAATAATGTATGATCTCTTTGAATATCATTCTTAAATTGTTTGATACATGTATTCATTATTGCATTATTATATCTTACATTATTCATTATTAAACTATAATCGTCTCCTTTTTGTATTAAACTATTATGAAAATTATCTAAAATAAATGTTAATCCTTCTAAACAATCTTGTTGATTAAATGATACTTGACTAAATATTCTTCGAAATTTTTCTATAAATGATGTTAATCTTAATTTTCTTATACAGATTTTATCATTCTCATCTTCTAAACTTTCTTTTTCTACTTTTTGTTCTTCTTTAATCTCTTTTAATCTTTTTAATATACATAAATATGAATATAATAATTCTGAAGTATCAACATTATCAAATTTTTCCAATAATTTAGTATTTAAATCAGCACAATTTAATATCATTTGGATATTTACATTAATATAACAAGTATTTCCCAGATTTAATATTCCAAATATATCACTCATAGTGTTTATATTTAATTATTATTATAATATCAATAAATTTTATTTTTTTTATATATTTATTTTTTTACATCATTTCTTAAATTATAATAATCAATAAATGGATTATATGTATTTTTTTGCCATAACTCATATCTCTTATTTGATTCTTCTTTCTCTTCTTTGGTCATTTCTTTTTCTTCGACATCGACATCTTTGATTAGTACAGTCATATTATTTCTAGCTATTGTTTTTATCATAGTTGTTTTCATATACATAAATTGAAAAAAATTCATTTTCTTTTCTAATTTAATATATAAATAAATTTTATTTTATTTACTAAATATATACTATGTCTTTTGCTAATTTCGACGACGCTTTTAAAAATATAAAAGATAATTCTATTAATCAATCTACTGATTTATATACTGAAAAATGTTATATTAATGCTCAAAAAAAAGAAAATGAAAATTTTTCTAAATATCAAAATACTAATTATAGAAAAAAAGATGATAATCAATATAATTCAAAAATTAATTCTATTTATCTATATCAAGGTATTAATGATGGTAAAGGTCCTGGACAAAATGTTAATGTTGATGATAAATTAACTCGAGGTAATTTTTTCGCCAAACCTGTAGATAAATTAGCTGAACAAAAAACTTTTGAAAAATATGTACATTTTAAATTACATTCTTGTACAGATAATAATCATCAAAAATTTTTAACTTCTACTAATTTATCTTGTCAACCACAAACAAATTTTAAAGGAGAATTTAATGTACAAGGTATTTCTACTTCTAATTATGGTAGAAAAAATTATAAAAAACAATAATTTAAAAATATTTTTTATTTATATAATAAATATGAATAAAAAAGAAATCAATGATAATTCTGTTAAATATATTTTTGATCAAACTAAATTTATACATCAAGAAAATGAAAATACTAATAAAATTAATATTAATTTAATTGATATTGAATCTAATTTATCTAATCGTTCTAGATTTTTAAGTAAATGTCCTAAATTATATAAACCAGTTGAATCAAAACCAACCAAAAAAGATGATGCAAAAAAATAATTACATTTGATATCTTTGTCTCATTTCAATATCATTTCTATTTCTTGGTCTCCGTTTTCTTCTTCTTTGATTATTTTCTTTAATTTCTGGATATTTATATTCTTCAATTTTTAAAAAAATCAAACATAATAAATTTAGAATATATGGTATCATAAAAATATAACTTAATGAATATACATTTAAAAATATAAACATTAAATTTATTATATTTAATATAAAAAACTTTTTATAACTTCTTTTCATTATTTTTTTTCTTTTACTAAATTTAAATATTAAATATATATAATCTATTTTACTTATTAAACATAGATAATTGAATAATAAATATATAATTATATACCATCCTTCTTTTATTTTTATAAAATTATGTATACTTGTAAAAAATGTTATTACTAATAATGATAATGTTATTAATACTAAAATTTCATTAAAGATTAAATATATATACATATTTGATGTAGTTAAAAAATTATATATTTTATTTTTAATCATTATTTATTTTTTTATTTTTATCAATTTTAAAAATAATAAAATATTTTCTTATAATATAATAAATAATAATGGCTTATTCCCGAAAAATTTATGATGAAAAAGCTTATGAACATAATCTTTTAGAAGCAACAGAAGCTGGTAAATATAGTTTATTAAGTAATGCTACTTATAATAATCAAACTTGTTTCCAAGAAACTCCTGAAATTCATGCTAGTCGTGGACAATATAGAATTTCCGATAATAATGATATGGTTACTGCTGAATCAGATTTATTTAACTTAATGAGAAAAGATTCTAAAGATCCAAAAACTCAATTCCCTTTCAACAAACCTATTTATAAAAATAAACCTATCTTAGACAAATGTAAAACAACTGATTTAAAAAGACGATATCCATTATTAGAAGCACCAATTTATAAAAGAGAACAAACACAAGATCGTTTTGAATCTTTATGTTTAAATCCTCAAGCTTTTTCTAGAATTACAAGTAATCAATATATTGGTTTAAATACTCGTTTATATTCTAGAGATAATTATAAACAAAAATTACCAGTTTTACAAGATCAATCAAGACATTTACCTCCTCAACAAGAATTTGAAAGTCCAATGAATGATTTTCTTACTTATTCTAAAAAATTAAAACAAGAAGCAAAAAAACCTGAACCTAAAAAAGAACAACCTAAAAAAGAAAATTTTTCTTCCGGCGGTTGTGGTTGTAATTAAATAAAAAAATTTAATAATAAATATAATATATATTAAATATATATACTATATTATGGAAACTTTATTAATCGGTGCTATAGCAGGTTTAGGATATTATCTTAATAAAGATAAACGAACAAATAATAATGAATTAATAAATAATAATATTGTTGCTGAAAATGAAAAACCTTCTGGAGATAATATTTATTCTTCTAGACATTTAGATAAAGTTCAAGAACAAGTTTTTCAAAAAGCTACGCAAAATCAAAAAGATTCTAAAAAACCTATGAAAACTGGTATTATTAATGGTAATACTTTTAGAGATAATAAAAATAAAAAAAGTTATTATAAAGAAAAATCTATTGTACAAAATCAAGAAGATATTAAAAATAATGATAAAATGAGTTCTACTAAATTTCCTCAATCTTCTAATTCTGTGATTGAAAATTCTTTTAAACTTTTAGATAATAAAGATGTTGAAAAATTTGGTATTCAAAGTTTTAATCATAAAAGACATTTAATGGAACAACCATCTTTTCAAGAAAATCATGATCGTAATAATACTTCTTTCTTTAAAACTATTAAAAATGGTTTATATGGTAAAGGTGTTAATGTTTATGAAAAAGGTCATAATAATATGGAACCTTTCTTTGGTAGTTCTGTTAAACAAAATATGAACGAAAATGCTAATCAAACTAAATTAGCTCATTTTACTGGTTCTGATGATACTTTTAGACATAAAAAAGAAACTAAAATGCTTTTTAAACCTGTAAAACAAAATATTCATGGACAACAAATTAAAAGAGATGATTCTCGTTATATGGGTTCAATGTATACTAAAAGAAATCAATTACCTTTTGAACAAATTAAAGTTGGACCTGGTTTAAATTCTTCAGCAAATGATTTAACTACTAATGTTGGATTTCATGATTCTTATAGACCAAAACAAAAAAATGTTGATGATTTAAGAGTTAATCCTAAAGAAACTTATAAAGGTAGAATTGCTGGTGAAAAACATTTTGTTGGTTTAAGAGGAAAATCTTCTAAAGTATCTGTTAATAGACAAAGTGGTTCTTTATCTTATATTAATCGTCCTCAATTACCTAATAAAAATTCTGTTTCTGGTACTACTGATTTAAATAAAAAAGCTGTTATTTTAAAACATGTTGAAAGAAATAAATATGCTGCTGCTATTGAAAAATTTAAAGGTGGTAAAAATAATTCTAGTTCTTTAGGTACTTATAATGCTTTAAATGATAAAGCTAGATATAATATTAAACAAGAAACTCAACATCATGAACATAGTCATATTAATGTTAATGTTGGTGGACATGACGGTCATACTACTAATCCTTATGATCTCGCTAAAACTACTATTAAACAAGAAACACAGTTTCATGATCATAGTCATATTAATCTTGGTGGACCAGATCATGCTCATCAAACTTCTTTAAATGATAAAGCTCGTAATACTATTAAACAACAAACTTTATCTTCTTATACTGGTAATAAAGAAGGGTTTACTGAACAAACACAACAATTCAAAGATGATGCTAAAACAACTATTAGACAACAAACTTCAAGAGATTATAGTGGTATTAAAGGAAGTTCAGATAGTGCTACTCAATCTTCTAGACATAATTATTATAATGCTGAAATTAATGCATTAAAAGAACAAACTGTAAAACGAAGAAATCCAGTTTCACAAGGTGCTAAAAATGGTCCTTCTAAAAAACAATATATTCTTAAAAATAATAGAAAAAAACAATTTAAAACTTATGAATTTACCAAACATTATAATCCTACTGCACCTCCACCTACTAATAAATATAATAATGGGAAATTTACAAGACAAAAACAACAATATAATAATTGTAAAATACAAAATCGTATTGATCCAGTTTTTGTAGACCAATTCAAGAAAAATCCTTATACTCAATCTTTACATAGTTACCAAAATGTACAAAATCCCAAATCTATTCATAGATAATTCAAAAAAATATATAAAAAAAATATATTAAAATAATTAAATTAATTTAATATATAATCATGTTTAGTTTATCTATTAATACTTCTAATGATTTTGTAGAAAAAACACCTGAGGAAAAAAAATATAAATCTAGATTAAAAAAATATAAAAATTTTATTCAAAAATTAAAAGATATTCCTAAATATAAAAAAGGTAATAAAAAAGGTTCATATTTAAAAAAATATAAAGATTGTCCTATTAAAATTAATAAAGAAAATAGTAAATCAGGTGCAAGTGGTGCTTTAAATATTCAAACCGAAAAAAAATTTTTATATAGAGAAACACAACTTATTAGAAAAGATCCTATTTATGGTAAATTTGCTATTTTAGAAACTAATATGTTTGATGATTTTTATTTTCCAAGATTAAAAAATTATTGTAAACATATTAGAAATTATATTAAAAGAAGTTCTAAAATATTTCCTAATAATTTCTTAAAAATTAAAAATTGTAAATATTGTCTTTATAGTTCTGATAATGAAAAAATAAATATTTCATATGATATGGAAAACGCTTCTTATAAGAAAAAAAATACTGATAATTTTGCAGATGATATGAAAAAAGAAATTTATAGTTTTAAACAATTAGGTAGTTTATTTTGTCAAATTTATTATATTTCTGTTGTTTCTAATAGAAAAGGTCTTTTCCATAATGATTTGAAACCAGCAAATATTGTTATTAATAAAGCTCGGAAAAATTTCGTTTATAGTGGTTTAGGTAATATTAAAATTAATATTAAAAAAGGCGATTTAATCCCTATTTTTGTTGATTATGATTTAATTAGTTTTAAAAAATTTTCTAATTATGGTAATCATCCTGCTTCTGGTACAAGTTATGATTTTAATTTTTTTAAAGAAAAAACAAAAAGTAAAGCAGGTGATCCAAAACATTTATTTTTAGAAGAAAATTTACCTAATTTTGATGAAAGAATTAATTCTAAAAAATTAAAATTAATTTTTGATGAATTTCTTAATATACAATAAATTATTCTTTAGTTCCATAATGTCCTGTTATATTTACTGTTTGTTCTGATAATGTTGAAAAATTATCATTTAAATCTAAACATATTGATTCACTCGGATATAACTTGATATAAGTATCTGTATCTGTATGAAAATTAAATTTAATTCTCATAGATGTTTTTTTATTTCCTATTTTAAACATTTCTACATTACAATTATATTTTAACCAATCAGTATTCTTTAATATTGATTCTTCTAAACCAAATATATTTCTTTGATATGCTAATCCTTTTATATACATTTTTATTCCATTTTCTAATTCACATTCACATCCATATTTATTATCACTAAATGAACCATTATCTGATATAAAAATTGTTATATTTGTTACATAAAATGGTCGCTTTTCTATATTTAAATATCTAAATGTTTTTTTCTTTTTTAAATAATTTCCTATCATCAAATGATTATTTGATTTATCTTTTAAAAAAAAAGTATAAAATTTTGATGATTTTTTTATAAATGCTGTTCCTAATTTAATTAATGAATCCATTATATATATATATTATTTTTATTTTTATTTTAATTCAGGTTCCGGGAAAAACATTGAATCATCTGAACCAATTGAATCTGTATCACAATCCCCTATTTGATATATTGATGGATAATTTTTTGGTGGTGATAATGATCCCGATAATGTTTCCATTGTTAGTAATGGATTTCTTTCAAAATCTCGATTTTCATATATATTTCTTTCTATATCACTTATTTTAACTCCATTTATTGATATTAATGGTGATGTATCAGGTGAATTTTTTAAATATGTTGAAGATAGAGATTTCTTTTTTTTAATTTTTCTTTTTTTTAAATTTTTTTTTTTAAATTTTTTTTTAAAAAATTTTAAGCACATAGTTTTATTATATAACATTAATAAATTTTATTATTATATAATGTTGACTTCTATTGAAATTTTTAATATTCCCGAAATTAATAAAATTATTTTAGAATATAAATATGATATTGATCAAATTTATAGTATTATTCTATTTTTAGATGATATAATTCATAGTTATTCTAATTAAAATTTATTTTAATAATATTTATGACAACATGAATAACTTTATCGTATATTTATTAATTAATACTAAGAATAAATATACATATTTAGGAGTTACTAATAATAGTGATAAAAGAATTAGACAACATAATGGAGAAATTAAAGGTGGTGCAAAATATACAAAAGCAAGGAAAAAAAATGGAATATGGAAATATCATATGAAAATATCAAATTTAACAAAAAGTGAAGCATATTCAATGGAAAGTCTTATAAAATGGGCAGTAAAAAAAAATTATAAAAATAAAAAAATTAATAAAACAAAAACAGCATTAGAAAGAAAAGTAAATTTAATATTAGAATTTCAAGAAAAATTCCCTCAATCTGAAATTCATTATTTTTAAAAATAAATATATATTATGGACTTAAAAATTATTTAAATATATTTTTTTAAATATATTTAAATTAAAAATATGTCTAAATATTTTGTTCTTAAATTTTTTTTAGAAAAAAATAAAGAATTATGTTTTTTATCAGTTAGAGATTTATTAATTGAAAATAATATTTTAGAAAAATATTATGATGGTTGGGGTATGGATACTGAACATTCAAAAATAGATAAAAATAAAAAAGTTTTCGAATTATTTTTTTATAATATTCCTGAAAAAGAAATAAATGATATTAAATTAATTATTTCTAATCAACTTAAAAAAAGTAAAGTTAAATTATATTATCATTTTAATTAAATTATTTGATTTTTATATATATTTGAATATTGTTTATCATGTATTCTATGATATAATAAATTCTCTTCACATGTATGTATTTTTATTTTTTTTGATAATATATTATGACATAAATATAATGGTTCGGGATATAATACTTTTTTTACTAAATTCCATGCTTTTTTTGTAAAAGTAAAACTACTAAATGGTATTGTAATTTTTTTTTCTATAATCATTTTACAATAAAATAATCTTTCTTCATATTCATCTTGAAATTTTTTTGTTATTTTCATTTCTCTTTCATATTTCTCTCCTTCATAATTTTGAAATATTTTATAATTTGATGATACTATATCATATCCTTCTTCTATCTTTTTTATTTGTAATTTAAATCTTTCATTATCATAAATATCATCTATATTTATATTTATACAGACATCATAATTTAATTTATTAAAAGCATAATTAAATATATAATTCTCTGCTTCAATATTATTTTCCATTTTTTTATTTAAAAAAAATAAACGATTTGTTCTGAATATACCTTTCTCTTTAAACATTTTTATTAATGAATTATCACTATCATCATAACATAATTCAATTATATCATATTTCTTATATGTTTGTAAATAAATACTTTTTAAACATTCTAATATCCAATCTTCTTTATATGTTGTAAAAATTTTACTATGATAGATTACACAACAGATTTTCATATTAAATATATATAATATTATCATTTTTTAATTTTAATTAAATTTTTCAAATAATCTACATTTTTTATTTTTTTTTCATTATCATATTTTAATATTATTTTTTTTTCGAAAATATTATATATTTGACAATTTTCTTTTTCTTTTTCATCATACAGATTTTCGTATAAATAAAAATATTCTTTAGAATTCTTATGTTTTTTTATTAAAAAAATCATTATATAAATATATCTAATGATTTTTTTTTAATTTAATTTTATTTTAAAAATATCTAATCAAATCTTACAATAAATGAACCAACAATATTTGATGTTGTTCCAGATATAATTTTTAATTTTAAACCTAATCTATCACCAGCACTGAAATTATGCATTCCTTCTGCTATATTTGTTGCATTAGTGGATGTTGTTGAAATATAATCGCCAGTTTCTGCATTATTATCAGTTAAATGTAATTGACAATTAGAATTTGCTGTAGCAGAAAATGTTATTCCAAGAACAGTTCCATTTTTAGGCATAGTTACACCATGAGTTGATGAAGAACCATTACCCCAAGCCATTTGTTTATTATGACTACCACTTGATGTAGTCACATTTCCATTTCTTTCACAATTATATACACATACTGCACCTGAAAAACCATCATTGCCTCTTACTTTAAAAGTACCATTAACATCTAATTTTCTATCTGGAGAAGATGTACCAATACCTACATCACCTCCTCCTTCAATTCGTACTAATTCAGATCCATTTGCTTTAAAAGCAAAGAAATTACCTGATGAAGGAATACAAATATCTAATGCAGAACTTGTTTTACCTAAACCAGCATAATCATTTACACTTGCTCCATCATCCCATAAAACAACACGAGCACCAGCATCATAATTATTAAATTTAAGAGAAGCATTTTTAGTTGAATCACCTACTGTTGTTCCTGTACTAATATCAATCATACCAGCTGGTGAAAAACTATTTAAACCTAATCTACCATCATAAGCTAAAGTCATTTTTTCAGTTAAACTATTACCTGCGGATCCACTAGAAGAACCATCACCATCATTAGTATAAAAACCAAAACCACCTTGTAAAGCACCATAAGATGAACCACCATTATCTGTATGAATTCTTGCTTGAATACTACAAAATGTTTTTGCAATTTCATAATCATCTCCTGTATCACCAGTTACTGATTCTTCACCTGTAAATTTAATTTCACCTAATGGTGTTCTATCAGTCCAATTCATATAATTATTACTATCTGTATTGAAGAAACTTAAGTTAGCATTACTACCGGCACCAGTTAAAAGAAGTGTTGCACCTCCACCTCTGAGTTCTAACATTTCATTTGGTTGAGATATACCTAAACCCATTTTACCACTATTTAATGACATTACATGATTACTACCACTTGTTAAAGTATTATTTTCTGTTCCATCACATATATAAAAATCAATTGCATTATCGCTATCAACTGAATTATGTCTAGTTTGAATATAATGATTATAAGAAGCATTACCAGAATATCCAAATTGAACTTGAGCACCATCATTTACTACAACATTACCATTACCAGATCTTAATGTTAACATTGGTGTAGTTGTACTAGGAGTTGATATATCTAATAATGATTCTGGTTCTGTTGTACCAATACCAATATTACCACTAGTATTTACTCTGAATCTTTCTGCTCCTGATGTTCCAAATGTAATTGTATCATCCATTTCCGAATTAGTATTATAACCAGATATATCAATATATGATTGATTTGCTGAATTAGAACCGCCTCCAGAAGATAATCTTAAAAAACCTTCGTTACTAGCAGTTCCATTAGTACCATACCCTCTTATTTCATATTGTCCAATAGAACTAGTATTTAATGCTGGTCTTGTATCTGTAGCTGCGAAACCTGTATTCATATATGCTCCTTTTGATTGAAGATTACCATTTAATACAGTATTACCATCAGAATTTACTTCTAAAGCCCCAGTATTACCAGGAGATGATAAACGAATATTTGATCCTTGAGAATCAATAATAGCTTTATTTAATGTTGGATATGCACCTAATTGAATAATATTTTGTTCAAAATATACTGCTGTACTATCCATTTGTACTTTTCCATATGCAGCTGAAAAATTTCCAGTAACATTTAAAGAATTGAGATTTGATGATCCTAAAACAGAAAAGGTTCCACCATTATCTAAAGTAGCACGAACTGTATCGTGTGGATTTTCAAAACGAATATCATTTCCATATTTTGTAATTGAAGCAGCACCTTCAGTTGTGCTCATATAATGAATAGTTTTATTAGCACCACCAGTTTGTTGTTTTAACCATTGATCACCTGTAGAAACATTACCTGACATAGTTCCATTAACTTCGAATTGATCAGATGGAGATTGTACATTAATACCCACTTGACCATCAGTTTCAATATAAATTGCATCTTCAATATTTAATCGAGAAGCCATTTTTATTTTTTATATATTACTAATATATATTTTTTATATTAATATAGTTTTTATAATAATCGAAAAATTTTAGCATAAAATTTTGTATTTGAATCACTATTATTACTCATAAAACCGATACCGCTAATATTTGTATTAATTGATGCTAATGATGTTAAAGATGAAGATATTTTATTATTTTGTACAGATGAACCATCTAAAGAAGAACATTTTGATTCTCCAATTATTGAAGTATCATATGGTCTAGAAGATGTTCCAACCCACATATTTAATATTGATGTAAATACTCTTGTACCACTTGTTGATCCTTCACTCCATATTAATTCACCATATGTATTTCGACTCGAAGATATAATATTACTACCAGTATATGATGTAATTTCATTATGATATGAATTAGTATCATTGACTTCACCATTAGTATCAATTATTCTCCAACTTATATTTGGTTGATTTCCATTTCCAATTATTTCTCCTCTAATATGTATTTTATAATGTTGTAAAACATTTTCCATTGATGTTATTGTATCAAAATTTAATTGATTTGATGTATAATTTGATGTTGATAATCCAGTTGTTTCAATTGAATCAACAAAAATATATCCATTTGCACCAATAACATCACATTTAGAAGATTTTATATTTCCAGTAACATCTAAAGTATCATATATATTAGTTGCTCCAGATATTGTTAATGATCCAATAATATTACTATCACCAGTTACATTTAATGTTTGAGTAGTAATATCAGATGTCATATTTATATTTGTTCCATTTAAATCATTAATTTGTAAATCTGCATTAGCATAACCAGTACCAGATTTATTTAAAATAGTTGTTGGTTCTTCTTCTAAAGATGTAAATAAATTATATTTTCCATCAGTAGCATCTCTTATTAATCCAGTATATTTTGTTATACTATTATCAACAAATTGAGTATAAAATCCAGAATCAATAATATCGGCAGTATTATTTGATGCTAATTGAATTAAACCATCTTCAACTTGAATAGTTTCAGTATCAAATGTAATAGCATTACCATATACATTTAAATCTCCTTCAACATCTAAATTTCCTTCGATTCTAGTAGCATTATTTATATTTAATTTACTATTTAATTTTGTTATTTCAAGATCTTCAACATTTATTTCTTTTATATATATATTATTAAATTTTTCTGTATCTGAACCAATATTATATATATCAGTTGTTATTGGTAAAAAATCACCTGACAATCCAATACTACCATTAACTTCTAGTTTATTTGTTGGATTTGTTATACCAATACCAATATTTATTCCATTTGCTGAATAAATATTACCAGTAGCTGATTCAGTCCATAAATTATCTGTTACTTCACCAGATTCGGCAGTTATTCCTTTAAGTATTAAATTTCCTTGAACAAAACAATTATCTTGTATATTAGCTGATCCATTTACTTCTAATTTATAATTTGGATTTGTTATTCCAATACCAATATTACCATTATCATTTATTGTTAAATATTCATCATTATTTTTTATGATATGAAAATTAAAATCACTATCTGTTTTATCTTCTAAACCTCCAGTTAATTTCCATTTATCTCCTTCATTAGTAATACCTAAACTCATTTCAGCATATGGATTTCCTGATACATTAGTATTAGTTATTTCAAATTTTGGTTCTGAACTTTTTACTTGTAATGTAGCTTGACTTGTCACACCACTTATTGCTATAACATCAACATCATTGTTATGAATTAATAATTTATCATTATCATCACTTTCTAAATAAATAGAATTACTTGTTGTTCCAAATTTTATTCTTGGTTTTCGAAAAGACATTATAAATAAATAAAATATATAATAATCCTAGAAAATAAAAATTAATATATTTAATATAAATTTTTAATTATTTTAATCAAATACTACAAAACCATCATCTTCATATTCATCATCAGCATAATTTTCACCAGAATCTTCAGAATCAATATCATCAAATCCTCCAAATATTATATCATAAAAATCTTCAAAATCTTCTTCATCTAAATCAATATATTCGTTTTTATCATTTAATGAAAAAAATATTAATTCATTATAATAGAATTTATTTTCAATTGGTTCTGGTAATTCTAATTTATTTATTTCTTTTTCTTTTCCTTCAATATATCCATACATTTCGATTTTTTCAGCTTCAAAATCCCAAGTATATAGTTTTTTTAAATCTTTTTCTTTTCTATTATTTTGTAATAATTCATGAATATTTTTTAATGTTACTTCTTGATCTAATTCTTCATTAATTATATCTTGTGATTTTGATATTATAATAAATTTAACCATTTTATAAATATATTAAATACTAATATTAAATATTTATTTTATTTTATTTTTTATTATTTTAACCAATTTGTATAACAATTTTTACAAATTATATTTCTGTGATATGTATTATTTATATAATGAATTTCATATTTATTTTCTTTAATTTTTTTACATTTTTTACATTTAATTTTAATTGAAGGTAATGTTTTATCATTTAATTTCATTTTATTTTTTTCTATATCATTATTTATACTATTTTTATTTTTATAAGTTTTAGAATAGATTTTATAATTATGACAATCTTTTTGAAAATTACAACATTGACAATAATAAATTAATTTTTTATTATTATCTTTTATAATTTCTTTTTTAAACAAATAACTACCACATTCACAAAATTCCATCTTTTATTATATTAACTTTTTCAATTTTAAATATATTACTAATATATATATTGTAAATATGAATAATGAAAAAATTTCTCATACATACTGTTTGCCATATTATATAGATAAAAAAAACGAACTATTTATTTTAATGGGTTTAAAAAAAAAATATAATCATGACCAAGGTTATATTCATTCTAATCCTGGACAATTAGTATTTATTGGTGGTCATTTGAAAAAAAATACTTCTTTTCCTAAAAATGTTCAAATCGAATTTCATGAAGAAACTGGTCATATTTTAGATCCCAAAAGAATTTTCCTTGATAAAGATAATTACAAAAAATATTATATTACTGCTTATTATAAATGTAATCATACCGAATTTAAAAAATTCGATAAATTAATTAATAATTCTGAAAAATTTCAAGAAATGGATAAACTTTGTTGGATTTCTTTTAATAAATGTATTAATATTATGATTAAATATAATAAAAATGTTATTGAAAATATCCCCAAATTTAGTTTAGAATATACAAATGAATTTAAAAAAAGAAAATGGTTTTTAAGTCTTGAAATTAGTGAATTAATTTGGGCTATTCGGAATGAATATAATTTAAATAAAAGAATTAAAAATAAAATAATTGTTAAAAATTATATTCATAATAATTTAAAAAATAAAAAATTTTTTTATAAAGTAAAAAAAATTATTCAAAAATATATTTATAAAATCAGTGAATATGATTGGTTTGAAGAATCTTTATATAAATTTAAACAATTTCAATATAATCAAAATAATAAAAAAATTAAAAATAAAAAAAAATCTAAATCTCCTCCAAAAAAAAAATCTTCAGAAAATAAAAAAAAATCCAAATCTCCTCCAAAAAAAAAATCCAAATCTCCTCCTAAAAAAAAATCTAAATCTCCTCCTAAAAAAAAATATATTCCGCCACATAGACGATAAAATTAATAATTTTGAATTTTTAAATTTCCATAATATTCATTTATTTTTTTAAATTTTTGTCTTACTACTTCTAAATCTAATCCATCTGGTGGTTGCACCTTTGATATTCCACTCATTGCTTCTTTTGGTCTTTGAAAATCCACTATTAAAATATATCTATCATTTTCTGATTCATTAAAACCAGTATGATTTATCGAATCATCAAATAAAATATATTCACCATTTGTTTTATGAAACTTTTTTTGATTATTTACTATTAATCCAGATTTATTTTCTTCTACTATTATTGGTATATGACATCTTAATATATGATTTGCTATACATTCCCATCCTTGATGAACATGTAATTTTACTTTCTTCCCCATTCTACTTATTACTGCACTTTTTACATTTTTTAAAGATTTTACGAAATTATATATTTTTGGTATAAATCTTTCACAATTTGTTATCCATATCATATTTTCTGGTTCATTTGTTGGTAAACATGAACATATTGGTATTATTCTCCATCTCATATTTTTTGGATCAAATATTAAATTTTGATAATATTTCCAACTTATCCAAAATATATTACATCTTGGATTTTGTATTATTCTAATTTCATTTTGATATGTTATTAATTCTTTTCTAAATTTCAATAAATCATTTTTTATGATTTTTTGATTATAAAATCTTTTTTGATTATCCATTTGTTTTTTATTTTTTTCTTCTATTTCTAATCTAACTTTTTCTATTATATTTTTTACTTTTTCCTTTTCTTTTTCAATATTCATATTATAATTTTTATTTATTTTTTTATTTTTAATAAAATTTATATATATATATATATAATGAGTATTAAAGTGACATTTGACAAAGCTATTAAAAATTTAATATGTATTAAACCAAAAATTATTTTTTTAACTGGTAAAAGTGGCACAGGAAAAAGTTTTTTTTCTTCAAAATTAAAAAATCATTTTGTTCCTTTAGAAGTTGATTTAATTGTAAGAAAATTAGCTAAAAAACACAATATTGGTATTGGTCCAGATTATAATGAAGCATTTAAAGTTTATAAAGGAAAATCTCCTTTATTTTTCGAAAATGAATTTATTAAAGAAATTTATAAATTCATTGATAAAAATAATAATAAATCAATAATTATTGATGCTGCTATTTCAAATTCTAATTTAATTAAAAAAATATTTTCTGGAAAATACAAAATATTTACTTTTGTTTTTTTATATCCAAATTCAGTTAATAGATATAGTGATAGAATAATGAAAAGATTTATTAAAGATGTAACAACAAAAAAAAAAACTTTACCATTTTGGTCTGAAGTTCCAAAAGAAATTGAAGAAGCATCTTTAAAATCTAAAAAAGTAAAAAATTTTATAAAAGATGTAGCAAAAAAACAAAAAAAAAAATCTGACGAAAGATATAAATATTTTTCTTCAAACGGTTTTTCAATTTATACTGTTTTAGTTTAAATTAAAGTATGACATTTAGGACAATGTCTATTAATTTTTTTAAAACAATATTTATGAATATAATGACCACAAGGTAAACGAATCCATTCTTTTTCATAAGGTTGTTTACAAAATTCACAATTACTATTACCTTTATATTTCATAATCATTTTTGCAATTCCAGATTCATAAAAATATTTTGTTAATGTTTTTTCTAATTCTTTTTCTTCTACTGGTGTATTATTATAAATATCAGCAAAATAATCAAATTCGTATTCTTGAGGATCAAATTTTTCTTCATAATCTTCCCAATCAATATAATCATTATCTTCAACTTCTCGAGTTCGTCTTCTTAAAAAAGGAAATAAAGAAAATATAAAGTTCCATACCATATATTTTTTCTAAAATTATATTCTTAAATTAAATTAATATTTAATCTGAAAATAAACATTCATCAATATTATCTTCTTCATTTGATGAAAATAAACAATCTTCTATTATTACATTTTGTTCTTCTTCATCATCTGATATTATTGGTAAATTTTTATATAATTCACTATCTGGTAATTCAATTTTCAATTTACTAAAATCTTCTGATACTCCATCATTATCGAAATCTAAATCTTCTCTTCGTAATAAAATTTCTTCCCATACATCATATAAATTATTTTCTACATCTTTTTTTATCCACCAATCATCATCTCTTTTAACTCTTACTACGGAACTAAATTCTAATTTCCAATATACTTCATTTATATATGTATTTAATTCTGTTGATTTTTTATCTAACCATTCTAATTGTTCATCAGTTGTTAAATTCATAGGTGGATAAAAATATTTTGTTTTCCATTCATCATTTTTGTATTCTCTGATTTCTCCAATAATTCCTTTTTCTAAACCGAAATAATTTCTTCTATCTTCTGGAACTTTAACATGATTAATATCAAATGTTTTTGGTATAATATCTAAATATTCAAAATCATCTATTTCAAATTCATCATCTCTATATTCTTCTTCACATGAATATTCAGTTATTTTACATTCTAAAAAGTCACAAACATCTAATTGACATACTTGTAATTGTGTTTGCATTTGTACCCAATAATGATCAGGGACTATTCCAGTTATTTTTCTTCTTGATGGACATTTAATTTCTAACATTATACCAGTTGTTGATATTCCATCAGGTGATGCCCCTAATATATCAATTTTTGGATGTTGTATTAATCCAAATTCATCAACTTTTAGATTATATCTTGTTTCATATATTTGATTTGCTATTTCTTCATATTTTTGCCCATGAAATGTATATTGATTTCCTTTAAATGGTTTACCCATACCACATTTTTTTTTTATTATTTGATTTCTAGTATTATATTTTGAATATCCTAATACTGCTCCTATATCTGATGCTGTTAACATATTTTTTCTTATATCAAACCATTCTTTTGATAATTGTTCTGGTTGATTTAATTTTTTTAAAAATTTAACTTTTTCTTTTAATATTTTTTCTTTCATTTCTTTTAATCTTTCTATACTATTCTCATTTTGTTCTATTAATTTATTTATTCCTTTAACTTTTGTATCATAAAAATCATAATGTTCTTGAACTTTTTTTTTATTTTTTTCTTTTAAAAGTTTTTCTTTCATTTCTGTAAATTTTTTAAAAAATAATATATAATTAATTTCATCATCTTGATTTTCAATATTATATTTTTCATAAAAATTTATTATATTTTCATATGTTAATTCTTCCATTTTATATTATTATTTTTTCATCATTAATAAATTTTATTAATTATTCTCTTCATCATCTCCTATAAATATATCATGTTGACTAAGACTTTCTTCTTTATCTTCTTTTTTTTTATATTTATACCGACATTTTTTATAAATAACATTTAATATTAATGTAAAGGTTGTTAATAATGATCCTAATAATCCTAATTCCCACATATCTGCTCCTACTGCCATTCCAATTGCCGTTGCTACCCATAAACTTGCTGCTGTATTAATACCTTTAATAAAATTATCCGATTTATATACTGTTGCTGACCCTAAAAAACCCATCCCTGATACTATTTGAGCTGCTATTCTTGTTACATCACCTTCATTATTTCTTTCTTGAATTCTTATTGACATTATTGTAAACATACATGATCCAATCCCTAATAATATATGCGTTGTTATTCCTCCTGGATGCGATCGAAATTCCCTTTCTATTGATGGTATTAAAGTTAATAATATAGTTATACTCATCTTAATTAATGATTCAAAGAATAATTTCATTTTAATTAATATCTAATTATATTAAATTTTAATTAAATTCCTATTACTATTTTAAATTTCTATTACTATATCATCAATAATATCTTCACATATATCAGTTATAATATCATCTTGAATATTTTTCATTTCATTTAAACATTTATCTTCAAAATTAGTTTGTGTCGATTCTTCTTGTTTAATTAAACTATCTATAGATATTGATGATTGTAATGAACATTCTAAAATATCTTCTTCTGTTTGTGTTGATTTTTCTTCAATGGATCTTTGAGTTTGTGTTGATAAAGAATTAATTGAATTTTTACTTGTTTGTGTTGATTGACTACAATTAATTTTAATTTTTAATTTTTTTCCATTTTGTATCCCTTGATCTTTATGTTTTACTCTGAAATTATTACAATCAATTCTTTTTAAATCAATAATTTCTTTATTATTAAGAAATTCTCTATATAATTGATTTAATTGAATTTTTAATACATCTTTCATAATGATTTTATTTCTTTTATATTCTAATAATGTATATTCAAAACGATCAATTAATTTTTTAGGTATCGTATGCATATTTTTATTAATTATCATATCATTATATTTCGCATATTCAAGATCATTTTTATTATATATTTGATCATTTAAAAATAACCACCACATTTTTCGATGGAAATCATCTTTAATAATGTCAGAAGGTGTATTTTTATAAAAGAAAATATATTTCCAATTAATATAATTTTTATAAATATGTAAATCATCTAATGTAAAATTATAATATTCACTTAATATATCCCATTCTAAATCATCTTTAAATTTTTCTAAATGTTTTGTTGTTAAATTTTTATTCAAAGATAAATCATGGAAATTAATATAATCTTTGAAATATGTAATAAATTTAATGGTTAAATTATCATTTAAACTAATATAATTCCAATTTAGATTTAATTTTGATACATCAATATTTAATTCTTTAATTTTAGAAATTAATTTATATTGTTCATCATTTCGTAATTTATTACAAAAATAATCTTCAGTCACTATTCGTTTCTTTTTTTTCATTACATTATATTTGATAAATGTTTTAATGGTCATTTTTATTAATTTATATTAATAAATTTTAAAAAAAACATATTAATAAAAAAGATATAATAAAATATATAGAATGGAATTAGATCCTTACAAAGTTTTAGGTATTTCATATGATGCTGATTTAAAACAAATTAGAGATAATTTTAAAAAATTAGTTTTAATAAATCATCCTGATCGCGGTGGTAATGCTAGAAATTTCGAAATTATTAAAAATGCTTATTCATATTTATATAAATATAAAATAGATCAACAAAAACAATTACAAAAAGAACAAAGAACTTTTGATAAATATACTGATTCTCGTAATTTTCAAACAGAATCTTTAGATAGAGAATTTGCTAAAATGAAAATTAATCCTAATGATAAAAATTTAGATAAAAATAAATTTAATAAATTATTTGAATTACATAAAATTTCGGATGCTGATGATAGAGGTTATCAATCTAAAAGAAGTAATGAAAGATTAGATTATGATGAAATTCAAAGAAGAAATAAAAATAAAAAACAAGAAAAATTACAAATTCAAGTTTATGAAGAACCAGAACCTCTTGAATTAACTACTGATAATTATAAAAAATTAGGTGTGAAATATGTAAAAGATTTTTCTCAAAATGTTGGTAAACAAGGTTCTAATTATTGTGATTTTCAAAAAGCTTATACTGAATTTGATACACAAAATATGACTAATCATAGACAAAAAAATTATAAATCTGTAGATGATTATAAACGACAACGAGCTAACCAAAATTTTTCAATTTCTCCTGAACAAGCTTTGAAAATGGAAGTTAAAAGAAAACAAGAATTGGCTATGGAAGAAAAAAGACGATTTTATGTTTCAAGACAAGATAAAAAAATTGAAAAAAAATTTAAGTCTTTTCAGAATTATCTTCAAATGTAGAAACCACAAATCTCCCTCTCTTCTCTTTATTCAATAAGATTTTTTTATCTAATGGATCATATTCTAATGGATCATATTCTAATAATTTTAATTGATCTCTATTCGGTATAATATAAACTTGATTGAATTCTGAAAATCTCACTTTCTTTTTCTTCTTTGATTTCTCATTATTCATATTGAGAAATTAACTTGTTTTTCTTAATTAAATTTTAAAAAAAAAAAATAAAATTTATTCAAAAATTATTTATAAGTTCCTAAATTATACAAACCCTCTAAATTATACAAAACCCTTTTGATAAACCTTTGATAATCAAAAACTTTTTTTTAATAAAATTTATAATATATATATTTTATATATTCATTATGAGTAAACTTAGAAAAAATTCAAAACAAAAACAACAACAAAAAGTCAAATCATATGATATCGATTATTTTTATAATCAAAGATATTCTGGAAGAAAAACTTTTATTCCAGATGAATCTTTAGCTGTTCTTAACATTCGAACAAAAATCAATATGAATGTTAAAAAAGAACGATTGGAAAAATTAAAAACATTTAATAAAGAAGAGTTAGAGAAAAAAATTAATGGTAATTTAAATAAATTAACTAAAGATAATATCAAACCAATCACAATTTTAATTAAAGCAATTCTTGAAGAGAAAAAAGATGTTTTATTAGATTATACTGTTAAAAATTTATTAAATAAAGCAATCTCACAGCCTGTATTTTGTGATCTTTATGCTGAAGTTTATCAAAATTTTCATAGTAATGAATCAAGAACTGTTTTTGATAAAATTTTTAAAGATTTAATTGATTTATTAGAAAATAAATATGAAAATTCAATGCTTGATAAAAATTATGATTTATTTTGTAAAAATGTTAAAGATAAAACAAGATTCATTGGATTATTTAATTTTATCACATCTTTATATCATATTAATATTGTAGACAGAAAAACATTAGGATATTATATTGATTATTTATTTAATAAATTAGAATCAGAAGGTTCTGATACAGAAAAATATGTTGAATGTTTATGTAAATTTTTAACTAAAATTAATGATAAAAAAATATTTGAAGAAAAATTAGAAGTATTGAAAAATTTAAAAGGACAAAAAGAAAGAATTAGTGCAAGATACAGATTTATGATTATGGATTTATTAGATTTATATAAAAAGATGTAAACTGATTTAAATTTATTTTTAAAAAATAAGTTTAAATTATGGACTTAAAACATTTTTTGTACTTTTTTTTGAATTTTTAATGGATCTTTAAAAATTAACATATAAATAACAATAATAGAAAATACACCATATATTTGGTCAAATTTATTATTTTTTGGTGAGAATCCTTCAGAACCACCAAATAAACTTGAAAACCAAGCCATTATTCTTGCAAAAAAACCTAATTCTTCTTTAGGTGTTGCTGCTGAATCTGTTGCTGATGAATCTGTTGCTGATGAATCTGTTGCTGATGAATCTGTTGCTGATGAATCTGTTGCTGATGAATCTGTTGCTGATTGTTCTGGTTCTGGTTCTGGTTCTGGTTCTGTATATTCAATTTTATCATTATCACTTCCTCCATCATTATTATCAGTTTCGACATTTGTTGTTTCTTTTGGTACACTAACTTCATTTTTTGGTACTTGAGGTGTTTCTTTACCACCACAATTATTTGATAATTTAATATTTGAAATAGCTGCTGATTCTGCTTCAATTTCAGAAACATTTACATTATTAGTACAAATATTAATATTACTTGCACATGGTTCTCTATCTGATAATCTTTTATATGCATAACTCCCTTTTAAACATTGAGTTATACCACATTTTCTATTATCATCAATAGAATTTAATGCTAATTGATTTGTTTCTTGACTCCAATCTACATTTTTTGAAAGAAATTTTCTTGGTAAAAGACAACCACACATTTTTTCTATTAATGGATTTTTTGGATCATATTTTTGTAAAAATAAACAATATTTTTGCATTAAATATTCACATTTAGCATTATATCCTTCTGGAGTTCCATCATCATAATATGAATCCCCACTAAATGAACATTCTGCTTTTTTAGGAATGTTAAAAATTTTTGGTACGAAATTTACGGCACCTTTTTTAGGATCATATACAGGAACTGTTAATGACATTTCTTTTCCTTCACCTTTTTTATCACCTAAACAACAAATTAATTTTGAATAAATTTTTTCAAAAGCATGAAAAGTTTGTTTATTTAAATTTTGCCATACAGTATAATTTGATTCTGCTGCTGATCCTTTTTTATGTCCCATTTCTGTTAAATGTGTAACAATATCATCTTCATCTGCATCAAAAAATGTATTATCAATAATCATTTTTACATCATTTTTTGAAAAAAGATCATCGTAAACATATCCAATATTTTTAATAATACTTTTATAATAGTTATCTTCCATATTACCATTAACTAAAGTCATAATTTTTATTTATTATATATAAAATAAATATATTATTTTTGAAATAATATTTTTAATTAATTAATTATCATCTTCAGATTCTGGTTCAGATTCTGGTTCAGATTCTGGTTCAGATTCAGATTCTGATTCTGATTCTGGTTCTGGTTCAGGTTGTTCTTCTTGTTGTTCTTCTTGTTGTTCTTCTGGTTTTTTTTCTGGTATTTCTTGTTCTATAGTTTGAACTTTTTCTTTTGGAAATTCAAAATAAAAATTTTGTGCTTTATCTTTATTTGTAATAAAAAATTTATTTTCTTCTTTATTATATCCAAAAAATTTTTTTCCTTTTCTACCTATTTTATAACTTCCATCTTTTTGTTTAAAAACTTTTAAGAAACCTCTATTTTGATTTTTTATTGTTTTTTGAGTTAATGCTAAACCTTTTTTTCTATTTAATACAAGCATATTTACTTTTTCATCTTTATCTGCAAATGATAATCGTATTTTACTAGATTTTTTTTTATTTAAAGGTTTAAGAACTTCTAATAAAAATTTTAAAGGTTTTTTTTCATCATCAAAAAAAAGTTTTTTTTCACCTTGTACTAAATATTGACCTTTTTTATTTTTTAATTGTACAATTTTATCTTTATCATCATCTGTAAAGTTTTCTTTTTTTTGAAATTTACTTTTAATAAAGTTAATAATTTTTGGTAAAAATTTATAACCAACCATTAAAGCTAAAACAATAATTAAATTATCAATAGTTGCGTATTTTTTTAATTGTTTTATTACTTTTTTAATAAATGAATTATTTAATAATTTTTTGATAGAACCACCTTTTAATAAACCTGCACCAAAGGTCATTTTGCCATCTTTACCCATTTTAGCTTTATCCATACCTTTTGATAATAAAGGTTTTGCGATGAAAAGTGCAAGAACACCAACACCACCAATAATTAATAAAGGCATAATCATTGCAGTCATCATACCACTCATCATACCACCAACACCTTCAGCCGCAGTAGCAACACCTGTACCAACACCTTGAGCTGCATCAGAAACAGCATCACCAGCAGCATCTAAAGTACCAACTTTTTCATCTGTTGCAGTTGTTGCTGTATCAGCGGCATTTTTAATATCAGCTTCGTCAACATTCATCATTTTAGATAAAATTTTATTACCTAAACCTGATTCAGCTACAGCTTCCATCATTGTATCAACAACATTTTCTTGATTTAAATTAGAAATAACAACACCATCATCAGCTTCAATATCAGCAATTTCCAATTCATTACCAGCTTTAATTTTTAAAGAAACATTTGTAACAGTATCATTAACCATTTCACTTGTAACACTAGTTTTAACTTTATTAACTAATTCAGTTTCATTATCAATATTCATAATATTTTTAATAGAAAGATTATCTTTACTAGAAGAATCACCACCAGTTAAAGAACTACCAAGACCTTGTACAGTATCGCTAACGGCATTAGCTATACCAGCTAAAATTTGTTCACCTTCTTTAGAAGAAGAATCTGCGGATGCTTTTGCATCATTAGCTAATTGAGTTTGAATTTTATTAGTCATATCTGAAACCATATCAGCTTTCATATCAGCTTTAGAAAGAACAGATAAATTCATTTTAACCATATTTTTTTGGCTGACTCCATCTAAAACGAAGGCTCCCTTAGTTTTCACCCCTTTAATCGATATTTTATTATTCACATCGGCACCAGCAGCTGCATTAACCATAGTAGTTTGCATCATTTTAACAGAAGATTCATTGATAGTTTCATTAAATTTTTTAATACTATTTTTAACTCGAGTATCATTTAAAATTTCTTTATTTGTTTCTTTTGAAGAACTACCTCCCATATTTATTATATAGTATTAAATTATTTTTTTTTTTTAAATTAAAATTTATTAAAATTTATTTTATAAGACTTAAATATTAATATGACAACTCATAATCAAAAAATTGCTGATAAATATCAAAAAAAATCACAATTAGAACATATATTAGATATTCCTGATACATATATTGGGAGTATAGAAAAACAAGAAGAATCATTATATGTTTACAATGAAACAAAAAATAAAATCACTAAAAGAAAAATAACATATATTGCTGGTTTACAAAGAATATTTGAAGAGATTTTATTAAATTCATTTGATCAAACAGTAAGAAAAGATACAAATACAACACAAATTAAAGTAAAAATTGATAAAGAAAAAAATGAAATAACAGTGTGGAATAATGGTAAAGGAATACCAATAATTTATAAAGAAAGTGAAAAGGTATACATACCAGAAATGATATTTGGAATGTTATTAACATCAGGAAATTATAATAAAAATGAGAAAAGAATAACTGGAGGTAAAAATGGTTATGGAGCTAAATTAACAAATATTTTTTCTGACGAATTTAAATTAGAAACGGTAGATGATGAAAGAAAGAAAAAATTTCAAATGACTTGGAAAAATAATATGGGGAAAAAAAGTAAAGAAAAAATTTCAGATTGTGATAAAGCAGGATATACAAAAATTGTATTTAAACCTGATTTAAAAAGATTTAATATTGCTGAATTATCAGATGATATTATATCTTTAATGAAAAAGAGAGTATACGATATTGCTGTAAATACAAGTAAAAAAGTATCCGTATCATATAATGGTAAAAAAATAGCAATAAAAAAATTTGAAGATTATATTAAATTATATTTAAAAGATGGAGAAGATAAAAAAATTTTAGTAGATGAAGATACAAATGAGAGATGGAGCATAGGATTATATATGAATGATGATAATTTCGAACAAATATCATTTGTTAATGGAATTAATACAAATTTGGGTGGAACACATGTTGATTATATAACAAATAAAATAATCAAAGAATATATGGCAAAATTAAAAAAGAAAAAGGTAGATATTAAAAAATCATATATTAAAGATAAGATGCATATTTTTATTAAATCTTTTATTGAAAATCCATCATTTAATTCACAAACAAAAGAATCAATGAAAACCAGATCATCTAAATTTGGTTCATCATATGATTTACCAAAAAAATTTGTAAATGGATTGAATAAAATTGGAATAATCGAAGAAGTATTGAGTTTTGCTCGTTTTAAAGAAGAGAAAAATTTAGAAAAAACAGATGGAAAAATTAAAAGAAGAATTACTGGAATACCAAAATTAGAAGATGCGAATTGGGCAGGAACAAAAAAATGTGGAACATGTAAATTAATTTTAACAGAAGGAGATTCAGCAAAGACATTTGCTATGTCTGGTATTAGTAAAATTGGAAGAGATGAATATGGAATATTTCCATTAAAAGGAAAATTATTAAATGTAAAAGATCAAAGTCCTGAAAAAATATTAAAAAATGAAGAAATAAATAATTTGAAAAAAATTTTAGGATTAAAACAAAATTATAAATATAAATCATTAACTGAATTAAGATATGGTGGAATAATTATCTTAACAGATCAAGATACAGATGGATCACATATTAAAGGCTTAGTAATGAATTTTTTCCATACATTTTGGCCAGAATTATTAGAATTAGGATTTATTAAATCTTTAATAACTCCAATTGTAAAAGCATTTAGAAAAGGGAAAAAAGACACATTACAATTTTATACATTAACTGATTTTGAGAATTGGAAAAAAAACACTGATTTAAAAAAATGGACAACAAAATATTATAAGGGATTGGGTACATCAAACGCCAAAGAAGCAAAAGGATGTTTAGAAAATATTGAAAAAAAAATAGTTACATATACATGGGATGAATTTGCTGATAAATCATTAAATTTAGGATTTAAAAAAGATCAAGCAGATGAAAGAAAAAAATGGTTATTAAAATTTGATAAAGAAGATGTATTAAATCAAAAATTAAAGAATATTTCAATTTCTGATTTTATTAATAAAGAATTAATACATTTTTCTAATTATGATATTCATAGATCAATTCCTTCATTAGTAGATGGATTAAAACCAACACAAAGAAAAATTTTATATACTGGATTAAATTTTTTAACATCAAAAGAAATTAAAGTAGCACAATTTTCCGGTTTAGTTGGTCAAAAAACTGATTATCATCATGGTGAAGCATCAATTGTATCAACAACTATTAAAATGGCACAAAATTTTGTAGGATCAAATAATTGTAATTTATTATTACCGAATGGTATGTTTGGTACAAGATTGTTAGGTGGCGATGATAAATCAAGTGAAAGATATATATTTACAAATATATCACCAGTTACAAAGAAAATTTTTAATATTAATGATAATAAATTATTAAAATATCTTAAATCAGATAATTTATCAATTGAACCAGAATGGTATATGCCTTGTATTCCATTAATATTATTAAATGGATCAAATGGTATTGGTACTGGATTTTCAACTACAGTATTACCACATAAATTAGAAGATTTAGTAGAAAATATTAAAGATAGAATTAATGAAAAAAAATCAAAAAAATTAACACCTTGGTATAGATCTTTTAAAGGAACAATTATTAATAAAAGTGCAAATAAATATCAAAGTGAAGGAATATATGAATTAGATCAACAAAATAATCGAATAATTATAAAAGAATTGCCAATTGGAACATGGACGGAAAAATATAAAGTATTTTTAGAAAAATTATTAATTGATAAATCAGTATCAAATAAAAGAGATTTAAAAATGCAATGTATTAAAAATTATAATAATTATTCAACTGAATCAAATATTCATTTTGAGTTAGAATTTTCAGGAATTGAATATACTAAAATGACATCAAAAGGAAAAGAACATATTTTAAAAACTTTAAAATTATCAACAAATTTATCTGAAACTAATATGTATTTATTTGATCAAAATAATAATATTAAAAAATATAAAAATACAGATGAAATAATGAAAGTTTGGTATAAAATTCGTTTAAAATATTATGATTTAAGAAAACAAAAAATGATAGAATTATTAGAATATATTGTAGATGAATTAACAAATAAAGTAAGATTTATTCGAATGGTCAAAAGTAAACAAATCGATATTTTAGATACAACTGATGAAAAATTAGAAAATGATTTAGAAAAAAATAATTTTAAAAAATTGTTAAATTCTTCAAATGAATTATCTTTTAATTATTTAACAACTATGCATATTAGAAGTTTAACATTACAAAGAGCAAATCAATTAGAAAAAGAATGTAATAAAAAAATAGATGAATTAAAAGAATTAAAATTAAGAAATATAAAAAATATGTGGTTAGAAGATTTAAAATCTATCTTAATTGAAAGTCAAAAATATAATGAAAATTTGAAAAAAGAATTAGAGTTAGAAAAAAATGATATAAAAAAGAAACCTAAAAGAAAAAGTAAATTAAAGAAAAGAAGTAAAAAATAAATATAAATGATATCAAAAATAAAATTATTAATACAAAAATATCCAAAAATGTCTGGATATATCATTGGTTATGCTAATGGTTTTACTTCAGGTATACCAGTGGGTGGATTTTTTTATTATCAATTTAATAATAATTTTTAATAAAATTGATTGAATATATATTTATAACTTTACCATTATAATATTTATACAATACAATACAATTATAAAATCTTCAAAATGATGAAACTTTCTGAATATCAATTAATTAGTTTACTTAATAACAAAGTCGGAGGCGAATCATCAATTGCTATTATGATAGCAAATGATGCTTTAGAATTAGGAAAAACAATTTTTGAAATCGAAGAAGGAATTAAAGAATGTCAAAAAGAAATCAATAAAAATAATAAAGATATTAAATCAATGACATTAAAAAAAGCAAGAGAATATCTCATCTGTAATTGTGGTAATTGTGTTATACCAGATGATTTAGATGAAGAAGAGATAGATGAAGTCATAGATGAAGCAATAGATAAAGCCAAAGAGCTATTAAAAATAAATAAAGAAGATATATTTTATATGATGAAAGAGTATGAAGATATTATGGGTGTTCCATATAATAATGATTATATAATTCAAAATTTAGTTAAAAATGTAATAAAAGAAGTTATTATAGATTTAAATGATTATGAACAAATTAAAGAAGAATTTAATAATAATGAAGAATTTGAAAAAGAAAAAATTATAAAAACAATAAAAAGATTATTAAGTGAGTGTGAAGATGCTATTACAAGATTAAAAAAATTTGAAATAGTTACTTGTATTATGTGTGTAATTTCAAATTCACCTACATTTTTAAATAATCATGAAGGCTTTAAAAATACAGTTTTATTAAAATTAGAAGAATTAGCTAGTACAATAAATGAATTAGAATATGATAAAAGTGAATATAATAATTATATTCAAAAAATAAGAAAATTTTAAACCTTTATGGTCTGGGAGTCATCGCGAAAAACCCTGTAAAAAACGCTTTGACATTATAAAAAAATTAAATTATAAATTTTTAAAAAAACTAATAAAAAACGCTTTGACATTATAAAAAATAAAAAAATTAAATTATAAATTTTTAAAAAAACTAATATAATAAGGGACTTAAAATAAATTAAAGATTTTTTAATATATTTTATATATAATATAATACTATAAGTACCATGAGTTTCCTAAAATATAACATTTTAAAGATGAAAAAACCAAATATTGATGAAAATTTCTTCTGTGAATATGTCAGAACTGATCAACAAGAAAAATTAGTTAAATTAATTAAACAATTTAATGTTAAAGTAAGTAAATTAAAAATTAATTGGGACTATATGTCTCTTTATGATAAATTAGATGTTGAATTCTGTTTAACATTTAAAAAATATATTAATTTCGCTAATTTATCTCGAAATAAATATCTCACTATTAACCATATTAAAGAATTTAAAGAATATTTAGATTGGACTAATCTATCTAAAAATTATAAATTTACTGTTCCTCAATTAAAAGACTTTGAAGAATATATTAGTTGGCAAAGCATTTTCTTCTATCAAAATTTACCAATTAAAACTTTAAAAGAATATTTCGCTAATAAAATGTGGTGGTTATTCTTAAATGATTATAAAGAAACTTTTATTGATAGAGAATATGAACATACTAATGATTTAATTATTAATAAAAGTATTCAAGAAGTTCCAATTGATTTTATTAAACAATATAATAATAAATTAGAAGAATATAAATCAAATCAAAGAATTTTAAAATTAAATTTTAAAAGAGAATTAATTGATTATGTTAAAACTTATGATAAAGAAAAATCAATTAAAAAATTATTACCTGTAAAAATTGCTGGTTCTGATAAAAATGGCGAAGAAGTTGATTTACATGCTCTTATTGAAAAAGCAATTGAAGAAAATAAAAAAGAAGAAGAAAAAAAATCTAAAGAAAAAATGGATAAAATTAGAAAAAGAAAAAATGAAGAAAGAGCTAGAATGAAAGAACAAGATAAGTTTAAAGATGTAAAATATGATAGTGATTTATCAACTGATGATTTCTCTGATACAGAATCTTCTTCATCTTCAGAAGATGAATCAACTTCTAGACGAAGACGAAGAAAAAAAAGAAAAAAGGAAAAAAAAGAAAAGAAAGAAACTAAAGATAAAGAAGGTGAAGATGAAAAAACAACAAAAAAGAAAAAAAGTCAATTTCGAAAACCTGATCCAATAAATGATTCTGATTCTGAAAAATCTGATAAAGATGAATAAATTAAATTAAATTAAAATAAAAATCATAATATATCATATATATAATTATGGATTTCAAAAATTTTTTAGAACATACACATAATAATGAAAAAGATGATAAAAGAATTATTATACAAAAACAACCTATTCAACAAACTTATCAAAAAATTATTCAAGATTTACCTCAAAAAAAAAATAAAATATCTACTCAATGTATTTTAATTGATTCTAGACACAGAAATAAAGATAATTATCCTAATACTAATAATTTTGTTGTTTCTTTTAATCCTGATCCAAGTGCAACTGGTGCTATTATTAATACTAATATTAAAAATATTATCAAAATTAATATTGTAAATGTTGTTTTACCTACTGTCGCTTTAGATCATCCTTATGTTATTTTAAAAATCAAAGAAATTAATGATAAAAATGTTTTTAGTACCAATGGTTTTACTGATGATGCTTTTGCTATTTTAGTACCAGAAAAATTTACTCCAGGTTCTTCTTTTGTTAATTGTGATATTAAACATCAATTTCAAACTTTAAAAACTCCTTTAGCTAATTTAAAAAAATTTACTATTAGTTTTTATAATCCCAATGGTGTTTTAATGGATTTTGGTAATGATCATGTTGGTTCTATTAAAGATAGTGTTCAAACTATGATTATGTTAAATATTGAATATTATGAAAGAGATAATGGTTTAATTTCTCAATTAATTTAAAGTTCTTCTATAAGTATATGATTATGTATATTTTTTAATCTAAATCTACATAATGGACATGAATTTTTCTTTTCTAACCAAGTACTAATACAATGTTTATGAAATATATGTTTACATAAAGTTTTTGTAAAGTTATTTTCATATATTGGTTTTAAACATATTGAACATGGTTCTTCAAGAACTTTTAATGTTCTATTATTTAATGAACTTTGTATTATACAATTATCACATACATCAAAATCTTCAATTTCTTCTTCTTTAACATCATAATTTACTTCTGTATTATGATATCTATCTTTAGTTCTAATATCCCATAAATTATTACATTCTATACAATATTTAAAATCTTGTATTTTATTTTCCAATTCTTCCATTAATTTTTCTGTAGTCTCTTCTTCAATTTTTGTCAATAATTTTCTTTGTTTTGAACTTAAATGTATTTTACCATTACAAAAATTTTTATCACATTCAATATTATTACATATAATTTCTTTATCTAATATATTTAAACGAACTATATATTTAGTTTTTAATAATATCTTTTTAGCTGTAAAATCTAAATTTAATATTATATTATATTTATTCTTAAAAATTAAATTTAATTGACATAAATGATAATATGAATAATCTTTTCCATTAAACTTTATAACTTTATTTTTTAAAATAGGTATTAAACTCGGATCAAGATATTTATTCCTTCGATAACTATCACGAGGGTATTCATTCATTCTTCTTCTATAATAATAATTACTATTATTTTCTTCAATTTCTTCTTCGAATTCTTCCATATCTCGAATATTATTAAAACGATTAATTAAAAATAATATATTTTCTATTCGATGTCTAAAATCTTCTTGTCTTGGTGGTCTTAAATATGATGAAAATGAAAATATATTTTCATTATTTACTTCTTCAGTTGTTCCTGTAATATTTAAATTTCCTGTAATACTTAAGTTGTTATCTGACATATTTTATATAAATATAATTATTATTTTAATTTATTTTGTATTTATATATATTTAAATATAATTATGAAAGATGAAAAATTTGTAAAATTCTTAATAATTTTTTTTGGAGTTTTTATTGTTTTAAAATATTTAATTTTTAATGATCGGAATTTAGTTTATCTTAAATCTGATGAAGATGAAGATTTTCATTTAGTTCAAGATTTACCTAATAAAGATAAAGCAGCTGATATTATGGCAGAAATCAAAGATAGAATTGAATTATTATTAAATTATTTAAAAAAAAATTTTCCTAAAGATCCTCGTATTAAAAGATTATTTAATAGATATGATGAAGATAATATTCAAGAAACAAATTTAAATGATAGTGGAACTTCTTATAGTATTGATAAAGGCGAACAAGTTCATTTATGTTTACGAAGTAAAAAAACTCAAAAATTACATAAAATAAATATATTAATGTTTGTTACTATTCACGAATTAGCACATATTATGTCTAAATCTTATGGACATAATGAAGAATTCAATACAAATTTTAAATTTTTATTAATTAATTCGATAAAAATAGGTATTTATAACAATGTTAATTATGACAAAAATCATCAAAATTTTTGTGGTATGGTTGTTGATAATTCTCCACTTCATTGATTCGCCGCTAATAATATTAAAAAAAATTTATTTTTTTCTTTTTTTTTTTTTAAAATTTCTTTCTAAAAAAAAAATAAATCATATTATGAGTAATATTTTAAAAAAATATCTAGTTCCAAGTGGTACAAAAGTTTATACACATCAAGATTTAAAAGGTGGTTTATTTAATATTCCAAAAAATGAATATGATAATTTATATAACCATTTATTAAAAGTTAAAAAAAGTTCATTATGTGAAAAAATTACTGATGTATTTAAATTATATTTTGATATTGATAAATATTCATTAAATATTGATATTCGTATAACTGTAAGAACATTAGCTGATCAATTATCAAGAATATTAGTAAAAAATCAAGAAGAAATGAAAGAAGAAGAACCAGATTTAGATTTTACATATCATATTTTAAAAAATAAATCAAAGGAAAATTATCATGTATATTTTCCTAATATTTTAGTAAATAAAAGTTTATGTAGAAAATTAATTAAATATTTAAATCAAAATAATGATGAAAAAATTTTAGACGATAATGCTTATAATTCATGTTTTAGAATGTATCATGTATTAAAATATGAAAGAAAGAAAAAAAAATATTTAGCAAATAGTAATTATGATTTTTTAGATCCAGTATGTTTAAATGATCTTGAAAAATTTCAATTATTATGTATTCAAACAGATAAAAAAGAATTAAATGTAAAATTTGAAGATTCTGTCGATAAAGAAATAAAAGAATATGAAGAACAAAATAAAAAAAGAAAAAAAAGATTACAAGAAATTAATGCAGGAGATATTGTTGATTTAGAAGATTTAGAAGGGAGAGAAAAAAGTAATTTTGTAGATTTTAAAAGAGATGGTTGGATTAAAAATAATGTTGTTAGAATTAAAGATTATGAATATATTAAATTTATTTTATTTGAAGTAATGAAAAAAGAAAGAGCTGATGAATATGGTGAGTGGTCTAAAATTATTATGATTTTAGCTAGTTTAAAAATTCCAAAAAGAATAATGATTAAATGGTCAAAATTATCATCAAAATTTGATGAAAGCACTATTTCTATTATTAATAGTCTAATTAAAAAATCTAAACAAAATAATTTTCAATATTATGATCAATATAAAGCATTATTAAATATAGCAAAACAAGATGATTTTAAAAAATTTAATGAATATATCATTGGTTTATCAAAATATGAATATAAAGTATTAAATTTTAATCAAATTAAATTTCATTTAAATAATGATGAAAGAGGAATGTGTGAAATGTTTTATAAATTATTCCATCAAAGAATTATTACTCAAGGACCAGAAGATAATTTAGAAGTATATTTTTGGAATGGAGATATTTGGCAAAAAGATGAAAATCAAATGTGTCAATATTTATTTCAACATTATGTTAGTCAAAATTTAGATTATTTTAATAAACAATTAATGTATAAAATTAAACAATTAAATCCAGATGATCCAAAAGTAGAAGAATATTATGGTTTATTAAAAAATTCTACTATGATGAGAAAACAATGTAATAGATCAAAATATTCTAAACAATGTTTTAGAAATACTTTAGGTGCAAATTTATTAAATAATCCTGATTTCAAAGATATGATTAATGGTGATCCTGATGCAATTGCTGTGAGAAATGGTAATATTGATTTAAAAACTGGTAAATTAGTTAATCGTCGATTTGATGATTATAATACATTCTTTTTAGATATTGAATTTGAAGAATTTATGAAAACTCCAAATATGGATAAATTTATGTCTGATATTATGTTAGAACAAGAAGAAATTATTGATTTCTTAAGTACTTTTATTGGATATTCTATTACAGGTCATAATAAAGAACAAAAATTTTCTGTATGGTATGGTGATAAAGGTAGTAATGGGAAATCAGTATTAGCAAAATTATTGGATAAAACATTTGGAGATTATTTTACTATTTTAGATTCTGAAATATTTAGTGTTAAAAAAGGTACAGCTGGTACAGCAACAACTCATTTAAATTATATACAAGATAAAAGATTTGGTATTATGGATGAATCAAATAAAAATGAAGAAATGAATGAAGGTTTAGTTAAAAGAATTACTGGTGGTACTAAATTAAGAATTAGAAAATTACATAAAGAAAGTGAATTAATTGAAGTTGTTTTAGTTCCTATTATTCTTACTAATTTTAAACCTAAATTCTCAAATGATCCAGCATTATTTCGTAGAATGATTTTAATTGAATTTGAAGCTCAATTTTTAGATGATGAAACTGATATTAAATTTGATGCTTCTAATCCAAGACATAAATGGAAAGATTCTGATATTGATAATAAAATTTCAGATAATGAAGTTTTATCTTATTTTGTTAGATATGCTAGTAAATGGTATAAATCTGGACAAAAAATGAAAATTCCAGATAAAATTAAAAAATATAATAAGAAATTTCAACATAATTGTAATGTTATTAATAAATTTTTAGATAATGAATGTGAATTAACTACTAATGAAAATCAAAAATATTTCACATCATCATTAGTATTATATAATAAATTTATTGATTATTGTAGATTAAATAATGAAAATAATAAAATTCCTAAAAATGAATTTGAAGGTATCTTATTAGAAAAAGCTATTAAAAATGTTAAAAACGATTATGAGGAAATTGGATTTAATATTAAGTTAAATAATGAATTTTAAAATTGACTTAATATATATTAATAAATGGGAAATTCACAATCAGAGATTGGTAAAATTACTCCTTCTCACGAAATTAATAAAGTTTTAAATGATAATCAAGAATTAAAAGAGAAATATTATAAAATTAAAATTAAAAGGAAATCATATAAAAATAGAATTAGAATGTTAGAAAATAAAGTTGAAAAATTAATTAATAAAGTTGGTGAATTAGAAATTCATAATAGAGAACAATATAGACAACAACAAAGAGGTAGTAATACATCAAATTATTTAAATGAACGCATATTAACTTTAGAAAAAAAATTACAAAATACTATTATTTTACAACCACAAAATAATAATATTCCTTTTTGTTCAAAAAAGAAAAATAAATATTAAAATTAATTTAAATTAAAAAAATAATAAAAATTATATATACTTATGATTTCTATTATAACTAATAAAGATGACTTAATTGCTTTAGGTTTTTATAAAGCATTTAAAACTTTATATAAAGATGTTTTTTTTATTGTTTATCCATCTCATTATCATATTATGAAAAATTCTAAAATAATAATTATCAATAATTTTGATAATGTAGATAAAATATTAATTAATAAAAATACAAAATATATTTTATTAGAAGAACATCGTTCTTTAGAAAAGAAATTAAAGAAATTAAATATTATATATTATAGAATTTTTGAATATGATAATAACTTTTTATATGATGATTTTGAAATAAAAGAAAAATTTATGTATTTAAAAGATAATATTATTATAATGCCTTATATGTCAATATATACAAAAAATGAAATAATGTTTAATTATAAAAATAATCTTTTATTAAAAAAAGAAAATTATTATTTTGATAAAGATAAAATAATTATGATAAAAAATAGAAATAATAAAGAAAAAAAAAAATATAAAAAATTACCAAAATTAAAAATTTTTAATTATATAAATTCATTACAAGAAAAAAATTTAATTCAAGATCAAAATCTTTTTATTTCTTTTTCTGATCCTAATAAATTTGACTATAGATCTTTAAGTTATATATCATTAGGAAGTTTATCTATTACTAATTCTCTTTTAAATAATAAACATTTTGATAATATTATTGATATAAAAACTATAAGTACAAATCTTCGTTATAAAGTTAAGATTGAAAAATTTAATTCCAATTTTAAAAAAAATATTATTGAAAATATACAAATTATATATAATAATTATACTTTTGAAAAATATGTCAAAGTATTAGATAAAATTTTAAAATCATAATTATTTTTTATCAGATGTTTGGGAAACATATATTTTTATTTTTCCTAAAGTACCAATTGAATATTCTAATAATAGCGGACATTCATTTTTTAAATATAATTTTATATGACTACATAAATTTGTAAATTTATTAAATGATAATAAAGTTTTCGCTTTAAAATATGATTGATAAATCTCATTCTCTTCTTTATAAAATTTTATATCTTCTGTTTTATCTGTCATTATTGTTTCTTGGGAAGCAAAATCTCCTTTACATGAAAATATTAATTGTTTATTATAATATTTAATTTCTATTATTTTTGATAATAAATTCATTTCTTTTATTAATTTTTGAAAATTTATTGAATTAAATGTTATTATATTATTATAATTAATTTTTTTTGGTATTAAAGTTTCTTCATTTAATTCGATTAAATTTAAATTATATTTTGATATAAAATTTTTATTTGTATTTTGAATAATAATTTCTAAATAACCAGAATTCTCATCATCTATAATTAATGATAATATATCATCATTAGATAAATTTTTTAATAATTTAAATAAATATAATATATTAATTCCAATAACTAATGGATTCTCTTCTGTATAAGGTATTCTTTGATTATTTATTATTCTTTCACATTTATAATATTCAAATTTAGTAGTATCTAAATCTAATAACGCTACTATTGTATGTGAATGGTCCATTTTCATGATTTTTATATTTGTTTCTGAAAATTGTATATTTATATCAAAAACGATCTCTTTTAATGCTTCTATTAAAGTTTTAAAAATTATACATTGAATTGTTTTTAATTCTAAAATCTTCATTATATATTTTAAATATACATCATTATATTTAAATTATTTAACTATTATTCTCTATTAATATTTATAACTTATGAACATTTTAATTGATATTGATGGAACCATTTGTGAAGATATTCCTAATGCTGAAGATTATCGTTTTATTAATGCTAAAGTATTAAATAATGCTGTAGAATCAGTTAATACTTTATATAATAACGGTCACAATATTACTTTTTTTACTGCAAGATTAACTAAACATCGAGAAGTAACTGAACAATGGTTAAAAAAACATAAATTTAAATATCATTCTTTAATTGTAGATAAACCTGGTGGAGGTAATTATTTTTGGATTGATAATTTGGATGTCACTGGGATTAAATATAATGATAATTGGGATAATATAGTGAAATCCTTTAATTAATATGGAAAAATCCATTTTTCTTTTGGTTTACAATATAAATTATTATCTCCATTTGCTTTACAATTTATTACATTGTTCCACCAACCACCTTGTTTCTTTTTTTCTTCTTTTTTGACTTCTTTATTTTCATTTTTTTGTTCTACTTTCATTTCTTCTTTTTTATTTAAATTTAACATATAAGCAGCAACGATAATAATTCCTACTAAGATTGCAATATTACTTTTATTCATTTTTATATATTATATGTATATATTAAATTAATTAAGTTTTTTATATTAATATTCTATATATATTATGAAGATTGAACGCACTCCAAAATTTAATTATTTAACTTGTGTTAAAACACAATATGAACATCATTTAATTGAATTATTAAAAGAACCGTTTTATATGAAATATAAAGAATTATGCGATTTAACAATTAAAAATACAAAAAATAAAAATAAAATGTTAAAAAATTTCCAAGAACAATTAAAAAATTCAAATGATTGGGATTATGAAACTTTAAAATTACATGCTAAATATATAGTTCATAAATCTAATTGTAAATATTTACCTAAATTAATTAAATCTACTATTATTAGTTCAACTAAAAATTTAATTGAAACTTCTTCTAGAAAAAAAATAAATATTGAATATGAAATCCCTGATACTATGACTTTTTTAAAAAAATGTTTTAATTTAATTTCTAAAGCTTATTATTTAGAACCAACTTTAATTTGTGATTTAGATCAAAAACCAGGTTTAAGATTAAAAAATATTAATAATTCTTTAGAATTAATTAGAAGAGCAATCCAAAAAGCATTAAATTCTTTCTTACCTTATGATGAAATCTTAGATATTTATTTAAATAATGTTGATGATGATAGTGATAATGATAGTAGTGATGATAACGAAGAAGAAGAAGAAGAAGAAGAAGAAGATGATGATGAAGTTTCAGAACATAATGAAGAATTAGAGCAAAGTGCCAATCAAATGTCTGAAGAAAATATGAAAAAAGAAATTATAGAAGAAATTACCGATGAAGCTTTTAATAATTTACCAAATGATGATGTTCATTCTTTAATTGATGAACAACAAGGTGGATTTGAACCACAACCTATTCCACAACAACCTATTCAACAACCTATTCAACAACCTATAAATATTCAACAACAACCTATGAATATCCAACAACAACCTATGAATATCCAACAACAACCTATGAATGGTGGAATTCAACAACAACCTATGCAACAAAATGTAATTTCAATGGATAAAGACATTCCTGATGAATTTAATTTTATTCCACAAAAAGCAGCACCTTTACCACCAATTCCAGCAACTAAACAAGAAATTAAACAAGTTCCATTAGCAGCTTCAACAAATGAAGAAATTAATTTTTTACGCGATTTAAATTAATTAAATTTAAAACCTTTAATAATTATATATAAATATGATTTCCAAATTAATATATTCACTTATTGCATCATCAGTATTAACATTTTTATACTATATTGATAGTAATTTAACAGAAGAAGATAATGATTTAAATAAATACTTGAAATATTTTGGTATTAATTCTGCTGTTATTTTTGTAACTATATATATTTATAGTTTAGGTCATTCATCTGGTATTGATAATTATACAGTTAATGTTGGTTTACCAAAATTTTAAAAAAAATTTATATTTATTACTTATATAAAACTATGAATAATAAAAATAAAAGAAGTTTCTCAATTGTTAGATTAGCAAATAGAAATGAAAAAGATAAATCAAAAACACAAGGAAGATATATTGCTCGTGATGTAATTGGTGCAGCAAAAAAAGCATTTAATAGAGAATGTAGACAATCAAAAATTAAAGGACAATGTACTTTAATTATTATTCTTAAAGAAACAACTAAAGGATCAAATAATAAAAGATATGTTTATAAAATGAAAAGAGTTAAATTAAAAAAAGCAATTAAAATTGATCGTAATAATAAATCAATTACTATTAATTATAAAACTAACGCAATCAGAATTAAAGAATTATCTTCTAAAGAATTTAAAAAAAGAGTAAAAGGAGCTGGTAAAAAAATGTCTGGTGGCGGTAAAGATGCTTTAACTGGATTTTATAATATTATTGCAAATGATGTTATTTTACATACAGATTATTTTATGTATCCTCATATTCCTTCTGAAGAAGGTGTTTATAAAGATATTATGAAAAGACATAAAAAAGAATTTAAAAAAGCTGGTGTTAAAGATATTTCTATTGAATTACATGGTATTATGGCTTATCCATTAAGTGAAGGTCGTCAAGCAATTCAAGAAGCTATGGATTCACAATTACCACATGTAAGAGAATCTATGAATAGTTTAGATAAATATGAAGTACAAGAAAGAAAAAAAGACGCATTTGATTTTTCTGATATTTCTAAATTATTAGATGATTTATAGATAATTTTATTCAATATTTTATTATATTATTTTAAATGATATAATAAATAAATATTATAGTTCATTATATTATAAAAACTTAATGTTGATTTTATCTTTTGATGTTGGTATTAAAAATCTCGCTTATTCTATTATTAAATATAATGAAGATGATAAAACTATAGAAATTTTAGAATGGAATATCATTAATCTTTTAAAAGATGTTTTTGATAATCAAAAAAAATGCGATAATTGTTCTAAAAAAGCAAATTTTAAATCAAAAAATGATGAATTCCATTTTTGTAAAAAACATAAAAAAAATATTCATAGAGAAAAACCTTTAGAATTAGAGAAATTTGATAAAAAATTAGATAAATGTTCTTTAGATAAGTGTAAAAAAAAAGTTAAATATATTTGTAATGGTAAAAAGATTTGTGCTTCTCATAAAGTTCTATTATTAAAAGAATATAATAAAAATTATAAATTACAAAAAATTAAAGTTTTAAATTGTAAAACTTTTCCTGTTAATGATCTTTTAATCAAAATTGTTAATATTTTTAATCAAAAATATATTCAGTTTTTATTAGTTGATGTAGTTTTAATTGAATTACAACCAGTTTTAAAAGGGCCTAAAATGAAAACTATTTCAAATCATATTTATTCTTATTTTTTAATAAATGGTGTTTGTAATTCTGAATTAAATATGAGTAATGTTTATTATATTAATGCTTCGAATAAATTGAAATTTTGTAAAGAAAATAATGATAAAGATATTTCAAAATATAAAAATAGAAAAAAAACTGCTATTTTAAATACAATTTTTGTTTTAGAAAATTTAAATAATAAAAGATTTACTGATTTTTTTAATTTATCTAAAAAAAAAGATGATTTATCTGATTGTTTATTACAATGTTTATACTTCTTACAAAAAAGTTTTTCATTCTCTTTAGAAAAAAAAATTAATTTAAGTATTGAATCATAAATTACATTATAGTAGATATGGTTACTCAAAATAAGTTATTGTCTATTTATTCAGAAAGTATGATTCCTTTCTTATCATTTATATTAAAAGATATTTCTCAAAATTTTAATATTGATCATGATACTCTTTATAATCATTATCTCGGTAATATTAAAATTAAAAGAAAAAGAAATACTAATAAAAAAGGTACTATGACTAGTTATGCAATTTTTCTAAAAGATTCTAAAATTATTGATCAAATTAAAGAAAGGTATCCTAATAAAAAATTTGGAGAATATTCTAAAATTAAAGGAGAAATTTGGAGAACTATGAGTTCTGTTGATAAAGATCTTTATAAACAAAAAGCTATTGAATATAATAAAAAATTAAAAGAAAAAAAACTTAAAGAATTACAAGAAAAACTAAAACAAAAAGAAAATGAAATTATTGAAGAAATTTAATTAAAATTTATTCATATAATTAAATATAAAAAAACAAAATGATTACTTTATTATTTTTATCTTTATTACAATTTTCTTATGCAAATCGTTATATTGTTAAACTTAAAGAAAAAAATCCACAAAAATGGTTTGATAATTCTATTATCAATGAAACAGAAGTTTTATTAATGAAACAAAACTTTGTTGTTGTCGAAACAGATTTAAATAAAGATGATTTTAATGATGATAATGTTTTAGATATCGATGATGATGAAATGGTTGAAATGTATACTGATTCATCTTGTTTAGATTCTTGGAATTTAGATCGTGTTAATCAAGAAGATTTACCTCTTGATGACTATTTTTTATTTGAAAATGGCGAAGAAGTAAATGGTGATGATATTGATATTTATGTTTTAGATACCGGTGTTAATGAAAATCACGAAATCTTTTTAAATCCACCTACAATTTTAACTACTTTTGGTAATTATGGTAATAGTTCTGATGAAGATTGCCAAGGTCACGGTACTCATGTTGCCGGTACAGTTGCTGGAAGTATAACTGGTATTTCAAAAGATGCTAATATTTATTCTGTTAAAATTTCTATTGATTGTACTGGTTATGCTTATATTTCTGATATGATTTTAGCTATTGATTATGTTGAACAACTTATGATCGCTAATGGTCGTAAATCTATCATAAATTTATCATTTGGTATTTCTACTAATGTCAAGAATGAAATTAATGAATTTGTTTCTTCTGGTGGTTTATTTACTTTGGCCGCTGGTAATGACGGTTTAGATAAATGTATGAATGAAAAATATTATGATATTGATTTTACCGGTGGTATTATTGTAGGGGCTTCTAATGTTGCTGATGAAGTTGCTTACTTTTCTAATTTTGGTACTTGTGTTGATGTTTATGCTCCAGGCCAAAGTATTTTATCACTTGCTTATTGGAATGATTATCAATGTTGGGAAATGTCCGGTACTTCAATGGCTGCTCCTTTCGTTGCGGGTGCTTTAGGTTATTTATGGAGTCAAAATCCGACTTTTGATAATGAACAAGTTTTAGATTTATTAAAATCACAAATGTTAGATGGAAAATTAGATATGGGTTCTGCCACTGGTAATAATAAATTATTATTTTTAAATGTTGGTACGCTAGCTCCTACTACTCCTTCTCCAACTACTATGCAACCTACTCCATCTCCAACTACTATGCAACCTACTCTTTCTCCTACTCCACAACCAACTACTTTTGCACCTACTCCTGCTCCGACTCCAGAACCAACACCTACTCCGGTACCTACACCATCTCCAGTACCTACACCATCTCCAGTACCTACACCAACACCATCTCCAACATTAGCACCTACGCCAGAACCTACTCCTCATCCAACTCCTCATCCAACACCTGAACCAACACCTACTCCTACTCCGGAACCAACACATACTCCTACTCCGGAACCAACTCCAGAACCTACTCCACATCCTACTCCGGAACCAACACCACAACCTACTCCTGAACCAACACCACATCCTACTCCGGAACCTACTCCTCATCCAACACCTGAACCAGAACCAACTTTTAGTTTCACTGAACAAGTTTTATTAGGAATATCATTAACTATTATTATAATTGTTGTTAGCTTAACACTATTTTTTATTATTCATCGTTATTGTTGTTAATTTTAAAATTAAAATATGGTATTTAATATCATATTTTAATCTAAATAAAAGAACTAATTAATCCAATAGTATTATCTAAACTTTTTTCTTTATCTTCATCTGTTTTTAAATCTAAATTTAATTCAACTATATCAGCATTAACAATATTATTTTTTAAATTAAAAATTAGATTTGTTACAAAATCCATTGATATTCCATTATTAACTGGTGTTCCAGTACAAGGAATATATTTAGGATCTAAAGCATCAACATCTAAAGAAAGATGAATTTTTTTATCTTTTGTAAGTGTATTTAATAATTGAAAAAAACCAGCTCTATGTTGAGGCCAACGATCTAATTCATTGATTTCATGAGAAGTCCAATGTCTCATATTATTATCCTGAATTATCTTAACTTCATAATCATCACAATCTCTTAAACCAATATAAATAATTTGATTATATTTTAATCTTTTAAGAGGTAATTCATAATGAAGTGGTCGAGTTAAAATATTTAAAGGCATACCATGAATATTTTTACTTACACTAGAATCCATACTATTAATATCAGCATGAGCATCAATCCAAATAACAACTAAATCATCTTCATATTTATCAAGACTTGCTGAAACAGAACCAATAGCAATTGAATGATCCCCACCTAAATTAATATTTAAATTATTACTACTCAAAGTTTTTTTATTAGATCTAAAAATATCATTATTATATCTTAAAATATTTCTTAAATTTTGTTCATAATCTATTTCATGATAAGCATTTTGGATTTTCAAATCATAATGTTTAAAATTATCAAATTTTTTAATTTTTTGTAATGAATTAGATAAAATTTTAGGAGCTTTAGATGGTCCATGTAATTTTTGACCAATAAAAACGGGACATAAAGTGAAAGAATTTTTAACGAAATTATTAAGAGGATTAAAAGATCTTTTCATTTTTTATTAAAATATATTATTAATAAATTTTATTAAAATTGAAAATTTAGTAAGAAATAAATATGGATAATATTGATTTAATTGAAGGATCATTAGATTTAATTAAAAAAATTAAAGTAAAAGATTTAAAAAAAAGAATTAAAGAAGAAAAATTGTTTCATTTTGATTCAAAAATAAAAAAAAAAGATTTAATAGCCAAATTAATTGAACATAGAAAAGAATATGAAGATTCATCAGATGAGGAAATGGAAGAAATAAAAGAAAAAATAATCGAAATAACAGATGAGATAAGAGATTTTGAAATAGAACCAGTACCAGAATATAAAGATCCAGATAAAGATAAAAATTATGTATTATTTTCAAATAATATATTATATGAAGTTTGTACAATATTAAAAGATTTAGTAGAAGAATGTCGAATAGTATTTAATAATGAAGGTTTTAAAATTAAAATGATAGATAAAAGTTTAGTATGTTTATTAGATATAATGATAAAAAAATGTTATGAAAGATCAAATATTTTAAATGAAGAAAAAGTAGTAGTAATAAATATTAGTGAAATGATGAAAATTTTAGATTGTAAAGAAACAGATCAACAAATTAAAATTATTTTTGAAGAAGATAATATGTTAATACATTTTTATAGACATATTAAAAATTGTGATAAATTCAAACTAAATTTATTAAATGAAAATTTAATTGATGAAATTCAAGATTTTGAAATGGAATTTGATCATAACTTTATTATATATTCAAAAGCATTTAGTAAAATATGTAATAAATTAAAAAAATTCGATGATAAAATTAGAATTTCATATGAATTATCAAATGAAAATAATGTAAAATTCAAAAGTAAAAATGAATTAATAGAATTAAATTCAAATTTTGAAAATAATCAATTAATATCAATAAATATTGCTGAAGATGTTGATGTATTATTATTATTAAAATATATACGCATATTATGTAAATCAGATAAATTTTCTAAAAATTTGATAGTTAAATTAATAGATAGAAATCATCCGATTGAAATGGAATATAAAATAGATTCAGAATCATATGTAAAATTCATTATAAGTCCACAAAATTGCGAAGATGATTTTTAATTTAAATTATAAATTTGATTCGAATAAATTTCATTTACTTGACGATTGACTTGAATAAATGTAGTACATTTAGGGAAATCTTTTAATCTTTTAGCACCAATATATGTACCTGTACTTCTCATACCTCCTAATAAATCCATTATTGTATTTTTAACCGGTCCTTTATATGGAATTTTTTTAATTTTCCCTTCTGAACTTCTATATGAAGCCATGCCGCCATGATATTTATTTTGTGCGAGAGAAGAAGACATTCCATAAAATGTTTTAAATTTATCTCCATTTTTATCTTCAATTAAATCACCTCCTGATTCTAAATGACCAGAAAACATTCCGCCACACATTACAAAATGAGCACCTGCACCAAATGCTTTTGATACATCGCCTGGTAATTGACATCCGCCATCTGATACAATATGACCTTTTAATCCGTTTGCTACTTCTGAACATTCCATACAAACTGATGCTTGGGGATATCCTACACCTGTTTTTAAACGAGTTGAACATACAGAACCGCTACCAATTCCGCATTTAACAATATCTACTTTTGCATATAAAAGTAATTCTTTAACCATATCAGAAGTTGCTACATTACCAGCAATAATGGTCAATTTTGGATAATGTTTGCGAACCTTTTTACAAAAATTTACAAACTTAGAACTATAACCATTGGCTACATCAATTACTAAAAAATATGGATTTAATTTTTTTATCAATGTAATCAATTTGATCCAATCTTTTTCATTAATACCTGTTCCTAATGCATAATAATTTGGATCTAGATCGTTTGGATATTCTTCTATAGAATAATGTTTATGTAAACAAGTTATTATTTTATATTTCGATAATTCACGATACATTTCAAAAGTCCCAGTAGTATCCATATTTGCTAAAAGAATTGGAATACCTTTCCAAGTTCTTTTTGAATGTAAAAAAGTAAATTGTCTTTCTAAATCAACTTGACTACGAGAAAAAAGATTTGATCGTTTTGGTTTAATTAATAAATCTTTAAAATCTAACTTAATACCATTTTCAATTTTCATAATGTATTATGAATGTATATTTTATTAAAATTATTTATTTATATTATTTATATATATATATAATGTTTAAAATCAAAATTAAATTGGAATCATTGTTATATAATAATGATAAAGAAGCATTAGATTATTTAAAATATCAAAACATAGATGTTGATGAATATGATAAAGAGATAGTCAAAGATATAGTAAATGAAATAGAATTAAATGTCCAAGATGATTATTCAATTGATTATTTATTAAAAAAATTATCTAAAACATTAATGGATAAAATAGATGTTCAAGAACAAAATAATAGAAAGTTAAAAACATGTGTTTATTGTTTTGCGGATAGAGATTTAAAAAATCCAGATAATGAAAATAAAATAATAATAGTTGATAAAAATATTAAAATTAGTAAAATTCGAACACAAAGTGATATAGATGCTATAGATATAGATGAAGAAGATGTATCAGAAATTGAATTTGAAGATGAATCAGAAATATCTGAATTATCAGAAATAGATATGGGAGAATTATCTGATATTGATTATGGTGCTGGAGTAGGAGGTGCACCAAATGGTAATAAAATATTATTATGTAATAATTGTAAAAAAGTTTATTATTTTCATAAATATTTTGATTGGGGAAATGCAAATTTAATTTATAAAAATTTCAAAGGAATATTCCCATTTCCAGAATTAATATATTTAAGAAATAATGAACAAAAATTATCATTTAATTTAATAGATAATCAAAAAAAAGAAATACCATATATCTATAATGAAAAAAGTATATTATCACCTTATGATAATATTAGAGATATTAATAAACAATTTTTCAAACAAGATAAAAAAAATACATTATATAAATATTTAGATGCAATATCATTAAATGATGGTAAAGAATATAAATATATTTATAATACATCATATAAGTTATTAAAAAATTTCAATTATGAGAATTTAACAATGAGTTATTTTCCAGAAATATGTTTATATAAAAAAAATAATCAATATAATTGTCTTGAAATATATTCAAAGTTATATTATCCAAATATAAATTTTGCGAATTATTATTTAAAATTTTTAGATGATATTGAAAAAAATGAATATGTAGAAATGACTTTGAGAAAGATTCAAATAAATAAAAGAAAAATTAATGATAATTTAGATATTTATACAATTGATCAAATAATGAGTGAAAAATATGGGAAAGATGAGATATATGAAGGGTGGGGACCAGATTTAGAAAATAAAGAAAAAATCGATGAAGAATTTAATAAAATAGATGATAAAGGAATAAAGATTAAAAAATATATTAATAAGATTAATTATAAGATTAATAGTTCTCGAGAAACAAATTCTTTAATTAATTTTTCATTAATATTTCATTTATTTGAATTAAATGAAGAAATACCATTTATATCATCATATTTACCCGAAGAAGGAGTAATGTTAGAAAAATATTATCGTCCATTAGAAGAAGAAATTCAAAATTTAAATTTAGTAATAAAAAATAAAAAAATAATAAGATTTTTAACATTATTACCTGAAGAAATTATGGGGAAAAATAAATATTTTTATATTCATTTATATGAAAATTTAAAAGTAGAAGTAACAATTGTAATATCAAATAAAAAGAAAGTTTATATAAATCAAAAAGAATTATTATTAATAAATAATAGAGTTAATAAATTACTTAAAAAACTTAATAAATTAAATATTTTTAATTTTTCTGATATCAAAATACCATTATCTAATGATAATTTTGAAGAATGGAATAAAAAAGCTGATAAAACATATATTAATTCAATAAATTTAAATTTTGAAATAGAAAATAAAAATATTAATGAAATTCATAGTAAAATTAATAATTTATCCAAATGTTTTAATAATTATTTTATAAGAGATTATAATTATAATAATAATGATTACAGATATATTAAAATTAATAATATTAATCTTGGTGTTTTAACAGATAGATATGTTTATTATAAAATAGAAAATATTAAAGAATTAGATACAGATAATAAAAAAACAGATGAAGAAATAGAAGAAATTGTAATTCATTCTATTATGTCTGATTTTCAAAAAAATTTCTTTGAAGCAAAAAATATTTATAAAAATTATCTTTCTAGATATAAACATTTTGATAATAATATTGTTCCAATTAATTATGGTGTTTTTTTCAATGTTAAAAAAAGTCCAGATGAAAATAAATATATTATTAATGTATTTGGTTTAAGAGATTATGAAGATATAAAAAATATTGAAAATTTTCTTAAAAAATTATTTTTTATATTAAATAATCCAAAAGATAAAAATGTTAAAGAAATTTATCAAACATGTCAAATTATAAATAAAAAACAAAAAAATGATATTCAAATTATATCTAAACAAAGTCTTATTTTATTAAATCAAAAATATAGAAAATGTATTAATACATATAATTTATTAAAAACTAATAAGAAAAAATTAAAAAAAACTAATAAATCAGAAATTGAAAATATTAATAAAAAAATGAATGAAATTAATAAAATTGCTAAAAAAATTTATAAAAAAATAACAAAAAAAGAATCAACTACAAAACATGTCAAAGCATTAAAACAATTACAAAATGTATTTAATAATTTAAAATATAATAGTTGTTCAGATAAAAATATTAAACAATATACAAAAGGTTGTCAAGCACAAAAACAACCTATGGGTACAGGACCTGGTATATATGAAGAAGTAATTGATTGGGATAAAGATCGTGAACAAAATAGATTAAATAATTTAAATAATATTACTTGTAGTATTGAAGATATTCAATTTGGTGGTAATACAGATTTAGGGGATTTTACATATTATACTTTCTTTTTATATTGGAATATTCATTATCAGAATGAATATAAAACTTTCGAAGAATGTTATAATGAAATAAATAATTATAAAGCAAAAGGTAAAAAAAAAATTCAAAAGGTAGCATTAAAAGCTTTTGAAATAGATTCAGAACAAAAACAAATTAAAGTTGTTTTACAATTAATTCAACAAAAAATTCAAGAAAATATAGTAAATGAAATAAATTATAAAACATATTTAAAAAAAATTTTAATACTTCATACACGAGAAAATGGTTTAAAATATACTAATTTTTTAAAAGAATATTATCAAAATGATTTATTACAAACATATAATATAAATGATAGTAAAAAAAAATATGAATTATCTGAATATTTATTTTCTGAAGAATTATCTCAATATAATTTATTTAAAAGGGTCATTGCTGATTTAAATAATCCTAATAAAATTCTTAAAGATGGTTTAAAAATGCCTAAAATTATTGGTTTATTAATTAAAAAATTTAATTTAAGAGATCTTATTATAATAGGTTCAAAATATCAAGATTTCCCTACAAAAGAATTAATTATTTATATTATTCATAAAATTTTTAAAATTAAAAAAATTCAAGAAAAAGAATTAGCTCATATTTACAAATATTTAACTCTTAATGATGAAAGTTATGAACGAATGCTTAGTAAATATTCTATTATAATTCAAAAATTTTATGATAGATTTTTAGTTTTTCAATCTCAAAATTTTACTAATGAAAATGAAGAAAAAGATAATAAAGAAAAAAAAACAAATGAAACTAGTTTAAAACAATTAATGAGTGAAGTAGATGATTTTATTATTCGTAAAGATGCTAATAATCATATTATTGATAGTGTTATTAATTATAAAGGTAAAGCATTAACTTGTCCCAATTATTCTGAAAAAAAGGATAATAAAAAAATGAAACCATTAATTGGATTCTTAGATATTTCTAAATTTAGTAATAAAGAGAATTTACCTGATAATGATATTAGAGATTTAGTTTGCCAACCTTGTTGTTTTGGTCAAAAATATAATGAAAAAGATGATGATCATATTATTGATAAAAGATATAGAAAAAATATGTTATTTTGTAAATCAAAAATCAATTGGAAAACTTATTTAAAATTAATTGAAAATGAAACTCGTATTGATGGTTATATTTATTCTGAAGCTTTAAATGTTAATACTACTTTCGGTATGTTATATAAACCTTTATTTAATCTTTTTAATAATTTTATTTATTTATTAAATCAAAGAAAAAAATTAGATTTTAAACCAAACTTTCTTTTTGATAAATATAATAATTCAAATAGAGTCTTAAAAAAATATGGTTTCGTAAAAAAAGGTTATGATCAAAAGAAAAATGTTATATTAAATATTTTAGAAGATATTTTAAATATAAATAAAAATAAAATAATTTCAAATATTGAAAAAAAATTAAATGATAATCCTGAAATTTTTAAAATTTTAAATGAAGGTAAATTAAATATTCTTTTTAAAAATATTGATAATTATATTAATTATCTTAATAGTGATAATATTGATATTAATTGGATTGTTGATATATTAAAATATCCTAATATTTTTAAAGATTATAGTAATGGTATTAATATTATTTTATTTAAAAAAATTAATGAAGATGATGAAGATTCTGATATAAATATTGTTAAATATAATTTTATTGATATGATTGATTATTTTGATTCTGATAAAAATATTATTTTCTTATTTAAACATTTTTCTGGTGAATTAGAACCAATCTTTTTAAAAAAAAATAAATTACAACTTGGTATTTTCAAAAAAAAAATTAGTAATTTAGATATTTTTAAAAATATTAATAAAATGTATGATGTTGATATTGATATTTATTTTGAAAATTTTATTAATTTTTTTAAAGATTGGATCAATATTATTTTTAAAAATAATTATTTTTCTGCTAAAAAATTAATTAAAAAATTAAATATTAAAAAACAATTAATTGATAATTTTTATAAAGTCAATTATTTAATTGATAGTAATGATAATCTCATTCCTGTTATTCCTTCTGAAGTTGATTTTAATCAAAAATTTGAAATTTTTAATGATATTGAATATTTTAATAATAATAAATATCTTAAAAATTTCAAAGAAACAAAAGATTTTATGAAAATAATAAAAAATAAATTAAATGATGAAAATTATCTTTTTGAAAAAGTTATTCTTGATGATAATAAAAAAAATATTATTGGTATTGAATTAAGAAATAATTTAATTATTCCAATTATTCCTTTGAAATTTAATAAATCTCTTAATCCTCGTATTAGTTCTAAATTCTTATATTATAATATTAATAATATTTTATTTAATAATGAAAATATTGAAGAAGAAATCCAATTTATTAAAGAAAAATATGATTTAGAAATTTATCAAAGATTTATATTAGAATTTTCAAATTATTTAAATAATAATCGTAATTTTAAATTAACTTTAAATCAATTTATTAATACTGATAAAAAATTATTTTCTAATCAAATTTTTAATATTGTTGATCAAATTGTTACTTTTAAAGAATCTCAATTAATTAATTATAAAAAAATTAATACTCAAAAAAATAATCAAAGAGTTTTATGTCATATTGATCAAAATTTTTATTGCGATAAAAATAAATTAATCATTCCTTTCTCTAAAAAAAACTTTTTAATTGGTTTATTTATTGAAAGCCTTATTAATAATGATGATTTTAAATTAAAAGTTTTTAATAATAAAATGAATAATATTATTGATATTAATAAATATATTGATGATGATAATCATATTTATAAGAAAAAAGAATTTATCTTTTAAAATTTATTATTAATTTATATTAATTATGAATAAAAAAAGAAAATTAGATGATATTGATGATATTGATGATATTCTTCAACCTCCTAGAAAAAAACATAAAATAAATCACAATGATAAAAAAATAATTAATGAAATACTCGATAATATTCATATTGATAATAATAAAAAAAGAAAAATAAATGATATACTTAATGATATAAAACCAAAGAAAACTAATCGTAATAGAAATAGAAGGAAAAAAAGGAAAAAAAAAAGAAGAACGAGGAGAAAAACTAAAAAAAAGAAAAATAATACAAAAAAGAAAAATAATACAAAAAAGAAAAATAATACAAAAAAGAAAAATAATACAAAAAAGAAAAACAAAAAAGAAATAAAAAATTTAACTAAAAAATTTAATAAAATTAATTTAGATGAAAAAAAATAAAATTTATTACTTTTTGATAAGCAACTATGTTTACTTATCAAAAATTGGTTAATAATATGTGTTATGATAATATTGATAAAGATTCTTTAGGTATTGTTGAAAAATTTTCAGTTTTTTATACTTCAAACGATAATCAGAAAATTTTAGATTTTTTAAAAAAATATATTATTAAAAATTATGATTTAAATTTTTTTATCTTTTTAATGTTTAATATTAAATCTATTCAAATTTTTGATATTTCTAAAAATAATATTTCGACTCATTTTAAAGTTAATCAATTTATTAATTTTTCTTTATTAGAAGATGAAATTTATGATATTATTAAATCTTTTTTCATTAATTCTAAATCTTCTATTTATGATATTAAATTTTTTATTAAAAAATATTTTTGGAATCATATTATAACTGATCGTTTTGAATTTTTACAAAATCCTCATAAATGGGAATATTTAGATAATTCTATAATCTTTTTTGAAAATATTTTAATTGATAAATTAAAAATTTCTAAATCAGAAATGTTAAACTTTATTAATTTTATTCAATATAATTATAATTTTGAAAATTTCTCTATCAAAGATTTTAATCTTCATTTTGAAGAAAATTTAAAAGTTTTGAATTTAGATTTTGGTTATACCGAAGAAGATATTGATTTTGATGAAATTTTAAATTTAAATTAAATTTATTTAATATATAATGAATATATTAAATAATTATTGCTTCGTTTATGATTTTAAAAAAATTTTTTTTATTATTTTTTTTATTTTTATTTCATACAAAACTTATTTTTATAAAATTACCGCTTTTCTTTCTATTCTTTTGATTTTTATTTATTATTTTTATAGAATTCCTTCTATAAATCCACAAAAAAATAATCAATTTATTCATTCTCCTTGTTATGGTATTATTAAAAATATTGAAAAAAAAAATGGATTTTTACATATCGCTATATTTATTAGATTAACTGATCCTCATATTCAATATATACCTTATTCTGGTTTTTTGCGTAATATTTTTTATATTCCAGGAGAATTTAATCCAGCTTATATGATTAAAAAAGGTAAATATAATGAAAAAATGGTTTATCATATTGAAACTTCTAAGGGCACTATTATAGTTTCTCAAATCGCTGGTGTTCTCGCTAGAAGTATAATACCTTTTGTTAAAAAAAATACTATTGTTAATCAAAATGAAGAATTAGGTTTGATAAAATTTGGTAGTAGATGTGATATTTTTATTCCTTTAACTAATCATTTGAAAATTTTAGTTAGACCTGGTGATATTGTTAAAGGTTCTTATACTCAACTTATTAAATTTTTAAATTAATAATATTTTTTAGTTATATAATAATATGGAAATTTCCCAAAAAAATTTATATAAATTATTAAAATACAAAACTTTAAAAAATAAAATAGAACATTTTGAAGTTTTAAAAGGTAATGCTGATTTAAAGAAAAAAGATAAAAATAATGCTGAAATGTCTAGATTTTTATTACTATTAGTTCAAGCTAACACTAATGGTGATGCTTTAAATAATGAAGGAGCTTATTATTTTCATGATCCTGTTGGAACAATTGTAAGAACTTCTGCAAATGCTATGGATGAACAAAAATTAGCTCAATCTCGATATCATAATAATCAAAATGTATGGAATGAATTCTATAGAATTATTAATAATGGTTCTGTTTTAGCAAAAAAAAATTTAAAAACTCAAATGAGACGACAATTAGAACAAGATAGTCTTGATGAATATAAACCCAATGCAAGTTATACTCTTAAAGCATTAAGAGAATTTGCTAAAAGAGAAGCTCAAGATAAAGATGGTCGTTCAGGTGATGGTTATAATATATCTAATTGGATGAACTTTTTAGAATTAGAATTTGCTTTAGCTATTTATAAAATTGAAGAAGATTTAAAAGAAGATCATGTAAAAGTAGGTAATCCTAAAATATATACTTATAGAGATATTGCTAAAATGAGAGTAAGACATTTTTTTAAATATTATAGTCCTAAAACTGGTATTGGAGGATTCGCAACAGATCTTAGAGGAAATATGCCCAAAGTTTATGGTAAAGATCAAACTAGTCAAAATACTCAAAAATTATTAGATTATTTAAAAAAACGAAAAACTGAATTAGATCAAAGAGTACAACAACAACGACCACAAACACAACAACGACCACAAACACAACAACCGCAATCAAGTACTGGACCAAATTCAGCACGATGTAAAAGTTTTCAACGAACAATGGATAGTTTTAAAAGACGAAAACAACCTGTTCCAAAAGGTTTTCAAATGCAATATGATCATTTTAAATGTGGTGATGCAAAACCAGTTGCAACACAAGTTGCAAAACCAGTTGCAAAACCAGTTGCAAAACCAGTTGCAAAACCAGTTGCAAAACCAGTTGCAACAAGTTCTGGAGAAAAAAAAACAACAAATGATAAATATTATCATTTACCTTTAGGACATAAAGGATGTCCATTAGCAGATACAATAAAAGATAAAAATATTTGTTTAGAAGCTCATAAAAGTTTAGGACTTCGTCATGAAGAAAATTGGACAGGAAAAACTAGTGGTATACCAGCTGGTTGTTCTAATCGTCCAAAACATGCAAGACATAATTGGTCATGGAATACATCTTTAATTGGTAATGGAAGAAGTGATAGTATGCCTGTTTGTAAAAAATCTAAACCCATAGAAACAAAGTCAGAAAGTGGTAGCAGTAAACCTAAACCCATTATAGGAACAAAGTCAGAAAGTGGTAGCAGTAAACCCATTATAATAGGTCGGAAACCAGAAATATTAATACAACCAAAATTGCCATTATCTGAAGAAGAAGCAAAAAAACCATTAGAAATATTAGATATAAAACAAAATCAAGAAGTAGAAGTAGAAAAAGAAGTAGAACAAAATAATATACAAACAAATGCTGTATTACAAGAAGTAGAAATAGAAAAAGAAGAAAATATAGAACAAAAAGTCGAAGAAGAATCAACAGAACAAGTAGAAGAAGAATCAACAGAACAAGTAGAAGAAGAATCAACAGAACAAGTAGAAGAAGAACCAAAAGAAGAAGAAATGAAAAAAGATGATAAGTCAGAAGAACCAGGTTTTTTCGCCTTTCTTTTTGGATGGTTATTCTTTTTACTAAAAATAATAATTGTTTTAGCAATTATATTTATAATAATTTATTTTTTTGTCATAAAAAAAAAGATTAAAAAGAAATAAACTTATTTTTTATTTATATTTTTAAATTTTAATGTTTCCATATTATTTGGATAAATCTCATGACAAATAAACCCAGTATTATTTGGTAAATATTCAATTCTAAAAGTAAACCGAGTTTGTTTTTTAGGCATAGGGAATATATGAGAGATCCTTCTCGTAATATAAAAAATTTTATTATGTAAGTTCTTCATTGAACTTATATATTATATAAAAATTATATTAATTAAATTTTATAAAAAAAAAAATAATATATTATAATATATAACGATGAGTAATCCAACAAATTATAAATGTCCAAATAATGTTGCTAGTATCCTTGCAACTGATTACAGACCAAGAAAACAATTATATGAAAATGTAGCTGATAATAATGCACATAGATTATATTTACAACAAAATGCTGAAAAACTTATGGCTGAAAATAAAGCAAAATTCACTCAACATATGGGATGTTGTGCATGTGATAAATTCCCTAAACAAGTATCAGATAAAATTAAAGGTTATAAATGTGAAAGTAGTCAACTACCAGTAGGCAAACCATTAAATCCTAAACAAGAAAAAAAAGAAGAAGCAAAAGGTTTATTATCTTATTTCGGATTATAAATAAAATTTAGTTTATTAAATAATTATATAAAAAATGAAAAATTTATTATATAATTTACCAAAAGTTATAGAAGATATTATATGGGATTATTATTATCAATTAATACAAAGTGAAGAAGAATATTGTGAAGAAGATTTATATTGTGATAATTGTTTATTTATAGCTAAAACAACAACATATACTGAAATAAAAATTAAACAATGTCAAAATTGTGAAGAATATTTATGTTATGAATGTTATGGAGAAAATAATATTAAAGAGGATATATGTGATAATTGTTTTGAAAAGAATTGTAAATAAAATTGATATTTATATAAATTAATAATAATGAAATATTTAGTTATTGTTGAAAGTCCAAGTAAATGTAAAAAGATTCAAAAATATTTAAAAGAATGTTTTCCAAATGATGAATTTATAGTTAAAGCATCTGTTGGTCATATTATGAAATTAGCATTAACTGGTGTTGGTAATATGGGTGTTGATTTTGATAATAATTATGAACCAAATTTTATTATTGATCCTAAAAAGAAAAAAGTTGTAAAAGAATTAAAAAGTTTAAAAAAAAAAGTAGATAAAGTTATCATTGCTACTGATTTAGATTTAGAAGGTGCAAAAATTGGTTATGATGTTGCTAAATATTTAAAATTAGATTTTAATGAAAAAAATAGAATTATATTTAATGAAATTACAAAAAAAGCATTGAAAACAGCTTTTCAAAATCCTCAAAAAATAGATTTAGATATGGTATATTCACAAAATGCCAGGCGTGTTTTAGATAGATTAATTGGTTTTGATATTAGTAAAATTACAGCTAAAGAAATTCAAAAGGGATGTTCTGCTGGTAGAGTTATATCAACTACAACAAAATTAATATATGAAAAGGAAGAAGAAATAAAAAATGGTAAAGAAGATAGTTATTATGAAATTTTAGGAGATTTTAAAAACGAAAATTATGTATTAAAAGATTGTATATATAATAAAAAAAAAAAGTATAAAAATTTAAAAGAAATAAAATCATTATTTCAAAAATATAAAAGATCTGAATTTTCTATTCATTCTATTATTGAAAAAAATGAAGAATCCCAACCTTCTAAACCATATATTACTTCTACTATTAATCAAAGTTCACCATATAGTATTAAAAAAACAAGTATGATATTACAAAAATTATATCAACAAGGATTTATTACTTATATTAGAACAGATTCATATAAAATGTCAAAAGAAGCAAAAAATATGATGAAAAAATATATAATTGATAAATATGGTGAAAATTATTTTAAATATAGAACATTTGATAAAAAAAATAAAAGTAGTCAAGAAGCACACGAATGTATTCGTGTAACTAATGTTAATAAATTATCAAATGAAATAGATGATCCTCAAGAGAAAAAAATATATAATTTAATATGGAAAAGATCTTTAGAATGTTTAATGGAAAATTCTAAATTTAAATCAAAAGATATTAAGATTAATGTTTCAGAAACTAAAAAAAAATTTCAAAAAAAAATTAATTATTTTTATTTTTTAGGATTTAAAATTTTATCAAATACTTTAGATGAATTAAATAAAGAATGTTTGTTTTTTGATAAAATTCAAACACATAATAAATTAGAATATATTATTATTAATAGTAAAAAAAAATATATTTCGAGTGGTTCAAGATATAATGAATCAAAATTAGTTAAAGAATTAGAAAAATTAGGTATTGGTAGACCTTCTACATATGGAAATACTATTGAAAGTATTAAAAATAAAGGTTATATTGTAAAAAAAGATATTAAACCAATTGAAGTTGAATCAGAAAATTTAAAATTAGAAAATAATAAGATATATCGTTATACAATAATTGAAAAAATCAAAGGAGAAAAACAAAAATTAATTATTACTGAATTAGGTACAACAGTTACAAAATTTTTAGAAACTAATTTTGAAGTTATTATGAATTATAATTTTACTTCAGAAATAGAAAATGATTTAAGTAATATTTTAAATAAAGAAAAAATTTGGCATAATGTTGTCGATGATTATTATAATAAATTTAAACCAGATGTTAAAAAATTTGAAAATACTAGTTCTAAAAATAATGATTTTTTTATTGGAGAATTTAATAATAAAAAATTTTATAGATTTAAATCTAAATGGGGTCCAAGAGTTATGTATGGTGAAATTGGTGATAAAGATACATTATATTTAAATTTACCAGAAGGAAAAGTATTAAAAAAAATTACATTAGATGAATGTATTTCATTAATTCCAAAATCTATTGGTAAATATAAAGATAAAAATGTTGAACTTAGAAAGGGTAAAAAATCTTTTTTTATAAGATATGATAGACAAAACTACCCTCTTCATTGGGATTTTCAAAAATTAAAAAAAAAAGAAATAACCTTAGAAAATTGTATTTTTTCAATTGAAAATTTTAAATTAAAAAAACCTAAAAAAAATAAAATTGATAAAAAATAATAAATAAGAATGGAAACTAAATTACGAACCTTTTTAAAAGTAATAATATTAAGAATAATTGTATTTATTATTATATCATTATCAACAGTATTTATATTTAATGAAAGTCTTATACATGGTATAGAATTTGCTATTTTAGATATAATAGTTGAATTTTTAACTCATTATATTTATGATAGAGCTTGGGGGAAAATTAAATGGGGTTTATTAGAACCAGAACAAAAAGAAAGATCTATAACTCCAACATTGGTAATAGAAGAAAAGGAAGAAAATAATAATATAGTAGCTTTTACTATTTAATTATTCTTTATAATTATCTAATGTTCTTGCTGAAGGATCAGTAGCATTTGTATATTTTGGTAACCAATAATATGGAATTACTTGATCCGTATTTTTATAATATTTATTATATATTACTCTATAATAATAAGCCTCTTTTGTCATTGGTTTATTAATTAAAAAATTATTTTTATTTGTATTAAATTCTTCATCAGTAATTTGAGTATTAACAAAATCTTGAATAATTTGATACCAAGATCTTTTTTGACTTGTTACGCCGTCACTGAATGCTTCTTTCTGTCTCCATAAAATTTCATCAGGTAATAAATTATCATTTGCGAATGCTTTTCTTAATAAATATTTTTCAACATAATTATTTGTTTTCGCAATTTTTAATTCAGGATTAATTGAAAAAATATATTCTATAAATTTTTTATCAGCAAAAGGTACTCTTGCTTCTAAACCACATTGAGATACTGATCTATCACTTCTTAAACTATCAAAATAACAAATATCAGTTACTAATCTTTTTGTTTCAATATTAAATTCATTTGGATCTTCACATTTATTAAAATAGATATAACCTCCTAATACTTCATCACTATAATCTCCATTAAATACTACTTTACAATCACTATTTTCTTTTATATATTTTGATACTAAATAATTTCCTACACTTGCTCTTACCGATGTTATATCATAACTTTCTATCACTTTTATTGTTTCTTCAATTGAATTTAAAAAATCTTCTTCAGTTAATTCAATTAATGTATGATTACTTTTAATATGATCAGCTACAATTTGTGAATAATATAAATCTGGACTTCCTTTTATTCCAATTGAATATGTCTTTACTGTATTTGGTTCAAATTTACTACATACTATTGATGCAACTAATGAACTATCTAAACCACCACTCAATAAACAACATATTTCTCTATCACTCATTATTCTTTTATATACTGCTTCTTTGAATATTTTATTTATATTTTTTAATATATCTTCTTCTTTATGATCAACCTTTTTAATTAATAATAAATCTTTAATATATTTATGATATGATGTTATCATTTCTCTATTATTATCATATATCATATAATGACCAGATTGAAATTGTTTAATATGATTTAAATTATTTTCTGATAAATCATATAATCCTTTCATTTCTGAAGAAAAAATAATATAATTTAAACTATCATGATTATAAAATAAAGGTCTGACACCATATGGATCTCTTGAAATAAATGTTTTTTTTGTATCATCATCATATAAACAAAATACAAATTCTCCATCTAATTTATTACATAATTTATTGATAATTTCATTATCATTTAAACTTTCTTGTTTATAAAATTCATATAAATGTAAAATAACTTCGCAATCACTTTGAGATACACATTTAAATTTGAATTCTTCTATAATTTCTTTATAATTAAAAATTTCACCATTACATATTAAACTTTTATTATTATATTCAAATGGTTGATTTCCTAATTCACTTTTATCCATAATACATAATCTATGAAATCCCATTATCATTTTATTATTTTCTATTAATTTACTATTATCCGGTCCTCGATTTTTTATTTTATGAAATGACTTTTCAATTTTCTCTTTTTGTTTTGCTTCAATCTCTTTTAATTTTTGAATATATAAAAAAATACCACACATATTTATTTATATATATATTATGTTCTTTTTAATTAAAAATAATTTTTTATAAAAAATTTGTTTGTCTCATTTAATATAAAAAATGTTGTAATCATTCTAAAACTTCTATAACCAAAACCTTTTAAATTACATTCAAATTTTATATTATTATTATTATTTTTTTGTTGTCTTGACTTCATACTATCAAATGGATGCGATAAAAATGTTGCTGTTAGACCACTTAATATTGGTGATATAATATTTCCATATTTTATTTTTTTTTCTAATATTGGTGTCATTGTTAATAAACACGATGTATATATTCCTTCTCTTAATAAACAATTCATAAAACCATATTTATATATTTTTGTTATTCTATTTCTCTGAATACATTCTATTAATGTTTCCTTAGATTTTTTATTTATTATATAAAATTCAGCTGGACTAGCTATTAAACCAGATAATAATCCCGATGATAATGATGAAAATATATCATTTTTTGTTTCTTTATATAAATAATGATAACCATAATATTGTATTAATGATATACAATTTAAGCTATATAAATTAAAACTATATCCTCTATATAAATTTCGAAAATTATAATGAAATTGACAAATATTCGTTTGTTTATGATTTTTTAATACATTTAATGGATGTTGTAATGTTACTTCTAATGAATTTCCAATCAATGATAAAAATACCACTTTATGAGAACTTAAATCTTTGATAGACATTAAAATAATAATATTAATCAATTATAATAAAAAAAAATAATTATATAAATAATGTATTATAAATATATATATAATAATGATAAATAAAGAAAATATGAAAAAAGCTCAAAGAGATTTATTTGATTTTTTAGAAAATATTATTAAAAAAAAATATAATGATTTAGTTTTAGAATGTTTTTTAAAATTTAAAAATAGAACAGTTTTTGAAAAAACTATGAGAAGAATATTAAAAGGTAAAGATGAATTTGATTGTGAAGAATATAAAATTAATTTAGAACAATTAGAATTTATTATTGCTGAATTACAAAAATTAAAAAAAAAGAAAAAAAAAACTGAAAAAAAAACTGAAAAAAAAACTGAAAAAAAAACTAAAAAAAAAAAATTAAAAAAAGTAGGAGAAGAATGTACTAAAGATGAAGAATGTAAAGGTAAAGGTTGTTGTGATAAAGGAAAATGTGAAAAAGGAACTAAAAAAGTATGTAAAAATAAAGGTAAACCTGCTAATGCAAAAAAACCTGCAAAAAAACCTGCAAAAAAACCTGTAAAAAAAGATAAATTAACTAAAGAAGATTGTGAACAATGGGAAAAAAATAAAAAAAATATCAAAAATGATAAAGTTATAAATATTAAAAATGGTAAACCTATAAAATATGCTAAAAAAAATGGCGAAGTAACTAAAAAAGTAAATGATTTAAATAAAGAATGTGAAAAAGTAATGAAAAAATCTCCAAAAAATTTCTCAAAACCAAAATTACCAAAAGGAAGAAATCCAAAAAAAAGAAATAAAATAAAAGTATCACCTGCTAAAAAATCACCTGCTAAAAAATCACCTGCTAAAAAATCACCTGCTAAAAAACCTCGTAAAAATCTTAGTAATGAATATGATGAAGATGAATGTAAAGAACAAGATGATTGTGATTCTAAATGTTGTAAAAATAATAAATGTGTAGATGGTTCTATTTGTAGAGATGAAGAAAACGATAAAAAAATTAAAGAAAAAATAGAAAAAAAATTAATTGCTGATGACAAAAAAAGGATGTTAAGACAAAAAAATTATGAAAAATTTGAAAAAAAAGCAATTGGTCATATTAAAGATTTAACAGCACAAATTCATAGAAGAAATAAAAAACAAATGTTGAGTACTTATAGAAAATTATATGGAAAAATTAAAAAAGTTTTTAATGAAAGATTTGCTGGATATTCACAAAGTTGGGTTATTAATAAAATTCCTATAGAAATAAAAAGACATCTTGAATTTTTAAAAGAAAGAATAATTATTGATAGATCCCCATCAATTAGAAATCCAACTCCAACTCCTACCCCAGAACCAACACCTACTCCTGAACCTTCTCAATCTCCAAATTCCTTATTTGAAAAATGGTATGTTAAATTAATGGATAGTAGTCCACCAGAAGATTTATTAGATGATATTATTGAAAAATATAATATTCAATTTGATTTTGAATCACCACCAAATAGTTATCAAAAAATGATTGCTATTGCTGAAAATTATAAAGCAATACATGATAATAGAATACAAAATCATATCAATAATATTTCAGATTCTTTAAAAAGAGATATTAAAAGAATACAAGAAGCAGAATTTAAAGCATTAATGGAAAAAGAACAAACTTTTTCAGAAGAAGAAATTGAAGAATTATCTTCAATCGAAGAAGATATTCCCGATGATGAATCAGAAAAAAGTAAATCTAAATCTCCAAAAAGAAAATCTCAAGAAAAAAGTAAATCAAAATCTCATTCAAAAACACATCAAAAAATATTAGATGATTTAAATAATAATAAATTAAATCAAGAAGATATGGATAAAATTTTAAAAAAATTAAATCTCAAAACACAAAAAGAATATTTAAAAGAATTAATTTTAATTGGGTTAAATAAAATTTAAATATATTATTATAATATAGTATGAATTTTAAAAATATAAAAAAATTTTTAAAAAAAAATTATAAAAAAATTATTGTTGTTTGTTTAATTATGTTATTACTTTCTAATAAAATGTATGAAAAATTTTCAACTACTCAAGCATTAGCTGCTGTAAAATCAACTGAAGAAAAAGTTAATAATATATTTAGTAAAGTTAATAAAGATACAGTATCTCTTAATAAAATACTAGCAATGAATAATAAAGAAATAAGATTAAGAAGTGATAATGATGGTAATCATGGTATATATTATAATAAAGACATAGATGGTCCAGAAATTAAAGGTTATGGTGGTATATCATTAGCTACTAGTGGAAAAAGAGTTGTAGAAATTAAAAAAGATCAAGTAACACATAATGCTAAGAATAAATTCAATAAAGGTTTTGAAATACATGATCCAAAGAAAAATCATAAAGAACATACTGTACATGGTGGATGGTGGGGTGGTTGGCATGATAAAACATGTGCCGATAATGAATATGTTTGTGGAATAAAAGTAAGAGTAGAAGGAAAACAAGGTGGTGGTGATGATACTGGTATGAATGGTCTTAAAATGAAATGTTGTAAATTTAATCCTTAAAAAACATTTTTATAATATATAAATCATGAATTACAAAAATATAAAAAATTTTTTAAAAAAAAATTATAAAAAAATTATTGTTGTTTGTTTAATTATGTTATTACTTTCTAATAAAATGTATGAAAAATTTTCAACTACTCAAGCATTAGATGCTGTTAAATCAACCGAAAAAAAAGTTAATGAAATGGTTAGTAAAGTAGATCGTTCTCATGTTAGATTTCCTAAAAAAGTTGTATTAGATAAAGGATTAGCAATGGGTGCCTTAAAAATGGCTCCTGGTAATTGGTTAGATTATGGTATTGAAGTTCCAGCTGGAAAAAAAGTAGGAATACATGCTCCTGGTAATGGAACTATGGAATTACATGTAGATAATAAACTACATACAGGAGAAATACATGCTGCATCAAAAATATGTATAGGTGGTGCTTGTATTACTAAAGCACATATAGATTTATTAAAAGGTGATAGACATTTCTTCTTAGCAAATTCTCATAAAAATAGATTCTTAAAACAAGAAGGAGATATACACGCATGGAAAGCAGAATTCAAACCAGGTTGGGCAGATGAGAGAAAACGATTATATATTTTTTCACATAAAGGTCATTCAGATCCAGCTTTCTAAAAAAAAATTCAATTAAATATTAAAAATGATTTTACTTATATATTAATAAATAAAATTATGGAAATTATATTTTATAAAACAAATTTTGGAGAAAAATTAAAAGGTATAGATAAGAAACATAAAAATATAGAAATAAATAATGAAGAATTGAAAAAAATATTAGAATTTAAAAGAAATTTAGATTATTTTGATTTAGGAAGTGAAAATATTATAGAAATTGTATTTAAAAAATATAATATTGAAGGTTATGATTTAATTTTAATAAAATTAGATAATTATAATACAGTAATTGAATTTAAGAATGAATTTAATAATTATTTTATTACAATTATTAATGAAAATATAATGGATAATGAAGAAGAAGTATTAAATTTACATGATGTAATAAATCCAGTACCATTTCCACCAGCAATAGAATATATAGAAACATCATCAGATGAATCTGATATGTATGAAATGGAAGAAATAAAAGATACTTCAAAAGAAATGAGAGTAGAAAAATTAGAAAATATAACAGATAAAGAATCAATATTATCAAAAATATTAAATATAAAAATTGATAATATATATTGTTTAATAAGTCATAATTCAGAAATGAGAAAAAGAAAGATTGCATCACAAATTGCAAAATTAAATATATCAGTAGAATTTGTAATAGTAGAAAATTATGAAGAAAATATAAAATTACATTTAAAATGTATTAAAAAGGCGAAAGGAATGAATTATAAAAATATATTAATAATGGAAGAAGATAATGATTTTAATTATTCAGTTTTCCATCAATATTTAAGAAAACCATTAAAAGTACCAAATGATTTTGAAATGTTATATTTAGGTGGTCAAATATTAAATGGAGAATTATATGATAAAAATTTAATTAAATTAAAATCAATTATTTATAATCATGCTTTTGTTTTAAATTATAAAATCTTTGATTATATTATTGAAAATATTGAAAAAGAATGGAATAAAATAGATAATTGGGATAAAAAAGAAGGATTAGAGACCCAAGTTGATTGGAATGATGGAAAAATCGATAAATTTTACAGCAAACATATATGTGAGAAACGAAAAAATTCATATATTGTATATCCATTAATATGTTATAAAGAACCGAAACAAATAGAAGAAAATAAAATATTAAGATTTAAAGAAAATATGGAAAGATCATCTGGATTTTTTTATAAAAAATTATGTAAACCATTATCAGTATTTGTTATAAATGAAGAAAGAAATAAAGATCAATTAACACAATTTCGTGAAATGGCAAATGAATCTTTTAATACATTTAATATATTTAAAGGAATAACAGAAGAATTTAATTATGAAAAAGAATTAAATATTTTAAAAATGTTTAATCTTAAAGATATAAAAGATAATCAGAAAAGTCATAATTATAATATATATGAAATGAATAATATTTTATCACATTATTATTTATGGGAACATTTTAGTAAAAATCCAAATAATATGAATTTAATATTAGAAGATGAAATTGAATTAGATGAAGATTTTAATGTTAAATTCAATAAATTATTAAAAGATATGGAAAATATTACTTGGGATATTTTATTTTTAAATTATCAAAATGATAAAAATAAAGATACAAAAGATATTATTAAATTAAATGATAATAATAAAAATGATAATGCTTATATGAAATCAGCATATTTAATTAATAAAAATGCTGGTAAAAAAATAATGGAATATATTCAAAAGAATCAAATTAAACAACCATTAAATAATTTTTTAATGGAATTATTCAATCAATTAAATTGTTATAAATTAAAAACAAATATTTGTTCAATACGAATAAAAAAACAAAAAGAAAAATTATTAAATATAAATGATGTGAATAAATTAATAAATCCAGAAGAAAAAAAAGTAATAATTAATGAAGAAGTTAATAATGATGATTTTCTTCCATTATTAAAAGATAATCAATATAAAGAAGTAATGATTAACAATACAATTTTTTTCAAAAACTCCAATGATATATTATTTAAAATGAATGATGATGATGAATTATGTTATCATGGATATATTAAAGATAATAAAATCGTTATTAATCATCTTAATAAAAATTTATTTAAAATGTCAATTAAAAGAGAAGAAAATAAAGAAATAATAATAATGTATATTAATGATAAAAGTATTATACCATATTTTATAAAAAAAATAATGGAATTATTAAGTTTGAAATATCAAGTTATTGTAATTGGTAAACAATTATATAATTTAAGAATCAATGATGTTTATTATATTAGTTCAAATACTGATGAATTTTTAAATCAAATGATTAAAATGTTAAATATTAAAAAGATTTATACTGATAATTGGAATATTTTATTATGTGTTGGAAAAACTGATGATCTTGAAATTAATTATATTATGTATGAAATTCCAACTTTAGATAATTATCAAAATAAATTATATAAAAACAATGCTGTTGAATTTATGAGAAATACTTATGATACCTTTAATAATATTTATTTCTTTAATAAAAGTTTAAGAGAAGAATTTAAAGATCATTTAAATTTAAATGAAATACCAGAAAATTTTAAATTAAATAGTATGGTATTTGCTAAAAATGAAAATAAAGTTAAATTAGCTATGAAACAAGATTATATTTTATCAATTGATAAACATCCAAAAAGAGTTTTAAATAGTTTTAAATTATGGAATAAAAAAATGAATGGGAAATTTAAATTAATAATATTAAATAATAATATTAATAGTTTAGATGAAGAAAATGTTATAATTGATAAATTAAATTATATGAATGTCAATAAATATTTAGATATATCTTATTTTTATTTAAGTTTCGAAAATAATTATAATTCTTATTTTAATATTTTAAATGCTATTAATCATTATTGTATTCCAATAATACCAAAATATTTTAATGAATTTAATAATAAATTTATTACTTTTAATGGATTCTTAAATAGATTTAATTTAATTGATATGAAAGAAGTTTATGAAAATGAAAAGAAAAAAATGATTTATAATAATTTATTTGATTCTGTTATAAAAAATCATTTGAAAAATATGTCTTGGTAATTTAAAGAACTTGTTTAGTATTATAATGATTAATTCTTAATATCATTGAATGATCTAAACCATTAAAATTATATAAACTATTATCATATTTTTTAAATTTAATAGATAAATTTTTCATATTTAATAATCTTTTTGTTATAAAAATATTATCTTTATCTCTTTTTATATATGTATATTTATTTCTATCACTATTTAATGTTAGTTTTAGAAATATATCTATTAAAAATTTATTTGTACTTTTAATATTATCTATAGATTGAAGACTTAAATAAATATTTTTATCACTATCTAATATAATTTCATTATCACTTGTATAATTACTAAAATTTATATAATTTTTTGGTTGAAATCCAATTATTCTTCCAATACTATTTTCTTGAAATGTATTTTCAAATGTATTATGTTGAAATAATAAACTAAAATTTCCATTAATCATATCTGAACCTATATTTATACGATTTTCCATTTTACTTTTAAATTCTAATTGAGTTATATGAACACTACTTCCATCTGAACTAGCTGTTATATTTATTTTAACATATTGAGCCGATAATGTATTTGATAATGCAAATTGTTTATATCTTCCAGATGCAATAGTAACATTTGTTTGAGTATCTATTGTTGTCCAATTTGTTTTATCATTACTAATTTCTATTGTAAATGTTTTTGGTCTTCCATAACTATTTACTGTACATAATATAAAATATTCATCTATTATTACTTTTTTTTGAAAATCATATATAATATATGATGGTAATGATGTTGATTGCCAATGTGTATTTAAATCAGAATCAAATACTTTATATGGTGTTCCATTATTTGATTCTGTATTTGTATTATCTATTTCTAAATTATTTATTCTACTATTTATATTACTTGTTATTACTGAGTATAAACTTGATCCTTCATTATTTAATTGAGTTTGGATTTCTACTCCTAATTCACTTAATGTATAATTCCCTACTGGTATTGTTGCCACTAAACTTTGACTATTCTCTTCAAAATGTAATAAATTATTACTATTATTAATAATATAATCACTATTTGGTATAATAGCATTTAATAATTCAATAGAGAAAACATTATTAATATCCTCATCTAATTCAATTTGATAATTATTTTCTTCATAAAGTGAAATATCCCTATCTTTACTATCAATTAATATATCATATTTTCTTATATATTTTTTTAATGATTCTTTATATGCTTTAGGATTTATTACAATATTTTCACTTATATTTTTTAAATTTTTTTTTTTTTCAATTTCTTCAAATTTTTTTTTATTTTCTATTAAATTTTTTCTAAATTTTTCTTCATCTCTTTTTATTGCTTCAATATTTAAATTATTATTATCATTTTTTATTATTTTATTATAATTTCTTTCTCTTTCCATTTCCATGTTTTGATATTGAATATTATTTAAATTATAATTTTTATTTATTGTTATTTTTTGATTTGGTTCAAAATCACTTTCAAAAAAATCTTCTTCCTTTTTATTTTCTTTATCTATAATTTTTTTTATTATTATTATTGTCATTATATTTTTTTCTTTTTTTTTTATATTATTTTTTTCATATTTCATTGATATTTCATTTATTGTATTTCCTATTAAACTTTTATATTGTTTTAAATTTAATTTTTTTTTATATTTTTTTTCTGAATATTCATTTAATAATTTATATAAATGTTTGAAATTTCTTATACTGACATAATTATCTTTCATAATTAATATATATATAATATATCAAGTAATTTTTAATATAAAATCATTACTTAATTAATTTAATAATTTTAATTGATATATATATATATCTTTGAAATGTCAAGATCTACAACTTATATTCCAATCAGAGATGTTTTACATAAATTAGAAATTATAGGTCAAAAAGTTTGGGAGTCCGATACTCCACAAAAAGATAAAAGTTCAATTATTGTTGATGGTGATAGTTATTTTGATGGTAGAGTAAATATAGTAGGAAATTTAACTGTTGATGGTTCAACTAATATTGGTTCCGTTCAAACTGATTCTTTTGTTATAGCAGGTGGAGATGAAGCTTATGTATTTCGTAGTGATTCAACAAGTAAAGGTGCTTGGGGTGTACCTTATTTTAAAACTAATGATAATCCTTTAAATATTACTGGTCCAACAGATGGTATTGTTCATAGTATTTATTCTATTGGTATTAATACAACTCAACCTGGTGAAAAATTTGAAGTTAATGCTAATGGTATTATTGGTAATCAATATATTGGTTCTTTCGCTGGTTCTCCAGAAGACACTTCTGTTATTAGTTATAAAGATTTTAAAAATGATAATTCTGGTTTTGCTATGAAAATAAAAAATGATACACAATTAGATTTAAATTCAAAAATTGATATTAATTTTAATATTGAAGATTCTCAAGTTATGACTATTGATGGTAATGGTAATGTCGGTATTGGTGTTACACAACCTAATGAAAATTTACATGTAGCTGGTAATGTTCAAGTTGATGGTAATTTAAATATTGAAGGAGATTTAACTTATATTAATTCTAGTACAGTTGAAGTTAATGATCCAAATTTATTTTTAGCTAAAAATAATCCTTCTGATGTCATTGATATTGGTATTTATGGACAATATGTTGATAACGGTGTTACTAAATATACTGGTATTTTTCGTGATGCTTCTGGTGAAGCAGGTTATTATAATTTTTTTCATAATTTAGAAGAAAAACCAACTACTACAGTTAATACTTCTGGTACTGGTTATGAAAATGGTAATTTACATTTAGGTGGATTAAAAGTAGATTCTGGTATTACTTTTAGTACTGACGATGCTTTTATTTATGAAGATAATTTAATTTTAGATAGTCGTTCTGGTGACGGAAATGGTTTTGTAGGTATTGGTTTAACAGAAGTTCCACAAGATTCTTTAGATATAAATCATGGAGTTATAGTTCGAAATGGAAATTTAAAAATTGGTATTACTGATTCTCAAGCTTCTTTACATATTGATAGAGATGATGTAATTGTTATTCCGGTTGGTACAAACGCACAAAGATTAGATATAACTGGTGGTATTCGATATAATACTGATATTTCAAAATTCGAAGGTTTTGATGGTACTTGGGGTCCTTTAGGTGGTAGCGGAGTTGAAGATACAGATGCTGATACAAAAATGACTGCCGAAGATTCATCTGGGGCAGACAATGATCAATTAAGATTTTATACAGCAGGTTCAGAAAGAATGATTATTAATTCTGATGGTACTATTGGTATTGGTGTTACTTCTAGTGGTGATTATCAAGTAGAAATTGATGGTAGTATTGGTATTTCTGGTTCGATTCTTCCTAAAGTCGATGGTGTATTTAATTTAGGTTCAACTAGTCAAAGATTTGGTGATTTATTTTTTGGTGGAGAAACTATATATCTTGGTGATTCTGTTTTAAAAGATTATGATGGTACTTTTACTGTTACTGGTCCTGCTCAAATGGATGAATTAAATATTACACATAATCTTGATATTGATGGTAATATTGATGTTTCTGGTATAGCTGATATAAATTCTTTAAATGTTTCTGGTGCAATAGTAGCAAATGGTCAAATAAGTGCAAGTTCTATTAATTTAACAGGTGATGGCGATGTAAGTGGAAATTTTAATTTATCTGGTGAAGTTGATATTGGTGGTACAGCACAAATTAATGCATTAAATGTTACTGATAATGTAGTAATAGAAGGAAATTTACAAGTTGATGGTTTAACTAGTATTGGTATTACTTCAAGTGGAACATATAAATTAGAATTAGAAGGTGATTTAGGAATTGCAGGTGATATTCTTCCAAAAGCAAATGAAGTTTATGATTTAGGTTCTACTGGTGCAAGATTTAGAGATTTATTCTTATCTGGTAATAGTATTTGGTTAGGTGATACTTTAATTTCTGAATCTTTAGGTACATTAACAGTTAATGTTTTAAATGTTACTCAAGATATGAAATGTTATGGTGATTTAAATTGTCTAGATGTAAATACAACCGGTAGTGCTAATATTACAGAAGATATAAATGTAACTGGTAATTTAAATTGTCAAGGAAATGCTATAATTGATGGTAATTTGACTATTCATGGAACTACAACTACAGTAAATACTGAAGTTGTTACTATTGAAGATCCAATTATTCAATTATCTTCCAATAATACTTCTAACGATGTAGATATTGGTTTTTATGGTAAATATGTTGATAGTGAAGTTACTAAATATACAGGTTTAGTAAAAGATTCTTCCAATAATGAATTTAAATTATTTACTAGTGAAGAAGAACCAACAACTACTATTAATACAAGTGCAAGTAGTTATGAAGATGCTAAATTAAAACTTGGTGATTTAGATGCCAGTGGTAATGTAAATATTGAAGGAACAGCACAAATTAATGCTATTAATGTAACTGGAAATACAGATATTGATGGTACTTTAAATATCCAAGGTGTAGGGACTTTTCAAGATGATTTAGTTGTTGATACAAATACATTATTCGTTGATGCTTCAACAGATCGCGTAGGTATTAATAATGCTTCTCCTGAAACTACTTTACATTTAACTGGAACTGATGGTTTAGTTGTTCCAGTAGGTACAAATGCACAAAGAACAGATGTAACTGGTGCTATTCGTTACAATACTGATACATCAACATTTGAAGGTTATAAAGGTACTTGGGGATCATTAGGTGGTGTTATTGATGTAGATCAAGATACTTATGTTTCTGCTGAAACATCTGCAGGAACTGATAATGATGAATTAAAATTTGTAACTTCTGGTAATGAAAGAATGATTATTGATTCTAATGGTAATGTTGGTATTGGTGATACTCCTTCTTATCCAGTACATATTAATAAAATAAATTTAAGTAATTGGTCTACTAAAATAAGTAATTCTGATACTGAGATTTATTTTGCTCATAGCGATGGTTCTGGTATGAATATTAATTCTGGTGTAAGTAGTAATAATAATAATTATATTATGAATGTTAAAAATAATACAAATTCAAGTATTTTTAGTATTTATAATAACGAAAATGTAGGTATTCATAATACTAATCCAACTGAAAAATTAGATATTGCTACTACTAATTATAGTGAAGGTGCTAATATTGGTTATGCTTTTATTGGTAATTCTTCCAATGAAGCAAATACTACAATGTTTTCTCATAAAGATTTGAAATCTAATGATAATGAATATGCTATTAAACAAGATAGTAATGGACAAACTTCAATTAATTCTAAAACAAATAGTAATTTAAATTTAGCAATAAATAATTCTACTCAAATGATTATTAAATCTGATGGAAAAATTGGTCTTCATACTGAAAATCCCAATGAAAATATTGAAATTCAAGATAATACTTTAATTAATTCTGAATCTAATGTTTCTTTAACTGTTACTAATACTGATTCTAATATTTATATTGCTAAATATGATGGTTCTGGTATTATAGTTAATAGTGGTACTACTGAAAATTATGCTTTGCAATTAACTGAAAATTCGAATGATTTATTTCGTGTTTATAATTCTGGTAATGTTGTAATTGGTGTTACTAATACTGATAGTAAAATGAGTATTGAAGATAATTTAAAAATTAATCATAATAATAGTTATATTAAATTAAATACTACTGATAATCTAAATACTATTAATTCTAATGTTCCAATTTCTTTAGGTGTTAGTGAAAATAATATTTTATATATTAATGATAATAAAGTCAGTATTGATTCAGATAATATTAATTATCAAAAATTTAATGTTAATGGTTCTCAATATATTTCTGATTCTTTATTAATTAATACAACTTCTAGTTCTTATCAATTAGAAATTAGTGGTGATAGTAGATTTAATGGCGATGTTGTAATTGGTGGTATATTAAGTTTTGAAAATGTTGCTGTTGATGGTTTAGAATTCCAAGATAGTCTAATTAAACTAGGTAATAATAATACAGATAATTCAGAAGATATTGGTTTTTATGGACAATATGTTGATTCATTAACAACTAAATATTCTGGTATTATAAAAGATGCAAGTGATGATAAATTTAAAATTTTTAAAGATTTAGAAACTGAACCGGCTAATAATGTTGATTTATCAGATGCTACTTTTTCTTATGCTGATTTAAAAGTTAATAATTTAGAAACTAACGGTAATATTGGTATTAATGTTGATGATCCACAATATTCTCTCCATATTGATGCTACAGATGGTATTATTATTCCAGTTGGTACTAGTGCACAAAGAATATTTGTTACTGGTGCTATTCGTTATAACACTGATATTGAAACATTCGAAGGTTATAAAGGTACTTGGGGTTCTTTAGGTGGTGTTATTGATGTAGATCAAGATACATATGTTTCTGCTGAAACATCTGCTGGTGATGATAATGATGAATTAAAATTTTATACAGCAGGTTCAGAAAGAATGATTATTGATTCTAATGGTAATGTTGGTATTGGTATTACTAATCCTGTATATCCTTTAGATGTAGATGGTATAATTCAATCAAATGATGAAATATTTGCTCCTGAATTTACTACTTCATGTGATATTAGAGTTAAAGAAAATATAAAAAGAATGAGTATTACAAATGTTTTAGATAAAATAAATAGATTAAATTTATATGAATATAATTATATCGATGAATATAATAAAAATAATGATAAAATTTATGGATTAATCGCACAAAATGTAAAAGAAATTATACCAGAAGCAATAAAATATAAAAAAATGAAAATTGGTAATGAATATGTTAAAGATTTTCAAACAATTAGTCAAAATACTCTTATTAGTTGTTTAATAGGTTGTATTCATGAATTAACAGATAGTCAAAATAAATTAGGTAATGAATTAATTAATTTAAAAAAAGATTATTATGAATTAAAAGAATCCTTAATATTAAAAAAAGAACTTGAAGATTTAAAAAAATAAAATTTATCATAATTAATAATTAAATTAAGATGGATAAAAATTTATTATATGAATATAAAAAAAAAATTTATGGTGATTTATATAAACTATTTCAAAAAGAATTAAAAAAAATTTCTATTGAATTTAAATTAGATTATCAAGAATTAGAAGATTTATATTTAAGTGAATTTAAAACTTTTTTAAAATAAAAAATATATTTTTAATACATTTTTTAATTTTCATTTAAAATTTTCTTTAATTTTTTCAATTAATTCATATTTACTTTTTTCATAATCTCTAAAATAATTTTTTAATTCAGAAATATCAATCCATTTAATATTACCAATTTCTGTTTTTTGAAAAGAAGATTTAAAATTTTTAAATTTATTAATTACATCATTTAAATCATCACTTAAATATTCAGATAAATAAAAAATAGTTTTATAATATTTATTATTACTACCTAAATGTAATTCTTCTAATATTTTATTTTCATGAATTTTAATTAATTCTTTATCAATATTAGTTTCTTCACAAAATTCTCTTAAACTTGTTTCAATATCAGTTTCAACTTCATTGATTAAAATTTCTTTTTTTCCCTTTGGAAAATACCATTCTTCCATTTTATAATTCTTTTCCGAATTATCAATTAAATATTTTAAAGAAATTTCTTTTTTTTCCTTATCATTATAATAACCATTTTTTAAAATATTAAATTTAATAATACCTTTATAAAATTCATTCTTATTTTTTAGATTATTTTCTATTAACCATAAATCATTCCATAAGGTTTTAAAATCTTTATCTAAAATTTTTTTTTTTTCATCTATACTCATTTTAGTAAACATTTTTTGTAAATAATCTATATCTAATATATCATACATCCCCCGTAAAAATTCTATATATGTATAAGTATTTCTTCTTTTTACCATTAAAAATTTAATGTTATCATCTATTTTTTTAAAACAACATAACCCATAACTTAGTAAAGGTTGATCACAATTTCTATAATAATGACCTTCTTTGTAACAATTATTACAAATCATAATAAAAATAATATATAATAGAAAGTTATAATAAATTTTAAATATTTATATTATATATATAATTTAATATGGACATAGATAATTTAAATGAACAAGAATTAATTGAAATTTTAAAAAAGAATAATATAAAATATTCTAGTAGTAAAGATCGAATAATAAATCATATTAATAATTTAAATGTCGAATATATACCATATCCTAAAAAAGAAGATCCGAATTTTTTTAAGAAAATTTATCAAAAAAAAGAATTTTATGAAAATCAATATCCAAAAATTGATGATGAAAAAATAGATGATGTACAAAAAGAATTATGTCCTTCTAAAGATAAAAATTTTAAATTATTAGCTCATCAGATTATAATTCGAAATTATTTAAATTTTAATACTCCATATAATAGTGTTTTATTATATCATGGTATGGGTAGTGGAAAAACTGCTTCTGCTATTACAATTGCTGAAAATTATAAAATGAATATATCTGATTTTAATCGAAATAAAACATTTGTATTAGTGAGTGGAGATACAATAGAACAAAATTTTAAAAAAGAAATTCATGATATTAATAAAGGTTACAATCAAGCTACATTTACAGATTATATTAATTATTTTCCAAATGATCATCCTGATGTAAAACAACGAAAAGTTGATTCATTAATTGATAAAAATTATGAAATAGAACATTATCAAAAATTAACAAATATTATTTCAAAGAAAAAAGAAGAAATGGATAATTCCGATTTTAAAAAATGGATAAAACAAACTTATTCTAATCGTGTATTTATTATTGATGAAGTACATAATTTAAAATTAATTGATAAAAATGAAAATAAAATTAAAAGATATGACGCTGTTAAACTAATTATAGAAAATACTACAAATTTAAAATTAGTTTTATTATCTGGTACTCCTATGGGTCATTCAGTTAAAGAAATAATTGATTTATTAAATTTATTATTAGTAAATGATAAAAAAGATATGATTGAATTAAAAACAATTTTTAAACCTAATTTAGATTTTACAGAAAATGGTGAAGAATTATTAAAACAATTATCTAAATCTTATATTTCTTATATTACTAAAGAAAATCCATATACTTTCCCAAAAAAAATATATCCTGGAAATAGTATTCATATTTCAAATTTTATTAATAAAAAATTTGATAAAGAATTCGATTTACAATATAATTTAAATAATGAATATAAAATTGTTCCTTGTCAAATGAGAAAAGAACAAAAAGAAAATTATTTAGAATATTTAGAAACTAAAGGAAATAAAGTTAATATTCAAGATTTAATTCAATTACAATTAATAAAATATGATTTTAAAGCAGATATATTAAAAAAAGGTCAAGATAAAATAATTTATGATATTCCCTTTGATAGTTTAAAAGAAGATAAAATCGAAATGTTATCTTCTAAATATTATAATTTATTACAAAATATTAAAAAATCAAAAGGTACTATTTTTATATATACAAATTTTATTTATAAAGGTGTATTAATGTTAGCTAGTATGTTATTAAAAAATGGTATTTCTTTAAATGATTCAAGAAAAGATTCTTCTTCTGAAATTTTATTAAGTAAAACTTCTCCTTTTAAAAGTAAAAGAATAAAACCAAATAAAAAAACTCAAATTTGTTATCATTGTAATAAAACTTATCATGAAAAAACTGATCATACTTTTAGTCCTATGAAATTTGATTATATTATTGGTCAAACTACAGAAGAAGTTGAAAAAAAAATTATTAAATTATTTAATAGTCAAGAGAATGAAGATGGTAGTCAATTAAAAATAATTATTGGTTCAAGTGTTTTAAAAGAAGGTGTTTCTTTCTTACGAGTCAGACAATTACATATTTTAGAACCTTGGCATAATAAATCTAGACTTGAACAAGTTATTGCTCGTGGTATTAGACATTGTTCTCATAAAAATTTAAAACAAGAGGATAGAAAAGTAGATATTTTTTTATATTGCTCTACTTTATCAAATAAATATAATTATAATATTATTCAGAAAAGTCTTGTTATTGATAGAGTAAAGGATATTTTCAAAGTTGATTCTTCAGATAAAATTAAAGTTGATATTGATTTAGCAAGAAATTTTAGGAATTCAGAACCTTTATTATCATATGATATGATTATGTTTAAAAGATCTGAAATATCTAATTTTTATATTTCTAAAGTAGAAAAAATATTAAAAGAAAATTCTTTTGATGGTGCTTTAAATAGAAATTTAAATCTTGTTAATGAAACTTATAAATTAAATGGATTTGATGAAGATTATAATTTTATTATTGATGATAAAGATTTAGATACTTCTACATATAATAATTTATTTTTAACTCCATATATTAAATATGTTATTTCAATTATTATTAAATATTTTAAAAATAATAAAATTTTAAAAATTAACGATTTAATTTCTAATCCTAAATTAAATGATAATATTTATCATTCTAATAAAAATTATATTATTTATAAAGCTTTAAATTTAATCGTTCCTAATGATAAAAATATGAAAAATTTCCCTTATGTTATTGAACATCTTGATATTAATGGAAAATTAAAATATGGTTATATTATTAAAAGAAAATTTATAAAAAAAGAATTTATTTATATTTTTAAAAGTTTTGATGATGAAAAATTTATTAGATCTAAATTTGAACAAACTCCTATTTATGAAAATTATTATAATATTGAACATGATCATTCTATTTCTTTAAATAGTTTCTTAATAAATTTAAAAAAATCTGATTATAATAAAATAAAGAAAAAATTAGATAATATTGAATATTCTGATATATTAAATAATGTTAATAAATCTAAACCAAAGACAAATAATATTGGTACACAAGCTAATAAAATTATTAAAAAGAATTTTAAACCAAATAAAAAATATAATAAATTTATTGCTATTAAATTAAAAGGTAATAAATTCAAAAAAGAAATATGGATTCGTAATACTCAAGAAGTTAATCAAGTTGGTAGAAGATGTAATAATGCTTTTAATAAAGATGAATTACGATTAATATTAAATGATATTTGGAAATCTATCAATGATGCTAATATCAATGATACATTTATAGAAGATAATAAAAAACAATATAATGATTTTATAGAAAAATCTTTTAAAAAAGAAAACATTTGTCCTTTTATTGAAAAATTATTTAAATATGCAAGTGACAATAGAGTTAATAACAAAGTTTGGTTTCAAGAACTTAATGCTTCTTGATCTGAATTATTAGGAATATTATTAACAATATATATTGGTTTTTCTATTTTTTTACAATATGTATGTTTTATTTTATAAGATATTAATATTAATAAAAATATTGTTTGAATATTAGTTCCAACAAATTGAAATATTAATTTCTTTTTATATGAAAAAATTAAAAAAAAACAATAACTTAATAATAATAAAAATAAATAATATAAAGATAATGATTTACTTTCACCTAATTTTATTACCCGATATAATTGAGGTATATATACAATAATGAATATTACTGATGATATTAATGAACAATAATCTTCTAATAACATTAATAATTTTTTATTAATATTATTACTTTTTCAATTTTAAAAAATTTGACAACTTTTTTCTCCTGCTTCACCATTAGAATCACAGTTTAATTTTAAATTACTTTCTTTTTTTGGTTTAAAATCTTTTGGTGCTTCTTCATTAATTGTTTCTAAATTTTCATAACCTTTTAATTCTTTTAATTCTTTCTTCTTTTTTTCAAAATTTTCTTTCATTAAAAATCCTAAACCACAACTTCCTGATAATACAATAATTCCTAATGCAATATAAATATAATTTTTATAATTTTGTTTCATTTTATATATAAAAATAACATTTTTTATTTATATTATTTTTTATTTATTGTAAATACATTTCTCTTCGACACAATGGACATTTCTTATTATGAGAACTTTGATGATTAATATGAGAATTTAAACAACTTACACAAAAAAAATGATGACATTCTAATTCAAATATTGGTTTTCTTTCTAAACATACTGAACATTCATCAATAATACAACGAAAACCATTCCCTTCGATTGCCCATTTTTTATTTATATATTCATTTTGTGTTGATAATAATTCAAATAATTCTTCTTGATTTTCAATTAAATTTTTATTTACATCTCCTGAATTATAAAGTATTGTTTCTGATTGCATTGTTTTTTGCAATGTTTTTAATACATTTAAACCACGAATATTTGAATGCATCAAATTTCTATCTAAATTATATATATTATTTATTCCCCATTGATTAATTTCAATATTTCTTGAACTACATGTGATTTTTCTTAAATAATTATATGTATGTATTCGAATTACAACAACTCTTTTATTTTCTAATCCTGGTGTTAAATCAATTAATAGATTATAAAATGGTATATTTTCATGACCAGCACTATAATAACATATTTCATCAAATTCCTTTGTATTTTTAATATAATCACTTTGATATAATATTTCTAATAATCCATAAGAATTATATAATTCATTAAAGTTCTCTAAATCCTTGAGAAAAATATTTAATGTTGTATTTTCTAAATTTTTTTTTGATAAAAGATTTTCAATAAATGAACCATATAATGAATAATTTTGTACATTGTGATAATTTAAAATTATATTTAAAACTTTATAAATTTTATTAAAATAAATTTCATTATTATTTTTAAAAATTTTTTTATTTTCATCCTGTTTTCTTGTTTTATTTATTTGTTTTTCTAATATTTTTATCTTTTGATTTTTTAATGTTAATTCAAGTTTCATTTTTTTCATTTTTTCTTCTTGTTGTTTTAATTTTTTTAGAAGTTCATTATTATTTTCTAATCCTGGTGGTGGTACTTGTGATACACCTGCTACTTGATAAATATCTGATCTTTTTAATATCATTCTTGGTCTAATATTATTATTATTATTATTATTATTATTCATTTTAAATCTTATCTTATATAAATGATAAATTTTAATTTTTTTTTTAATAAAATTAAAATTGATAAAAAAATTAGATTAAAATGATGATTCCTATCGTTATTCAAAGAATAATTATAGATTATAAAGAAGATTTAGATTATGAAGATTTTAAAAAAATTCATAAGAAAAAATTTCAAAATACTTTATATTTAATAAATCAATTTAAAAATATAAATAATAGATATTATTGGGATGAAAATTCTAAAAGAAGAACTATTACTATTGGCCCTATGTTTAAAAATAATCATACTTATTGTTTTTGTTTTAGTATTTGTTTAAATTGTAATAATTATATTCATTCAAGTAAAATGTTTAATTCTAATATTGCTAAAATTTGTAAATGTTATTAAACTTGTTGGTAATCCATTTGATCTTGTTGATTTCTATATAAAGGTACTCGATTTGGATTTTCACGAACTAATTTATCATTGATTTCTTTAATATCTCTATATACTGGATTATCCATTGGATTTCGTACTGGTTTTAATTGTTCTCCATTTTCTAATCTTTTTTCTAAATCATCATAATTATTGGAAATTGGATAACCTCGTTTAATTGTATATTCTTCTACTTTTTTATGATAAGCAGATTTTTCTCCTCTTTTATGTTGTCGATGTGCTTTGACAGCAGAAACAACTCCATATACAGCGGCGGAAACACCAATAGCACTGAAAATAATAATACTTGCCATAATTTTTATATATTATATTTGATTATTATATTTAATATAATTTAGTTCAATTTATTATAGATTTATTTTTTTTTATTAATATTTCTTTTATTATTTGCTTTTCTATTTTTTTGTCCATATACTCGTTTCTTCTTTTTTGATTTTTTTTCTGATGATGTTTCCACTGGTGCTGCATAAAGTTCATCTACGATTTCTTCAACTTGTACTTCATCTTCACTATCATTATTCTTTTCTTCTAATTTTTCTTTTTTTAATTTATTTTCTTCTTCATTTTTTTTTCTTAATCTCATTTTTCTTTCTTCATAATCAACATTTCTTTTTAACATTTCATCTTCTTTCCCTTTCACTAATTTATTCAATTCATCCATTTGATATTCTGCTTGAACTTCTTGATCATTTAATGGACAATATGGTATCCATTTACCTACTGGAATACAAAAAACATTAATTGCTGGTTCATATTTTTGTAATTCTTCTGCTTTTGATTTTGTTACTAATTGTGATGGATAAACTCCTCGTACTTTAAAACCTGTAACTGTTGGTTCTTTGTTTTCATTATGTTTTTTATTAAATGCATTTTCTAATGTAGATAAGTTAAATTTTTGATATTCATAATATTGTTTTTGAATATTTTTATAACTTGTATCTAATGTTTCTTTTAATTCATCTGTTAATTCTTCTTCTGAATGTTCTTTTTGATATTCTTGGGTTTTTTTATATGTTTCTAAAAAATGTGCAATGAAATTTGTTGCTATAAATGCTTCTTTATTTTGTAATAATCTCGCATTTTTTGGTTCGACAAATGATATTAATGCAACTTCTTGACCTGCAATTTCTGGATCTTCTTTTAAATAATCAACTTTTTGAGCTTCCATTTTTTAATAGTATAATATTCTATTAAAAAATTATTTTTAATTGATTTTATTATTTATTTTCTTGATTGTTCTAATTGAGCATATCGTTCTTTTGTATCTTGTTTATCAAATTTTAATAATAATTCTCTCTTTTCACTCTCACTTAATAATGGTTGTTCTAACATTCCTAATGCTTGACAATTATCTTTTGATAAACATTTCTTATCTTTTGTTTTATCATGTTCTAACATATCAAAATTATCAAATGAATTATTGAAATCAAACGCATTTATTGGATTATTTTTTTCTATTTCTTCTGATCTTTTCATTTTCATATAATTTATCCACGCAAATGCTTTCTCGCCAAATAATGGTTCTTCATAATCTTTGATTAATATACATGGTACTGATTTCACAAATTCGGGCAATGATCTTCTTTTATCAACACATATAATATTATCAAATGTTTTTAATAATTTCTCTTTTTTTAATTCTATTATAAAATTTTTACAGTGACCACAATATTTACTATAAAAAAAACTTGACTCCATAAATATATTTTTTTTTATTTTTATATATTTAATTTATTTTTTATCAAATTATATAATTTTTCTTGATTTTCTTTTATTTCTTTTATTTCATTATATAAATATTTTATTGAACTTACATTCATTCCTATTATTTGTTCGAAATTAACTGTTCTAAAATCATCGACCTTTTTCCCATAAATAAATATATCTTCACTTTCTATTAATTCTATTGTTTCTATTATTATTTCATTATTATTTTTTTCTAATATTTTTTTCTCTATCATTATTTTTTGGGAATATACTGTTATTTCTATTTTTAACATATCATTTACTTCTAAATCGTATTCTTCATCTAATATTATTTTATTTTTATTTATTAATTTGAAAGTTTTAAATATATTTGGTATATAATTTTTTGAATAATTTATTAAATTTTCATTTAATTTTTCTAAATCTTGTGCTATAAATCCTATTTTATCTTTCATTCCATAATTTAATTTATCTATATAATCAAATTCATATACATTCATTCGTTCTAATGTTAATATATCTTTCTTATTATCTCGTATTTCTTTTACATTTTTTACTCGGGCATCTGATATTGCATTAAACTCTGATCCTGCTATTCCTCCACTCGCATATATTGAATATGCTGCTGTTGTTGCACCACCCATATTTGCTCCACTTGATGTTAATTCAGCATAACTATTTGCACCAAGACTTACTGATCCATGTGTACCATTAATTTCTAATAAACCATTTGATGGAATAAAAGAACCTCCTAGACCTAAACTACCTCTATTTGTTAAAGTCATTTCTCCTGCACCATTGTCATCATACCATATATGAGCAGCACTATCGGCACCAGATATATTTTTAATTGCATATCTATCTACAAAAGTTGTTCCAGTATTATGACCTTTGAATACTAAACTAGAACGACTAGTTGATCCATCTCCAAATCTAATCTCTTCATCTTGACCACCAAGATGTAATGTTGCACCTGGACTATTAGTTCCAATACCAACATTACCGTTATTTGTTATTCTCATTCTTTCTGTCCCAGATGACACAAATGACATATAATCATTTGGATGATCATAAATAATTCTACCAATATCTGAATCTTCTGGATCACCAAAACTAATTGAACCTGCTACTGTATTTGGTGTTAAGATATTTAAAACAGCATATGTATTATTTTCTAACACAAGAACAGAATTAGTCTCTGCCGATAATGTTCCAGCAGATCCTTTATGAACATGTAAAGTTTGATCGGGATTACTTGTTCCAATACCAACATTACCATTTGATAGAATACACATTTTTTCTGAATAAGCACTACTTTCTGTTGTAAAAAAACGATGTTTACCTGTTGAACCAGAATCATTACCTGGTCCTCCATAATAATCTATACACCATCCACTACTATGATTAATTTTTGAACCAGTTGTACCACCATTAGTTAATTGAATTTTATCTACTCCATCTCCAGAATTTATCTTTATTGTACCAACTGTTCCAGTTCCATAAGAAGCAACATTACTAGATTCAGACCATACTGATCCACCACTAAATTCAGTTCCATTTTGATATAATGTACCTGTGAAATTAATATCACCAGCAACATCTAATTTATATGATGGCGTATTATCACCTATTCCAAGATTTCCCATTATAAATGAATTAGTAGTTAAAGATCCTGATAAAAAAGATCCTACATTTCCATTCGCTGTTACATACATACCCCAATTACAATCAGCAGGGATAAAAGATGCATTCTGGTGAGTAAAACCAATACCATACATACTTTCTAGAGAACTATCTGTTGGCATATAATTAGAACCAATTGTATAAATTGGATTGGTATATGCCGCTGATTGTCCCAAATTTGCTTGTCCTCCAACTAAATAACCACTACTATAAGAACTTCTTCCAATATAACTTTCGAGTTCCATTACATCTGTGAATTTTGAAGTTCCGGAAACATGAAGTTTAAAAGTTGGACTATCAGTTCCAATACCTACATTACCTGTTCCTTTAATTGTTAATAAAGCATTTGTCCAATCTTCATCATCATAAAATGTATATTTATTATTATTATTATGTAAATGAAAACCAAATTCTGCTCCTTGAATACCCATTCCTATTGAACTAGTTCCGTTATCCCATAATGCTAATTTATTATTACCTAATTCACCTCCTAAACTTAATAATGATTCTTCTCTAGGAAGAGTTGTTCCAACAGCTACATTTTTTATTACATTAATTTTATTAAAATTCATTAAATACCATGGAGTTGAATCATCTAATACAATACTAAAATGACTTATATAAAAATAATCACCTGTTCCACTTGCATCAATTCGTAATCTTACTTTATGTGTTCCACCATCAATACATAAATTAGTAATATCACAAACAACTGGGTGCCATCCCTTTTCATCCGATGCTTGAACATCATTTCCACTTTCCCAAACTGTAGTCCATGTAGTTTCATTATCATTTGTAAATTGTATTTGAACAAATTCGGAATCTGTATCTAAACTAAAAAAAGAAACCATACATTTAATTAAAATACGAGATGAATTCTGACATTCTAGATTTACATTAGAACCAGTATAGTATTTCCATAATGTTTCTAAAGTTGTTAATGTAGGCGATGTTATAGCTCCATTTGTCAACATTTGAACATAATTTTCACTATCTAAACTACTATAACCAAAACTCCAAGTAACATTATCACTTGATGTCCATGTTCCAATATCACCTACAGCAGTATTATTTGGAAAAGTTTCACGATATATTTGATAAGAACTATGATAACCTCGTTCAATATGATGAATACCATTATCAATATTTACTTTTTCAGATGGTGTACCTGTTCCCATACCAATATGACCATTGTTATTAATATGTAAACTATTTGAATTACTATCTGTTGTATAGAAGTTAAAATCACCTGTTCCTTTTTGATAAAAATTTGTACCACTAGTTCCCCAATTTTCAAAAATAGCAATACCACTAGATTGTTGTATATTTAAAACCGATGAATCATTTACAATAGAAATACCAGCTCTTGAGGAAGCAAGAGCATTTTCAATTTTTAATTGTATTGTATCACTTGAATTTTCATAAATATGAAATTTTTCACTTGGATTATTAGTACCAATACCTATATCACCATCTCCTTTTATTCGCACTAATTCAGTTCCATTTGCTTTAAAAGCAAAGAAATTACCTGATGAAGGAATACAAATATCTAATGCAGAACCTGTTTTACCTAAACCAGCATAATCATCTACACTTGCTCCATTATCCCATAAAACAACACGAGCACCAGCATCATTATTATTAAATTTAATAGCACAATTTTTAGTTGCACCACCTATTGTTGACCCTGTATTAATATCAACTTTACCTACAGGATTATTATTTCCAATACCAACATTACCAGAACTATTAAATCTAACTCTTTCTGAACCTCCTGTATAAACAGCTAATTCTCCAGCAGATTCAAGATTTAATCCTGTATCAGCATCATTTATTGCTAAATCTATTGTTGGGTTTATATTACCAATCGCAAATTTACCATCATAAGAAAATTTAAATTGACCTGAATTATTAAATATTCTTAAATATTGTTGATTTGTAGTTGTACCATATGAATCTATTACCCAAGTACTTGAACCATCACTCATTTGTAATTGAATTTCACCACCTTCTGCTGTACTATTATTTCTATTAAAATAACCAATACTATCAAATGTTGCTGCTCCTGTAGCACGGAAAGTTCCACTAACATCTAATTTATAAGTTGGCGTAGAAGTACCAATACCAACATTACCAGTAGATAAAATACGCATTCTTTCATTATTACCACCACTCCAAAAGTGAATATCACCAGAAGCGTTGTATGCTCTTATACCTAAACCTCCAGAATTACTACTTCCAGTACTTAATAAACCACTATCAGCAAGTGCAGCTCCACTTGTAGTAAATCCATCATCAAATACTTGCATCCATATAGCACCACTTGCTCCTTGGCATTTCATGACTGCAGAGGCAGTTGTACCTGTTCCCCTATTTTCACATTCAATTTGTGTAAAACTATTATGATCTTTTAGAACATGTAATGACACATCTGGACTATCAGTGCCAATACCAACATTACCATTTATTTTTAAATTATTTACTTTTAAATCAGAATATTCTTGATCACCTTCAACCATTGCTTGCCCATAAAATGATAAATAACCAATATTACATAATTCTCGTCCAACTGTCATAGGGCCATATCCACCTACTTTTTGAATTATTAAAGCAAAATATTGAAATCCTACACCAGGTGTTACTGAATAAGTTTTACTTATTGGACCAGAAGACCATGAACTTGAATCACTTAATGTTTGAGAATTTATTGTTGTCCAAGTTGAATCATCATTTGAACCAACTAATCTAAAATGTATTGGTGATCGTTTTTTATGACTACTTGAAATATTTCCAACTATATATTGTGTTATTAATACTTTTTTTGGCATTTTTATTTTAATCCATTCACCTTCATAATCACCAGTTAAATTTTCAGAACCACTATATATACCATTTGATGCTCCATATGTTGGATTAACTGAACTCCAGGCTGTATTACCACTTACTGCATCATTAAATGCTCTATAACCTTCTGCTGTTCCTTGAACAGAACTAGTAGTAACTACATATTCTCCATCTTGTTCATCAATTCCATCATTTAATGTTTCTGTATTAGCTGTCATATATTGTGGTGGCCACCAAGCATTATTTCCACTTGCTTCATCGGATCCAACAAATACTGTTGTCGGTTTTGTTGTTGTTTTAAATAATTTCCATACTCCATCTGTTGCATCTCTTGCAAAACCTTCATAATTTGTTACACTTGATATGACATATTGACCATAAATTCCAATATCAGTTGTATTTTCAGCATTATCATTATCTAATGATAAAAAGTTTTGTGAAAAATTAGGTGAACCACTACTAAATTCAACACCATTTTGATATAATGTTCCAGTTAAATTAATATCACCAGACACATCTAATTTATAAGAAGGTGAAGTATTACCTATAGCAACATTACCATCTCTTGTTAAACAAAGATTTTTATCCCATTCAAAACTAGTTCCATCTTCTGTATCTGGAGCGATTGTCATAAAATCACCATTATTACTTTCTCTTGTATGTATAACAAATTTTGTATTAGCAGTATCTCCAAATACTATATTATTAATTAATCTTACAGAACCATTGACATCTAAACGATATTCTGGAGTTTCTTTACTAATACCAACAAGACCAGAACTATCAATAACCATTTTAACACTATTATCACACCAGAATTCCATTTTATGATTATTATTTTCATATCTCAATCTTCCATTATTATTTTTATTAGCGTCTCCAAACCATATTTCACTATTACCTGTATCTGTAATTAAATCTAATACTACATCACTATTACTTTCAATTATTTGTTTAACACCATCATATAAACTTGATAAATCACATCCACTTGAACCATCTACAATATGTAATTCACATTTAGGATCATTTGTTCCAATACCAATATAACCATCATTATAATATCTAGCTGTACTATTAGATGACCATACTGGAGTTAAATCAATAATACTTCCACTCATTCTTAAATCTCCAGTAAAATTAATATCTCCTACAACATCTAATTTATAAGAAGGTGAAGTATTACCTATAGCAACATTACCATCACTTGTTATTCTCAATCTTTCACTATTTGTTGATCCATCTGAATAAGTACTAAATATCATATCTCCAATATTTGTTGCAGCATTAGTACATATTCCACTAATCATACCAAATTTATTTGTTGTTGGTGTATCTTCATCATAATTTTCTAAAACTAATTGACAACTATTATCTGTCGTAGAACCATCTCTATGACCTCTTATTGTCATTTTAGCCAAAGAACCATTGCCATCAACAGGTTCTATTAATAATTGACCATTTGTATTATCTTGATTAGTAATTGTTACAAAACCATTTATTTCTGTTTCACCAGTATTAAGTATTTTCATTCGTTCAGTTGAATTAGTTTCAAATGATAAATATCCATTTTCATGATTTGCAATTGTAAAATTAATTGCACTTGCACTTCCATCATATCCTATTACTGCTCCATCATTAAAACCAGAACCAGTTCCAGTATTTTGAAATCTCATTGTTGCATAATTTCCTGATGCTGATAATAATAATTTATCATAAAATGTTGTTGGATTACTCCCAATTCCTACTTTGGAATCACCTAAACTAAATGACATTAATGTATCACTTCCTGAAAAAATTTTCATATATGATGATGAACCACCAAAACCTTTTGTTGTACCACTAAAATATATATTACCAGTTGAATTTTGTGATCCACCACTTCCATCTAATCTAATATTTCCAGATGAACCAATTGTTAAATATTCTGTTGGATTAATATTACCTATTCCCATTCCATCTTCTGTTATTCTAACTATTCCATCATTTGCACCATTATTTGTTATATTAAATTCTATTTGTGACGCCATAATTTGCATTGTTTTTAAAGTTGACCATGATGTAGTAGCATCTCTACTTATCAAATAACCTTTATCTGTTGTTACTCCATCAAGATATGATAAAGTGACACCTTTACCACCAGTTGCCATTAATTGTGTATAATCTGTTGTACTTTTAACAAATAATGTATCATTTATAGTTAAATCATGAGATCCAACATCTGTTCCTATTCCACATTTTCCTGTTATTTTCAATGAATTTAATTGAGATTCTCCAGAAACATTTATAGTTCCATTCGCATTTAATGATCCTATTACTAAATCAGAATAACTAAATGAATTTGTTTCAGTATTTATTGTTGTTGTTGGTATTGTTTGTGTATTAAAAAGTTTGAATTTACCATCAGTTGCATCTCTTATTAGACCTGAATAATTTGCTGTTGATGATGATACATATTTACCATAAAAACCTAAATCAACAGCATCACTACCATTATTACTACCTAATTCTAATATTGGATCTTCAATTGTCATTTGTGTTGTATTTATTGTTGTTGTTGTTCCATGTACAGTTAAATTACCATCAACTTCTAAATCTCCATTAAAATCTGAATTTCCAACGACATTTAAAGTTCCTCCAACCCAAGAATTACCTGAAATATCAATATCTCCGTTAATATCCATATTACCTCCAAAAGTAGAAGTAGTTGCAACTTCTAAATCTGCATTTATAGTTACTTTTTGAGATGAATTAATACTTATTGCTTCTGAATCATTCGTTCTTAAACCCATAGTATTAGTAGAATGATTATAGTCAATACGACCGATATTATTATCATCTCCATCAGCAAATCTCATAATTGAAGATCCAGTATTTGCAGCTTGAAGTTGGAAAACTGAATTACCAGCTGCAGAAGCAAATTTAACATTTGTATTACCTGTTGCTTGATAAACATCTAAATGATTTGCAGGTACTGCAATACCCATACCAACTTTACCGGTTGAAATATCAACAACGAATTTATCAGTATCAACAACTAAATCATCTTGGAATGAACCTACACCTTGAATATTTAAAGTTCCATCAACATCAGCATTACCAGTTACATTAACTGATGCTAATTGAGAAACACCTTGTACTTCTAAAGTAGATTGTAATATAGCTTGATCTTGTAAATTTATTGAACCATTTGCATTAATATCTCCATTTACTTCTAAATCAGATTGTATTTTTACTTTATTACCAGAAGCACTTGAAAATAATCTTAAATCTTGTTGAGAGGTTGAACCACCATAACAATCTATTTTCCAAGTATTGGAAT